GTTGGAAAACGCAAGCGGGCGGCGTGCCAGCACTGCAATATCACCGCCAGCTTCGGCCCGCCGGGACAACGCCCCACGCACTGCGACACGCACAAGCTGGAGGGCATGATCAACGTATGCAGGTGCCGCTGCCAGCACCCCGATTGCAACATCACCGCCAACTTCGGCCCGCCGGGAGGACGCCGCACCCACTGCGGCGCGCACAAGCTGGAGGGCATGATCAACCCCGCGATGCGCCGCTGCCAGCACCCCGGCTGCGACACCGCCGCCAGCTGCGGCCCGCCGAAAGGACGCCCAACACACTGCGGCACGCACAAACTGGAGGGCATGGTCAACGTCGTCAATCGCCGCTGCCAGCACCCAGACTGCGGTACGACGGCCAAGTTTGGCCCTCCGGACGGGAAGCCGCGCTTCTGTGCACGCCACAAAGATCCGGGCGACGAGGACCTAGTCAGCAGGCGGTGCCCGCACTGTAACATCACCGCCAGCTTCGGCCTGCCGGGAGGACGCGCCACCCACTGCGGCACGCACAAGCTCAAGGCCATGATCAACATCGTCATCCGCCGCTGCCAGCACCCCGACTGCGACACCGCCGCCAGCTACGGCCCGCCGGGAGGCCGCCCAACACGCTGCGGCACGCATAAGCTCGAGGGCATGATCAACGTCCTCGCTCGCCACTGCCAGCACCCCGACTGTGGCACCATCGCCTGCTACGGCCCGCCGGGCGAGAAGCCGCGCTTCTGTGTGCGCCACAAGGCTCCGGGCGACGAGGACCTCGTCAGCAAGCGGTGCCAGCGCTGCGGCGCGGGGTCCAGCGGGCGGGACCTCTGCGCCAGCTGCGACGTGTCCATGAGCACCAAGCGCAACAGCCGCGTGAGGGAGACCCACGTCGCCCAGTTCCTCTGGTTCGACGCCGAGTTGCGGTGGACGACGTGGAACAAACAACTGGAAGAAACGGCCTGCGGTCGGTACCGCCCCGACTTCGTGTACGAGCTGGCGACGCACGTCGTTGTCGTGGAAGTTGACGAGGAGCAGCACCGCTCGTACGACCCGTCGTGCGAGCGGCGACGGATGCTTGATGTGTTCAATGCGTACGGTGGGATGCCCATGGTGTTCCTGCGGTACAACCCGGACGGCTTCCAGCTGGGCGGCAAGGCGGGCCGGCGCGGCAAGGAGAGGCGGCTGCGCGTGTTGGAAGCGCGTCTGCGCGCGGCGCTGGCGGGCGTGCCCTCCCGGCTGCTGAGCATCGAGCGCCTGTTTTACGACCACGGATCGCTGGAAGTCGCCCGCAGCTGGGTGCGCCCCGACGATCCCCTGTTCACGGAAATCCCCTTGTAGTGTACAGCTTGTCCGCATCACGGCCAAGTTGCGAAATGTAGAGAGCCAAGGCTTCTGCCTTCTAGCCGCTTAAAACGGCGCGCGCCCCGGGGGGGCATGACGTCTCGCGCGACCCTGCACCCCGCAATCCTCGAGCTGCTGGACGAGTACTACTTCCCCGCGACGGGCCAGCCGCGCCGCCCGCCGCTCGAGGTCACGCTGGAGGCGTACAGGGCCGCGGGGTGGCCCGAAGCCCGGCTCGCGGCGTGCGTGCGGCGGTACGAGGCGCGGCACGCGCTGCCCGACCCGAACCTGGAGGAGATCTGCGCGCGGCTCTCGGGGCGCAGCCGCACCGCGAAACGGTAACAGGTCGCCGTCCAGCGCCTTACATATAGAACCATCAATCGGTGCAGGTCAGGAAATACACGCGGTCAAAGGGGCCCTCGAAGCCCCCGTGGCTCTCGGCGGCAGGAGTCGCGCGATCCACGATGGCGGCGATCGCGTCCCAGTCGCACTCGAACGGGCTGGCCCCCAGCACATCCATGTCGGCCCTGGTCAGCTCCACCGCCCACACGCCGCTCCTTGGGCGCCGGTTTAGGGTGCGAGCGAAGGGCCGGAAGGTGATGACCAGGGACAGCATGGTCGAGTCGTGAGAGTCGTGAGAACGAATTGCGTTCAGGCCCTGCTGATATTGTACCACCGGCAGCGCATGGATCGCGTGAACTCCATTGCGCGCGAGGTCGACCTTTCTGGGGTGCGCCACGAATCCCTCGAGGCGGCAAGGGCGGCTCTGGAGTTCCCGTTCGGCAAAGGAACCAAGGAGTGCAGGGGGTCGCCGTGGTACGCGCTGTGGTCGCGGCCCCTGGACAAGACCGACTGCCTCAACCCGGGGTTCACCGAGACCCTGCTCCTCGGGTTCCTGGCCGATGCGCCGTGCAAGGTGGGCCTCGTCGTCCAGGGCCTGAAGCTGCCGGCGCATGACGTCCTGCCCGGCGAGCTGACCTGGGCGGCGGGCGGCACGCACCCCATCCCGACCGCGTGGATCCAGTACAACAACCTGGACGTCGAGTGGCACGGCCCAGACGATGCCAACGTGCGCGCGCTGTACGTCGTGCTGGACGACAAGGCACTGCGCGATCTGGACCACAAGCCCGACGGGCTGGCGTGGCAGGCCGTGCACCCTCCCCCGCACACGCCCGGCCCGCCTGTGTACCTGACGATCAAGAGCGCCATGGTCGGCCTGCAGACCACGAGGCCCGAGGTCAGCTGGCAGATGGGCGCTGTGTAGAATGTAAACCGGCGCGTGTAAACCGGCGCGTGTAGCCCAACAGACGTTCCGGGTAGCGCCTTTTTTGCCCACGGGGGCCGTAGCGACCCCATGCAGCTCCCGAGGCACGCGCTGAGCAAAAACCCCGTGCAAACAGACACCCTCGACGTGGTGCGTTTCCTGTACAAGGCCGGGTTCGACGCCCGCGCCGAGTGCGTGTTCGAGCGGGCGCACCCGAGCTGGGCCGTCGCGCTCCCCGCCATCAAGGACCTGACGACCGGGCGGGTCTACCAGGGGTTCTCGGGCTGCCTGCAGTTTTACGAAGAAGCGACGGGCATCGCGAACCTGGACACGCGCGCACGAGCTTTCAAGGACGAAGCGCCGCTTTACGCCATCTCGGACACTGACCGGGCCATGGCCTTTTCGTGAATTGTTGTAAATTTACAAGCCATGGGGTTCAACCTGTTGGAATACATTGCCTCCAGGCTACGTGGTGGGGTGCGATGCGCGGCTCCAGCTCGCGCATGGCCGTTTTGCAGGCCCAGAGCTCCTCGGGGTGCAAACGGGCCATGGCGGCCTCGCGGGTGACAGAGAGGGCGTCGTTGGTGTGGTGGTAATGTGATGGTAAGGTCCGGTCGCAGAGGACAACGTCCACCCGCTCGCGCAGGCTGCGGCCCAGCGGCCGCCAGAATTGAAGGCGCACCTCGCGGTCGGGGAGCATGCGCAGGTGCACCACCACGCGCAGGTGGTGGAGGGTGTAGGGGGGCCACTGGGAGGTGTCCAGGCACACGCTCAGCGCGACATGGGGGACGCGGGTGGCGAAGGCGACGACGTAGCTGGAGTCTTGCTCCCCCCAGGCGCGCCCCTCGGTCCAGCGCAACGTGCGGGCCTGCGGGGCGGGGGCGGCGTCCGCGGTCACACGTTCCCGTCGCTCAAACCGCGAGGTGCGCCTCCGCATTTCCCAACCACCCACCAGCTCGCGGGCGGCGGCGAGGGTCGGCAGTGGCCACTGGCGGCGGTAGTTCAGCTCCAGGCGGCGCAGCTTCTTGATCACCACCAGGTGCACATCCCGCAGGGTCGAGGCCACCCCCTGCTGCACCTCCCGGGTGTGCGCCGAGAGCCACAGCCTCACGATTCGCCGCTGGAGCTCGACCGGCAGTTGCTTCACAAGGTCCACCGGGTCGGGAGCAAACACCCGACCCCGAGTCGGCTGCCGCATGGTGATATCATTCTTTGTGGCCCGCCCCGACAGTGGATGACCAGACGCGGGTGCGTCGGTTGCGTCGGTCAAACAAGAAAGACTCCCGGCTTATCTCGAATCTGTTTTATACTCCCATGGACTGGCTCGAGCTGATCCTGCGCGGGGTGTGCGACCCCTCCCCGCTCCTCGACCCACCCGACCTGGCCAGCCTGCGCTGCTCCTGCAGCCGGCTGCGCGGGCTGCAGGAGCAGCGCATGCAGGAGGCCAAGTGGGCAGCAGATGGGGCTCGAGATGTGGAAGCGATAGACAGCATCGAGGCCATGTACGAGCTCAGTCAGACATGGCCGGAAACCTCGCTCGACCCAGAGCTGGTGGAGCTCATGCGGGCGGAGGTGGGTTGGTGGTGTCAACAAGTGTCAAAAGGGCTTCCGCTTCACCCGCTTCACCCGCTTCACCCGCTTCACCCGCTTCACCCGCTTCACCGCAGGCGCCCTCGCTGGGCCTGGCCGTGGAGTCGACCGCTCCAGCGGTCGCCATCACCTTCACGACCCAGTCCCCGCGCATCGCCTTCACAATGCGGGACGACCCAGACGTTGGTGAGCCCGCAGCGGTGCTGCACCTGCGGTCGGCGAGCCGGCCAGGCGAGGAGCTGCGCCTGACCCACGGTGGTCCTGAGATCGGCACCATCCTCCGCTGCGCCCGCGGCGAGCCGCACTCGCCCGAGGACCGACAGCGGGGCCAGTTGACTGAGGTGGAGCCACCTCCCCTCCAAGACGGCTGGTGGGCGGCCCCAGAACCCCCCCCCCACCCCCCCCCCCAACCCCCAGCCCGGCATTCGCCGCCCTGCTGGCCGAGTTCTTCGAAAACGAAAGCGAAAGAGACCGCATGGCGCGGGCTGCCTTTGTGTGGATCCACCGAACTACAGGTACAGGTAGAGGGTGGGATGATTTGGCCATTTTGTAAGTTGTAAATTACATGACCATCGAAGGGCGGCGAGAACTGCAAGACATGCAAGACATGCAAGACATGCAAGACATGCAAGACATGCAAGACATGCAAGACATGCAAGACATGCAAGACATGCAAGACAGCCTGCCTTTTTTAAAAAGTCGCATGCACCGCCGCGCGACGCCGCGCGCGGGGACTGGTCCGCGCTTTTGTTTACTAATTTAGGGCAAGACTCCGCGCGCGGCCTCGCTATGGACAAGATCCACCACATCGCCAAGCATGTCTGCGCGTGCGGGTACTTCACGTTCGACGCACGCAACGCCTCGAGGTGCGCCAAGTGTTACAAATGTAATTCACAAGAAGTGCAGGCACAAAACCGCCGTGTGCGGGACGCCGCAGGAGGGGCAGGCTTCCGAGCGCCGGAGGGCCGCGGAGAGGCACGGCTCGCAGAACACGTGCCCGCAAGACAGGGCCCGCACGTGCTGCGCGGCGCCCAGCCACAGCCGGCACACGGGGCAGCTGGGCCGCCGGGAAGTGACGCCGACCAGCTCGTGCACGCGCGCCGAGAGCCGCTCCAGAGCGTCGGCCTGTCGGACGAGCTGCCGCCGCACCTCGCGCATTTCGTCGTGCAAGGGGGAGCGGGGGGTCAGCAGCTGCGCATACGGAGACACAATTTGCGAACTTGGCCGCGAATTTGGCCGCGAATTTGGCTGCGAAGCGGCGGTGTCTTCCATCGCAAAACTGGCAACAAAGAAGAAAGGAGAATGTCCCCAGAGCTGGTTAACTACCCCGACGCAACCGACGCAGCCTGGCTGCTTTTTATTTAAACATGTGTGGCCCTCCCGGTGTGTGCGAAATCAAGGAAAAACATGGCTCCATCCTACGTCGCGCTCATCTGGGCGCACTTTGACACCCACATCTGCGCGCTGGTGCCGGCCGGTGCGCTCACCGACGAGGACCACGAGCTGCTCGAACAGCACTTCGGCGATGACCACACCGAAGGGAAGGTTGCGGGCCGCATCTTGGAACTGACGGAGCACCCCGACGCTATCCGCGTTGCAGGCTGGTCGTTGCAACTGCCGGATGTGCCCGTGGCCCGAATGTACTTTTGCCATGTACGGAACGTGTAACGAACCGCACTAGTCGCACGCTGAAAGCACCCGGCTGCCCCGGTGTGTCGGGTCTGAACTCACACCTAGCGGCAGCTCATACACCTACATCGTAGCATTAGCGGCAGCTCACACACCTACATCGTAGCATAGCGGCAGCTCACACGCTACATCGTAGGCCCAAAAAGTTTTCTATTTTTTTTTTTATTTTTGTAAACCTGCATCGCCACCCGGCGTCGAGCACCCCGCCGTGACCGGTTTAAACGGCGCTGTAAAAAACCATCGGTGTCGGCATGGCCAAGGTTCACCAGATCCCCAAGCACGTCTGCACCTGCGGGTACTTCACGTTCGACGCCCGCAATGCCGGCAAGCATGCCAAGGCGAAATGCGGCGGGACCCTGGCCACCACCCGGGTCGCGATGATGGAGGTGGCCGACATCGAGGCCGCCAAGATCAACAACACCACGGTGGACGGCGACAACAACAACATCCAGGCCGGGGACCACAACACCATCAACCAGATCACCATCAACCTGCTGGTGCCTCCCGGCGAGATGCGGGACGACATGCTGCGCGCGCTGCGCCACCCGGAGGTGCTGCAGCGCCTGCCGCACACGCCGCCGGAGGAGATCACGGCGTTGCTGTTCCAATACGCCCGCGGCGCGGATGCCCCGGCAAGTATTTTGTCAAGGGTGGGCACCGAAATTCACCCAGGAACTAGTTAAAAAAAAAAAGGAAAAAAAATTGCCCGGCACGTGCCGGTATGAGCCGGCACCACCCGGCACGTGCCGGTATGAGCTGACCCCACCCGGCACGTGCCGGGCAAAAACGCGATGCGGCAACACGTTTGTTCATTTAAGATTTCATTCAACCACGCGACGCCATGGTGGCGGACAACAAAGTGCACATCATTCCACTACATGTGTGTACACACTGTGGCTACGAAACGATCAACCCTGGGTCTGCGTCCAAACACGGCAATCGGTGCGCCGGGGGCAAGATGGAACTCCGCCGCGTGAAAATGACACGAGTAACCGATGGCCAGGAGACGCGGGGGGAGGTGCATGTGAGCGGAACCAACAACAACACGGCGTACGGCGATAACGCCACCATCAACCAGATCACCATCAACCTGGTGGTGCCCCCCGGCGAGATGCGGGACGACATGCTGCGCGCGCTGCGCCACCCCGAGGTGCTGCAGCGCCTGCCGCACACGCCGCCGGAGGAGATTACGGCGCTGCTGTTCCAGTACGCCCGCGGCGCGGAGGCCCCGGGCAAGTACGTGAGCGTGGAGGGCAACAACGTGCTGGAAAAACGCCCCAACGGCGACGTGAAGAAGCAGTCTATTTCCAAGTACGTCAAGGAGACCATCGGGACGGCCATGGACGTGTGCGTGACCGACGCCCGGTGCCTGGACGAGCCGGAGATCGCGGAGGCGCGGCAGGAGCTGGAGACCAAGGACCTGCCCGGCCCGCGCAAGCGGGGCCCGGCGGTGAGCCGCTACGAGGTGGCCAAGATGTACGCGCTGGGCGACCAGGGGTACTACAAGGTGCCGGTGGAGGGCAGGCAGTTCATCAGCAAGACCGTGCGGGCGCTGGACCGCGAGCTGGACCTGGTGATCGAAAAGCCCGCAGATGTCCGCCAGGCGCCCCGCAATGACCAGGCCGCTGACCCTAAACGCTAACCAGCTCCGGCCTGATGTGTTTCCCAACTTCTTTACATTTCCGTGAACAGGGGGTCTGCGTTTTCTGCTTCACAAACTCACACCGGCTCGCAGCGCGCGGCAGCACGCCTTGTGACGCGGCCAGTCGGCCTGCTGGCACTCCGTGCCGCAATACGTGGTCACCAGGCACCCGCCGCACGACCGCGCCCGCCGCGAACGGGGGCACACCAGGTCCATGACGAACCCGCGGCTCGCGCACGACACGTTCGCGCAGCTGCGCAGCGCGCACGACCAGGCCAGCACGGGTACGGAAGACGCCGAACACGAAAGCCAGGCAGGAATGTCAGGGACGTCGCACAAGTACGCCAGAATCGTGGCCCGGGCGCACTCGAACTCCTCCGGGAACGGCTCCCTGCAGTGCGAAAACGGCAGTGCGAAGACGGGCGGTCGGGATCGTGGAGCCAGAACCAGGAGCCAGCCCATCAACGACCCAGCCCCGCGCAAACGCGCAAACCCACCTCAGGCGCGGGACGACCAGCAGAAAGGTGCTGCTCAGGAACGTGACCATGGGGATGCCCTCATCCGACTCCAGCTCCAGGTCCCCGCAGTGCCCCAGCCTGCACGTCTGCTCGACCAGCGCCAGCAGGCGGCTCCGCACGATCCAGGGGGTGTCGGGGCCCCACTCGGTCGCCCGCAGCGCCAGCGCCAGCCCGGCGACGAACGCGAAGACCACCTTGCGCACGGGGCCCTCGATGTAGCGCTTCATGGCGGGGTACAGGGCCAGGAGGGCGGCGAAGACGTCCATGCACAGGACCAGGGGCTCCGTGCCCATCCCGGGGGCGCGCGCTGCGGGGACAATTTCAGATGTTGGGTCGTTGTCAGTTTCCCGGCCCGGCCCCGGCCCGGCCCCGACACGCCCGGCCCGGCCCCGACTCACCGAGCGGCTCCAGCAGCAGCAGCGCCGTCTGGTCGATGCAGATCGCGTCCTCGTCGTCGGGCCTCCCCTGGGCGTACCGCGCCAACAGCGTGAAGAGCGTCCGCACGGCGCGCAGGCCCGCCAGCTGGCGCGCGCGAGGGACTTCCCGGCCCTGCGGCCGGGCCAGCATGGCCACCAGCTGCGAGCCCAGCACGGTGAGGGTGCGGCGGGCCAGCCCGCGGTTGAGGCGCCTGCGCCACACGAGCCCCTCGGCCAGCTCCGCCGCGGGCGCGTGCATGCTCGCCAGCCGGCTCCCGGCCAGCGGCCAGGCCCGGACCGCCGCGACGCTGGCCATCGCCAGCAGGCGGCGCAGCACCCAGGTCTCCGGCTCCAGGGCCTTCAGGGCGGCGACGATGTCGCCGTCGTCCCCGGCCCGCCGGGCGGCGTCCAGCTCGGCGGTGCGCACCGCGGCGCGTCGGGCGGTCACGTCGCACAGCAGCCGCAGCACCTCGGCTTCGTGGGCGCCCCCGGTCGTCCCCCCGGGGGGCAGGAGCATCACGACGTCGATCAGGGCGGTCGAGGCCTCGACGTAGGCAGGCGAGACCGTCAGGTCCAGGACTTCCAGGGCCGCGGCCCAGGCGTCCAGGTGCAGGAGGTGCGGCGGGTCGATGGGCGCCTCGAGAGCGGTGGCCAGGGCGTCGGGGTCGCCGCCGATGCGCACCCCGGCGGCGGCCAGCATGCGCACGCAGCCCAGCGCCACGACCGCGTCCGCCAGGGTAGCGGGCGTCCCGGGGGCCCGGCGGCGCAGCACGACTGTCGCCGTCGCGGCCAGGCGGCACACCAGCAGGCCCATCTTGGTGCGCGTGTCGCGGTGCAGGTCCCCGGCGTGGGGGCCGACGAAGTCCAGGGCCTGGGTGGTCACGTCGATGATGTCGCCGAGGTCCTTCGCCGCGCTGGCGTCCAGGGTCTGGATCAGAGCCGCCCTGGCGTGCTCCGCCAGGACGACGAACGATCTGCGGGGGTCGATTCGGCAACCGTTTGTTCGCTGGCTTTTCGCTGGCTTTTCGCTGGCTCGGCAATGCGATGAACTCACCCCGCCATCCCCGCCGCGAGGATGCCATGGGGCCTGCGGGACAGCATCGTCTCGGCCATCATTGTCCTGAGCATCGCCACCCGCTCGGCCAGGGTCATCCTGTTCATGGCGCCGAGCGGCGGCTGTTGTGTACTTCGACTTTGGGCTGATATCCACCGCGCGTCGGACCCTGGGCTTCGCTGAATTAGTGATTCCCGGATCGTGGGCACCTCGGGCGGGGTCGGTAGAAAGAAGGACAACCGACGCAGCCGACGCAACACTTTTGGGCGCGAGAACTGCCATCCCGTTGTTTAGGCATCATGGGCAAAAAGAACAAGCACCGCCACCAGGCCGATGCTCAGCTCAGGCCGCACGGGCTCAAGCCCCTGCCCCCGCCGCCCGGGGGCAGCCACAAGCGCCCTATTCCCCAGCGCCACCCGGCCTCTCAGGGCCCCGCCTCTCAGGGCCCCGCCGGCCCCGCCTCCGTTCCCCGCGCTACCAGCGGGCTGGATCCACCCGAGACCCGGACGGCGCTGTCCGACGGCGCCGCCCGGCTTCGCGAGGCCCTGGGCGACAGTGACAGCCTGGACTCCAGCGACCGGCCCGGCGACCCCGCCGAGGGGGGTGCAGCGCCGATCGACGGCGGCGGCTCGGGTCACAGACGGGTCCTGTGCAAGGGCGACGGCCCGAACGGCGAGGACATCCTGTTCAAGGGCTTCGGCGCAGCGGCCGCCCACGTCGGCATCGTCGGCGACCTCGCCGTGAAGAACTTCACCCAGGCCTTCTACGATGCCGAGAAGGCCGGCCAGTGGCCCGCCACCATCGCCGGCAAGGAGTGGGCCTTTGGGGACGGCGGGACCAGGCGCAAGAACCGCGACACGCCCGCCCGCGCGCCCGCCCGCGAGCGCAAGCGGGCCAGGGTCCCCACGGCGGCGACGTCCAGGCGCGCCGCACCCCCCGTCGACGCCCCGGACGCCCCGGACGCGCCCGGCGACCGGCGCTCGGTGGCGCTGCGGCTCCTCAACATCCTGGAGGGCATCGCGGAGCATGCGTTGTAGCCCTGCCGTTTGACTTCTCGAGTTTGTTAATGTAAAACAGTCACGCGCCGCTTCAGGGCGTCCAGGCAAACGGTCGGTAAACGCGCAAATTGGCAAATTCCCCGATCCCGGCGGGCTCAGCCCCGGCGGCGCCTGCCGCGGTGGCGGCCGTGCTGGCGGTGCTCGGTTTCCTGCGGCGGCGCCCGGGGCGGCTCCTCGGCCCCGCCCGGGTCGGCGCCGGGCCCCCGGTCGGCGCCGGGGTCCAGGTCGGCGTCCCCGGGCGATATTTCCACGCGGATGACGTCCCGACCGTCCTGCGGCACCCAGCCCGCCCACCACAGCTTGATGCCCGGGCCGGGGCCCAGGCGCTCGCGGGCCCGGCGGATGGCGACTTCCCGCGCGCCGGCCACGTTGCACGACTGCCCGAGCAGGAGCGGGTGAAAGTCCATCAGCACGTTGACTGCCCCGGCGAGTCGGTCTTCACCGCGGCTGTCCGGGCACGCGCCGGGGCCGGGCCATTTCTGGGACGAGCGCGGCGGCATCTGGGCCCCGCACGCCGGGCACTTGTAGCCCTCCTGCGGGAAGCCGCCGGTCGTGGAGTTCCTTTTGCCACCGGCGGGCTCCCATGCCCACGGCCACGGGTTGAGGTGGCTGCACGCCGCGGGACCGAGTACGGCCGCGGGTACGGCCGTCGCGGGTACGGTCGCGGCCTGGATGCTGCACATGTCGATGCGCCCGAGATCCGGCCGCGGCGGCACTTAAGTCCACCGGGCGGCCCGGGCATGTCGCCCGCCGTCATGTCGCCCGCCGGCCCGCTGGACTGCGTGTTCTCGGACATCGCCGCCAAGTTCGGCGACCCCGCGGACGTGTTCAAGCACGCCAAGCCGTGGGACCCCGACCTGATGCTGCTGGACCCCAAGACCAACTGCCGCGCGTCCATCCGGTGGGTGGACATGCCGGCGGCGTCTTCGGACGGCGAGGTCACGTACTGGGTCCAGAAGCAGCCCGCCGGCGAGGTCACCCGGCAGGGAGACGTGCTCGTCGGCTTCTTCGCGACCGCACCCGGGCGCCTGCGCGTGCGCGTGCGCGCCTTGTACACGCACGTGGACGAGTCGACCATGGACGCCGGCGACCACGTCATGAAGGCCGGTGGATTCGTGTACGCGATCGATGACATGTACGCGGCGCCGCACCTGGGCACCGGCGGCGGGCTGTCCGTCGAGTGGACGCCCGACCCGTGCCCCGACATCCCGCTGGGCGGGGGTGCGGCGGCGGCCGGGTACCACGTCGACCACGTGTGGGCCGTGTACGCCGTGCTGCCGCGGTCGCTGAGGAACCAGGGGTGGGCGTACGAGCTCCGTGACGACCTGGCGTACTCGTGCGGCCAGGCGGTGTCGCCCGCGCCCGCCGGCTCGGTGCGGGCGCCGCGCCTGCGGGGCTGAACGCGGCAGGCGGCGCAGGGTTTCCGGCTTTGCCCCAGCTTTACCCCGGGCTTAAGGCGGGCCGGCGGGCCGGCGCGCCCATGTCCAGCTACAAGCTGCACGCGTACGCCGGCCTGGCCGCCAACAAGAAGGTCCTGAACGCCGCGTTCGACTCCGCCGGCACTCCCGCGCCGCTGAGGACGCTGTTCCTGGCCATGGCCATGCTGGAAACCACGACGCTGTCGTCCGCGCAGCGCGACGACAGCAAGGACTCGCAGGGCGTGTGCGCCAACGTGAGCCTGTTCAACCTGTCGATCGACCTGGTCCGGTACCTGGGCTACCGGGGCGACCCGTGGGGCCTGAACGCCGCGTCCGCGCTGCCGGAAGTGGTCAGGCTGCTGCGGGCGGGCGTGGACAAGTACGGGCGGGACCGGCTGCTCAACTTCGTGCGGGGCGGCAGGACGGCGTTCAACGACGGCCACAGCTACGGGGCCGCGGAGTACCGGCGGACCATCGCGACGATCGAGGGCGTACTGGCGCGCGACCCGTCGCTGGCCTGGGACGACCGGCGCGTCGAGGTGTACCTGTGCCACGTGTAACCGCGCGGCCTGCTCAGTACACCCGCGCATGGTCCCAAGCGGCCTTGGCGTTGTCGAGCAGGTACGGGTCGGCGGCCGGCAGCACGGCGCGGTGCAGCGCGTCCGCGGCCCGCTGCGCCGCGAACTCCGCGGCGGCGGGGCCGTACGCGCGCGCGTACCGGCGCGTGGCGCTGGCCAGGCGGCGCAGCGCGGGCCGGGGGGCGGGGACCCACACGTACTGGCCGGCGTCGTTTATCGTGGACACGTACCAGCGGCCGTCCAGGCCCTGGCGGCGCTGGCCCGCGCAGGTCTCGGCCACGAACGGCGGCCGCGGGCCGCGGGCGCGCTTGCTCTGCTTGCACATGACCCCCGGCGCGAAAATATATTACAATTCGCAGTTTGTAAGTCGCGAATTTGCACACACAAGTACAAGAGAGTCACAAGCGCAGCTGCACCCCCACGGGCATCACCGACACGTCTATCTCGCCGTCGACCACCAGCCCCGGGTTGTCCTCCAGGTTCAGGTAGGAGAGGCGCGTCAAGGCTGCGAACGCATCTGACACTCCCGTCAGCGCGCACGACGACAGGCTCAGCTCGCGCAGCCACGTCAGGGCCGCCAGCCCCGCCAGCGCGTCGGGCGCGGCCAGGCCCGTGTTGCAGTCCAGGTCCAGACGGGTCAGCGCCGTCAGGGCCGAGAGCGCGGGCGGCACCCGGCGCAGGTTCACGCTGCACAGCCCCAGGTCGCTCAGCTCGCGCAGCGGCGTCAGGGCCGTCAGCCCCTCGTCGGGCGCGCCCAGGCCCGGGTTATGGTCCAGGCGCAGACGGATCAGCGCCGTCAGGGCCGAGAGCGCGGGCGGCACCCAGGGCAGGTTCAGACGGCATAGCCCTAGGTCGGTCAGCGCCGTCAGCGACGCCAGTGTGGGGAAGTCGGCCGCGCCGAGCATGGGGCTGTCGATCACGCGCAGGCGCCGCAGCCACCCCAGCGCGCCCAGGCCCTCGGGGAGCGCGGACAGCTGGCACTGACAGAGGGTCAGGGCAGTGAGGGCCGTCAGGGCCGTCAGCGCCGTCAGGCTCGTGACGGGGTGTCCGGTGATCTTCAAGGTCTTCATGCCCAGGGCGCTCTGCCAGGTGGCCGGCGCCGCCGACACAGCCTGTTGGACCGGGCCCACGGCGCGGCCCACCGTCACCTCCAGGCGCGTCAGGCCGGCCGGCAGGTGCAGCGGCACGCCGGGCACCTCCAGGTCCCGCAGCGCGGTCCAGGAGCGGCAGTCGTCAGCCCGGCCGGGGAGGCACAGCCGCGCCAGCCGGTGGGGATGGAGTCTTAGGAGGCCGCGGCGGCTGCCGGCGCCGCTGCGGCCCCGGAACAGCGCGCAGGTCAGGTGCGACGCAACGACCGTCCGGCCCTCGGGAAAGTCCAGGCGGCTGTCGTTGAGCGACAGCCGGTGCAGGCGGGCCACTGCAGGCGTCGTCAGGGGCGGGGGGCGGATTTAAGAACATATGTGCGCAGACCAAGGCGCAGTTTAATCAGGATTTTTGTGTTTCCACCCGGCTCACCCGTGCGGATGGCGGCCTCGCGCATCTTGACCTCCAACCGGACCAGGTACAGCCTCCGCAGCGCCGCCAGGTCGGGCAGCTCCGACTGTAGCATGTCGAAAGTCGGCGACCTGTTCACGCACGACAGCGCCGTCAGCGCCGTCAGGGCCTCGAGGCGGTCCATGTTGGTCCAGACGTGGTCGGTGCACTCCAGGCGCAGCGACCGCAGCCCGGGCATCAGCGTCGGCAGCCAGTCCGGGACGTCCTCGCGAAAGCCTTCCCATGACAGTGTCGCGTCGGGCTCGGGCTCGATGCGGTCGTCGTGGTACTCGGGGTCCCGGCCCAGCGCCAGCTGCGCGGCTTTGAACGCCGCCGCCGCGGGGTGATCCTGGTGCGTCTCGTCCCCGTTGTGCAGCCGGCGGCCGCGGGCCCAGGCCCGCAGGCTGGTCGCGCGCTGCTCGTTGATGATCAGCCGCCAGTTGTGGCCCGCGAAGAGGTCTCGCGCATGGCGCCTGCATAAGGCCCGCAGGCGCCTGTTCGCGCCGCCCAGGCGCACCTTATAGTTGCCCCAGTAGCACTCCGCCAAGATCTTGAGAATGAGCTCGTCGGGCAGGTCCAACAGCGGGAACGGATCCGGGGCTTCTTCTTCCATGTTGCCAAAAAGGGTTGAAGACTGACCCCGCCACCGGACGCATGCCAGCCTGTCCGGGGCTTCTTCTTCCATGTTGCCCAAAAAGGGTTGAAGACCCAGAAAACACCCTCATAACCCCGCCGCCGGACGCATGCCACCCTGGCCCAGCCTGGCCCACCCTGGCACTGATGCGCGGCGGCTTCCGTTTTACAAGTCGAGTTACAGTCGCGGGGCATTGGGCCCGAACAGCTGTTGTAACTCAGCTTGGTCGCCATCGCACGCCAGCTGTTCGGAAATAGAGCAACCTGAGCTGCCGCACCATTTGAGCTGCCGCACCATTCGTGTTATCCGATAACACCTGGCCGTGGTTTGGTTATGGAGATCGAGGAGGTATGGCGCCCCATCCCAGGCTTCAGCCGTTACCATGCGTCCACGGGCGGGCGCATAAAGAACATTCAGACGGGCAACATCAAGAGCCCCCGCGGCAAGCGCGCACGCCTGCGGCACGACGACGGCAGTGTGCGCATCGTGAAGATCCACCGGGTGGTAGCAGCGGCGCACATCCCCGGGTGTGACGCCACCGACTGCCGCTGGATCGTGCAGCACGTAGACCCGGAACGGCGTGGACCCGACAGGCACGCCGTGCCCAACCTGCGGGTGTGGTGGCAAGCCGCCGGCAGTCACGAAGAGCCCGGGAGCGACGAAGACGTTGTGCCTGCGACTGGCGATTGGGATCACGTACTGCCTGACAGTTTGTAAATACATCATACATCGGGTCTTGCCTCACGCCTCGATTGCAAACACGCTCTTCACGATAGGGGGCACATGCCGAAACAGGCCAGTGGCAGGGAACGGAGGTTCGCGCCCGAGGATGGGGAATCGATGGTCGGGGGCGAGGCCCAGCAGGCGCAGGAGGTACCCGCGCGCCCACTCCAAGCGTGTCTGGACCGGCTTTGGGTCAAAGTCCGTCACGTTCCACGTCCCATCACACGGCCCATTCAGCTCGGCCAGCACTTCATTGTCCTCGTACACGCCGACGTTGACGTTGCTGTCGCTGTAGAACTTCGTGAAGAAGTGCACGTCGACCGACGGCTCGACGGTGATCCATGCGCGGAAGCGGCCCTCGGCGGACGTGTACACCTGCACGCCCAGGTCGGGGCGCTCGGCCCACTTGCGGCAGCGCGCAAGACGCTCCTCTTTCGTCAGCCCCGGGGCCGTGACGTCGCGCACAAGATCCTTGAACATATCGCACGCGCGCTCGTCGCTGATAGAAGTCATCTTTTGCTTCTTTAAGGTTTGGTTCCCCTAAGTTCGTTGGTCGGGTTACAACTTACAACTGGTCACAACTGGTCGGGTTACAACTGGTCGAGCAGGTACTTGTGCGCGGCCGTCGGGTCGCCGCGGTGCGTGAGGTAGCTAGAGGTCACGGCCGCGGGCGAGAACACGCCGGCGGGCAGCGGGCGGGGGCGGGGGGCGTCCAGGTCGCCGTAGAACAGGCCGTACAGCTCGGTCAGCATGGCGCGGTCGGCGAGGCCCAGGTAGCACTTCAGGTCCACGCGGCCGGGGCGCACGAGCGCGGCGTCCAGGACCTCGGGGTGGTTGCTGGTCATGACGGTGATGCGGCCGTGCACGCCGCCGACGCCGTCGAGCAGGTTGAGCAGGGCGCTGAGCGTCGGGCCGGGCCGGGCCTCCTCGGCGTCGTCCGTCCCGGCCCGGCGCCGGCTGGTGGTGGCGGTGACGCCGGAGAAGCTGCCGGTGCTGGACGCGCTGGAGCCGCAGGCGCTGGCCTCCGAGCCGGCGGAGCTGCCGGTGCGGGACTTGACCACGTCGCTCATGCCGTCCACGTCCTCCATGACCAGGATGCACCGGGCCGGCAGGTCCTCGAAGGCCTCGCGCAGCTCGGCGTCGTTCCAGATCTCGGCGAGGTTGAGCGAGTACACGTGGGTCTGGGCCATCGTCGACATCGCCCGGATGACGGAGGTCTTGCCGGTGCCGGGCGGGCCGTGCAGCAGGTAGCCGCGGCGCCAGTCCAGGCCCAGGTCCGCGTACCACCCCCGGCTGTCCAGGAAGCAGCGCAGGTCGGTCTGCAGGGCCTCCTTGACTTCGCGCGCCAGCACGACGGTGTCGAACGTGCGCTTGGCGTGCACGGTGGTGCCCTCCCACGACTTGCCGTCCTTGTTGCCCCTCCACGTGTACGAGCGCGGCGCCCAGACCTCCTGGGCTATGGCGGCCCGGTACTCGGCGGCGGCCTCGGTGATGAACCGCATCAGCGCGGGCCCGTCGGCGCAGCGCAGCCGCAGGTGCTCGTCGCCCCGCCCGACCCTCTTGCCCTCGGCGGTGACATCGCGGTAGCCGTGGGTCCACTCGATGCGGACGCCCTCGTGGTCGTGCGGCGCGAACACGTCCTTGGCCGGCATCCACCGCTCCTCGCCGCCGAGCGCCTCGACCAGCTGCACCTCGCCCCGCGCCTCCCGCCGCACCGAGGGCGACAGCTTGTGCTGGAGCGCGCGGTACACTGTGGCGTGCACGTGCGTGCCGTCGATCTCCTTGAACACGGTCACCTCCGTGCCCGCCGCCCGTCGCCCCGCCCACCACCGCTCGACCCGCTCGCGGATCGCCGGCATGTGCGCCGCCAGCCAAAACAGCAGCATGGCGAGCAGGCTGTCCACCAGGGTGTTGCCCGTGCGCAGCTGCGCGGCCAGCATGCCCATCACCGCGGCCATCGGAAAAGTTGAAACTCGGAACAGCCGGTGAGCCGGGAGCCCGGCCAGGTACCCGGGCGCCCGGGATCGGGGACCGGCGTCGCCCGGGGTCCTGGGTCCTCGATCCCGGCGGGTGTAAGGCGCGCGGTGTGTCACGGCAGCTGCGCCGAGAAGGCGGGGGCCCACAGCCTTTCAAAGGTCCAAGGGAACTCGGGGTCGGCGGCCGCGGCGCGGTAGGCGCGCTCCCAGAAGGCCAGCGGGCGGGCGGCGACGCGGTCCCAGGCCACGACGTGCTGCGCCCCCGGCACGAACGCGAACCGGTCCGGCACCGGCTCGCCCGGGAACAACAGCTCGAACGTGCGCGCCACGGGCAGGTGGTGGTGCGGCATGCCGTGGCCGTCGGCCACCAGCACCGGCGGCGACCCGAAGCCGCGCAGCCCGCCGGGCGGCGGCGGGCCCGGGTCGCGCAGGTCCGCGTGCGCCACGCCGTGCGGGAAGGGGTCGCCCTGCAGCAGCACCAGCGCCGCCGGCGGGTCGGGGTCGCGGTACCGCGCGGCGATGTGGAACAGGAACGTGTGGGCCTCGCGACCGACGTTCGGCAACCGGACCACCTCGGCGCCGGCCGGCGGGTCCAAGTCGCCGCCCTTGTTGTACACGACCACGCGGCGCACGTCGGCAGCCGACGCCAGGCCGGCCGCCCAGGCCAGGTCCTCGTTGTACCGGGCGATCACGACGTCCATTGACCCTTGACGCTGTTCCGCCTTCATTAAGTGTTTAGGGCCACGCCGGACGCCGGACCCGCCCATGGACCCGAGCCCCCCGAGCCCCCCGAGCCCCCCGAGCCCCCCGAGCCCCCCGAGCCCCCCGAGCCCCCCGCCCCCGCCGGGCCCGCCCGAGCCGCCGCCCGTGTTCGTGGTGTGGGTCCGGTACTGTTACGACGCTTTCGTGGAGGGCGTGTACGGCACGCAGACCCTGGCCGAGGCCGCGGCCGTGCGGCTCAGGCGGCAGCTGCGCGACACTTCTGCGTACGCGGACGTGGTGACCGAGGAGCTGCCCCTGGACTGCTCGGGCGCCCGGCCCGCCGCCGAGCGGCGGGGCCCCGGGCGCCGGCCGGTCGGCCGGATGGATCGCTTACACTTTCGGTGAACGCAGGCGGGCGGCGCGGTCCGCCTGGGCCGCGGCGGCCATCAGCTCGCGCTTGATGCAACCGCACCGCCCGAGCGCAGCACGTGCTCTCGAGCCGTGGCGAGGTCTATACGCTCCGCCCGGGCGGCGCTGGTCTCCTCCGGGTACAGCCATATGCATCGGACGTCGGGGCTGACGTCAGGGTTGACATCCATCCCATCATTCCACTTGTACTGGGGGCGCTCTTCGCGCCACCCAGACTCGTCCCGACGCCAGACCACGCGGGCGTGTGACTGCCCCTGGTAAAACACGACCACTTCCCTGTACTCGTCGCCGTCCAGCGCCGCCTGCAACCGCGTGCGCAGGAGCATCTGCGCACGCGCATCCAGGTCGTCGGAGCCCGCGCGGTGCATCCCCTGGCCCGCCCCCCGGGGCGCCCCTTAAGTATTTCCCCCATGGCACGGGGACTCTCGAGCCGTCGGTACTGGATCGCTTACACTTTCGGTGAACGCAGGCGCGCGGCGCACCACATCAGCTCCTCCAGCAGGCCCGCCGGGAAGCCGTGGCCGACGAAGACCTGGGTGTCCATGACGTGCGTGGACGTGTCTCCCGCAGCCGTGATCGCCGTCACGGTCAGCCACTCGCGCGCCGCCAGGGGCGCGGTGGCCAGCAGGCTCTCGCGCAGGGCCCGGGCCGCCCGGCCGGTCTCGCGCAGCACCGCCGCGTGCGCGTCCAGCACCGCCGCCGCCTCCGTCCCCGTCCCCGCCGCGGCCCGCAGCGCGCCCATGCGGTCCAGCTGGGCGTCGATCTGCTGCTCCATGGCCAGCAGCCGCCCGTGCGCCGCCGCCGACGCGCCCTCCAGCACCGGCTCGTCGGCGCCGCTGCACCAGACGGCCACGCCCGTGTCCTCGTCCACGCGCCACCAGGCCGCCTCGCCGCCGCCGTCCTCGCCCACGACCACGAAGCCCAGGGCCCTGGCCCGGTCGACTCGGGCCCAGGTGGTGGGCGCCCGGCACACCTCCTCGATCTGGCGCAGCAGCCCCGCCAGCGCCCGCCGTGCGGCCCGGTGCTGCAGGGCCAGCAGGCCCCAGTCGCGGCAGGCCTCGTGGAAGCCCAGGCGCCGGCGGGGCGACATGCAGGCCCCCACGGCCCAGCGGATGTCCAGCGGGATGTGCATTTCCCCACCCGACCCCCGGGACCCCCCCGAAAACAGCGCCCTCGGGGCCCCCGGGGGGTTATGTACCCCGACGCACCGCCAGCATCGGCCGGGCCGAGAAATCGGCCGGGGGACGCTGCTGGGGGGTTGCCGCTCGATCCCCCGGAAAAAAGTGTCGGGCGAGTCCATGGGCTTCTTCAGGTCCGCGCTGGGCCTGGTGGCCGTGGCGGCCAGCGTGGTGGGCGCCTGGTGCCACGGCATGATGATCGAGCCGAAGGCGCGCAACGTCGTCCATAACTCCAACTACTGCCCGCACTGCCTGGCGGCGGGCGGGCCGGGCGTGACGTACGCCGGCTGCCGCAAGTGGCCGAACGCTCTGCACGGCGTGGGCGGCGACCCGCACACGGGCCCGCTGGACCACGAGGCTGGCGGCAAGTTCGCGACCAAGGTGATCACGGGGAGGTACGTCCAAGGCCAGGTAATCAAGATCAAGATCAACATCGAGGCGCCGCACGGCGGCCGGTTCTCCTTCGGCGTGTGCCCGGTGCCCGACGGGGCCTCCGACGCCCAGGAGCGAGCCATCGTCACGCAAAAGTGCATCGACGCCAACCAGCTGACCAACGTCGAGGACGGCACCAAGTACTGGTGGTTCGGCAAGAAGCCGGCCGGCACCTACGAGATGTCCTTCCGCCTGCCGCCGCGCGTCTCCGGAAAGCGCTGTGTGCTGCAGTGGCACTACGAGTCCGGCAACAGCTGCACCATCCCGGGAACGCCGCCCCAGCACGTCATGTCCCCGAACATGGTGCCGTGCGACCAGACGTGCGTCATGGAAGAGTTCTGGAACGTCGCAGACGTTAGGATAGAACCGGGTGAGCCGGGCGCTTCTGGCGCGGTCAGCTCGAAGCCGAAGAAGAAGGCCAGGGGCAGGGGCAGGGGCAAGGGCAAGGAAGGCTTCGGCAACTACGGCTTCGACAACTACGGCGAGGACTCCGCCGCCGCGCACCTCGACCGACTGGACGATCTCCTCGCCGCGCTGACGGCCCTGCTGGCCCTGGCGGTGGCCGCGGGGCTCGTCCCCCTGGCGGTCGGCGCAGCGGGCGCGTCCCTGGGTGCGGCGCTGGGCGTCGTGGCCCTGGTGTTTTGGTGCGTGTCGCGCGCGCGGCCGGGGAGAGCGCCGGCCCGCCCCCCGCCGGCCCCGCCGGGGCTGCCCGCGCCGCCCCTGCTCGGCACTGCGTGGCGGTGGGCCCGGCGGCCCGCGTTCGCCAAAAAATTCGCCTAGAAGGGACACATGAGACAACCGTGGGTAGCCCTGGCGGTGTTGGCTGTGTTGGCGGTGGTGGTCCTGGTGGCGTGGCGGCGGCGCGGCGCGTGGCAGCTGTGGCGCCTGTGGGCCGGCCGCCGCGCCGCCGCCGCGCCGCCGGCCCGCAAGCCGGCCGCCTCAGACCAGACCCTGGCCGACGCGATCAACGCGGTGAACGCTGACATGCGGTCCCTGGAGCTGGGCCGTTGGTACGTGGCGCAGCTGCGCAAGCGGGCGACGGGCGCCTGCGCGGCGCCCGCTGCCGCCGACAAGGCCTGCGCGCAGATCGCGGACCTGGTCCCCGGCGCCAACGAGGTGACCCGCCGCGAGGTGCGCGGCCACCTGGGCGACCTGCTGGACCTGGCATGCGCCGACGCCGCTGCGTCGGGCGAAAGCGTTGACACGGTGCTGGCGAGGTACGGGCAGTCGGCCTTCGGGCTGCCGGGCGGCGCGCCGGGGCTTTTGGCCGGCATGCCCGGCTACGCGCAGCGCTCGCCCCGGGCGCTGCCCAAGGTTTAGTCCGGCACGAAGCGCCAACCGACCCCCGGCGGTCGCCTGACGAACCATCCCGCCCACGGGCCGTCGAGATGCTCGGCCCAACCGCTCCAGGGCTGACCGTCCCCGCCCCACGCGGAGTAGGCGTACCCGTGACCCGCCTGTGTAAGCTGCACGAAGATGTGCCCCTCGCCGAGCCGCCCGAGAGATGGGTCGGGCGGCTTGCGGCGGACACTCACAATGGCTGCGTTGTTGATTATGTCATCCGGGTTGATATCGTCTGGTCGAGCCATGGGGTTTGTTACAGATTAAAGTAGGCCGGATACTGAACCTTCGTTGTGTACGTGCCATCTTTCACACGAGCATTGAAGGCCATATATCCAATGCCCAGGAAGTCCCGCGCCGCTGTGGCTGTTTTGAAGTCTTGTCCGTCGACGACGAAGACCTTCCTCGCGAAGTGCGAGCGGTCCAGGGTCGTGCCGTGTTTCTGGACGCGCAACAGCATGGTCCTATACGGGAAGCCGATGCGGTCCGCCGCCTCTTGCATCGACGGGAACGTCAAGCCCTCGATGGTCACCTTGACCGCCTCGCTCTCGGTGCCGTCGTACTTCCCGTTGGCGCGCGCGTCTTTGTTGTTCTGGGAGCGCGTTCCCCAGTACACGTTGGAGGGACGCGGGTCCAGCTTGTCGTCGTTCCGGTGGCAGCACACGAGATTTGCCGGGTCGGGGTTCGGCCCGTGGTAGCTGGTGCAGAATAGCTCATGCAACTGCCGGGCTTCTCCTTCGATGCTGATCGTCGGGTATACACCCATCTCGTTCTGGAGCTCGCTGAGGTAGTCTTTGGCCGCGAGAATGTGGAGGTTCCTGCGGGCGTCCTTCACGCGGCCAAAGTTGCTGAGCCACACCCGTGTAACAGCGTACGCACTGCCGTCCCTGCGCTTCGCCGGCGTCCATTCCTCGCCGTCCAGCTCCTCCGTCGTTCGGCCCGTGTCGTCCCATGTGAAGATGTATCCACCTGTCATGTGCTTCGGGTGCTCCAGCTTCGCGTTGTTGATGCAGGCTCTGCGTATGTTGGCCGCCGTCTCGACGCCGTCTCCGGCCGCTGCTTCCGTCACCGTACGAAAGCGGGTCTGGGTCCCATCGGCGTTCCACCGCAACACGGGGCTAGCGGACTGCTTGGTGAACTTCCGCCGCTTGGCGTGGTTCTCTTTTTTCGACAGCCACTGCAAGTTGGCCAGGCTGTCGTCGTCGTAGCGCGCGGGGTCCACATGGTCGGCCTCGTCGCCCTTCTTCGGCTCGCCCTCCCAGCTCGAAAGAACCAGGCGTGAGAGCTGCAGGCTGTATGCTTTGCCGTCCAATCTTAGACCGACGGCGTTCTTCCCCGCGGTCTTGTTGGTGGACAGACGCTTGCCCGTGGTAGCGTTGAAGACGTTCGCGTTCTTGTCGACGACGTAGTGGGGCATGTCCAAGAACCGGCCGTCCTTGTACCAGTACTGCACAGGGACATGGCGAGTCGGCCGCCATGCCCGCGACTTGCGGGTTTGTAGGGCGTCGAGCACCGAGTGAGCGGCTGGGGTGCGGGCGACCATGTTTGTTGTTCATGATTCCCCGGCATGGCCCTGGTTAAGCCTTTGGGTTGATCCGGCCGTCCGCGCGCGCCGGGATCGAACCCCGCTATCCCGGGCGGCGGCCCGGGAGCTACGACGTCGTCACCGTTCCACGTACAGTTTCAGAGCCAGGTGCGGCCCGAGAAAGTCGACGTCCATCCTGCACGTGTCCTGGACGGCCGCAAAGCGCTCGTCGCGGAGCAACCTCTTCCTGGCGAGCATCTGGGCCTTGTGGTGGTCTTTGCAATCCGGGCCGACCTCCGTGCTCGGGATGGGGATCGTCACGCTGTGGTACTCCACCTTGGCGGTTTCCACATCGCGCAAGAGCCGGGGGATGTCGTGCACGTACGCGACCGCGGCCTCGACCAGCCCAAGGGCGACGCGCTCGATCTCGTCGTAGCCGATGCTCTTCTTGTGAGCCTCGATCATGTCGTCTGCCGCGGCGCGCACGGCAGGCGGCGCGTTGCTGTTGATGTGCAGGCGGCCGTCGGAACGGTTGAAGCCCGCGTCGCTGAGCTCCATGTAGTCGTCCTCGGTGAGCTTGGGTCCGCTGAACGGGAGCGGGACGGAGACCTCGGCCGAGTCGTCGTACCAGTAGTGGCTCACGCGCCCCTTCTCGCGCACGTACTCGACGGGCTCGGCGGCCACCCAGTCCAACAGCCTCGTCAGGAACTCGGCGCTGGCTTCTCGCGCGACGCGCTCTCGGTGATCGCGCTCGGACACTGGCACGGCCTGCACGAGCTCGCGCGCGCGCTCGACTACCCGCGCGTACGGTGACGGCTCGGTCATCTGGCTGTTAGGATGGCCCTGGCCCGGCTCCTAAACCCCGGGGCGTGGGTGTCCGGGCGGCGCAATGGCGTCAGCGGGATCATCGGGCACATGTCGCGGGACGGCCAGCGGCGCCAGGAGTGCGGACAGGCCCGCGCGGAAGCCCGCGTCGAACGGGCGGCCGTTGATGCCCGGCGACCATGCGGCCTCGTAGAGCCGGGCGTACGCCAAGAACAGGGTGGCAGGGTCCTCTCGCCTCAGCCGCCACAGGCATCTGAATGCCCTCTTGGGGCCGAGCGCGAGGATGGCCGCTTGCGTGAGGACCGACGCCGGCATGCAGTTGCCTTGCCCGAACGGCACCTTGGTACTAGAGAGGCGCAGGTTGACCATGCCGCCCCACGCGTGCCCGCACTGACACGCGACGCCCTCCAGCAGGGTGAGCACCTGCGGGTTCGCCCGGTGCACCCTCGGGCCGTTTGGGTCGACGCAGTACATGGTCTTGCCACAGAACAGGAGCGTCGCGGCGTGCGCGCTATCCGGGTAGAACCAGGTCGTGGGCGCAACGACCGGTGGGCCGCGCGCGAGGGTTTGGTAGAAAGTGGCAAAGCACTCGTCATCTCCCGGCTGGACGAACAGGGTCACGGGAGCGTCCCGGCGTGGACCGGGCCACCGGACATCCCCGCGGTCCGCATCGCAGTAGTGTAGCATGACGTGGGTGCCACCCACGGGCACCACCGGCAGGCCGAGGCGCCGACCAGCCCCGCCATGGCTCAGACGTTTCAGCAGGGATAGACGGTCCTTCATGCTCGCCGGGCCGTACGAAGGCGGGCCGTACGCAGGCGGTTTTAAGCGGATTTGTGAATACGACAATGCGCTGCTTAGACTCAATTATGGGTGACCTGAGAGTCGATTATGGGTGGGCGTCGGGATCGAACCCCGCGATCCCGGGCGCCGACCTTCACAAGCCTCGACCAGACCAGCTGGCAGTGTTCAACCCGTAATTCAGAGAAAAGCTGCGTGACAGACAACATGGAGGCCCTCGATGCCGCCTGCGTCGAGGCCATTGTGGGGCGCCTGGGCACCCGCGACAAGGCGCGCTTCGGGGCTGCCTCGAAACGGCTGGGGTCGGTCGCCCGGGAAGATGTCGAGCGCGAGATCGTCAGGCTGCCGCCCGCTATGGAGGAAGCCCTCTCCGCGGCCATGTCAGGCTGCGTGGAGGCTGACCAGGCGTGCCGCAGGTGGCTGGAGCGCGACGATGCAGCGCTGGCGGACGGCGTCCTGAGCGGCGTCGCGGAGCTCCATTGGGATAGAGACACCGTGACTGTCGACATAGGCCCCGTGATCGAGCCGGTCGAGCCGGTGTGGGTGCCACGCTCCGTGGAAGCCCTGTTCGAGCGGAGGGGCCTGCGGTGCATATCGCGCTGCGGCGAACGGGGCCTGGATGGGCGCTGGCGGGGCTGGCTCCAGGTGCAGGCCTTGGAGTCAAGCCGGCACCTGGCGCCCGTTGTGCGCGCGGCGGTCGACGCCGTGGCGGCCGAGGAGAGGGAGTGCCTGGGGTACGCGGCGAAGCGGCGACGCGCGCTGGAGCTGGTGGCGGCCGCAGACGCGCACTTCCGAAGCGCGGAGACGCTGGCGAGCGTGCGTCGGATGAAATGGTGGTCCAGGTACCCCATCCCTGGCACGGAGGAGGCGTGCAGACACACGCTGCTGCTGGCCGCGGGCATGTGCAGCTTGGCGCTCCCGCGCGGCATGACCATCGTGGCGTTTGGTGGGGGTTTGGAGCTCGTGACCGCAAACCACTAGAATCCTGCGACTTCTTGGTTGATGCGTGTCTTACATGTAAACACACCCAGAAAACGGCACAAAAAGTTCACAGCTTTCACACAAACACGAAGAGGTCCAGGGGGACGTAGTGCTCGACGGTCCGCTCAGCGGCGCCCGGGGCGTCGTACCGGAACCGGCCCACGGCCCGGCGGTCGGCGGGGTCGAGCGCGTCGGCCAGGTGCGCGCGCGCGTCCTCTGGGCAGCGCCGCAGCACGTCGTCCGCCGCCGCCCCCGCCGCCGCCTCGCCCAGGCCCAGCGAGCGCAGCCAGTCGAGGCGGTACAGGCCCGCGCCGCCGGGCGAGGGGTCCGACAGCGCGACCGCCAGCAGGCCCGCCTCGCGCGCGCGGGCGTGGGCCGCCGCCGCCAGCCTGGCGAAGTCGGTGCCGGCGGAGGAGGTGTCCTGCAGGTACAGCACCCACGCCGGGCCGCCCGCGGCGGGGGGGCCGCCCGCGGCGGGGGGGTCCGCCAGGCCGGGGCTGGCGGCCGCGCAGGCCAGGCCCGTCAGCGGGCCGGCCGCCCAGGCGCACTTGGCCAGGGCGCGCACGCCCGCGGCGACCGGGGCGGTCTCGATCCACAGGGGGTCCGCGTCGCGGCAGCCCGCGCACACCACCGCCACGCTGTCCAGGGGCACGCCCGCCATGCGGAAGCTCTCGAGCAGCACGGGCAGCGTGGTGGCCTCCTGCTCCCAGCTCGTGTTGACCAGCACCGTGAACGGCAGCGTCTGCTTGGCTGGGGCCGGGGGTTCCATGCGCGGCTGGTGCGGCTTGGGCATCTGGCGCGCGCGGATTACTTTTGCGGCGCCCTGACGCCGTCGCCCGTTTCCCGACGCCGGCGCCCGTTGCCCTGACGCCGGCGCCGGAGTGCTCTATCTGGACGAGAGGTCAGTAGGCCAGGGACTCCTTGTCGGCGCGGCAGAGGAACCGCTCCCAGTGCCAGGCATCTGACATCTGCCTGTTGGACCGCGTGACGTAACACTTGACCACCGCCAGTTTCTCGTTCCATCGCGAGTGAGCCTCCAGGTACGGCTCGTCGCTCTTGTCCAGTCCGGACGCCGCCTGCACCAACGCGTCCCTCATGCTCGCGAACGCCGTGGCCTGCAGCGACCAGTGCTCCAGCGCTGGCGCGGTCGTCATGCCCAGGTCCTGCGCCATGCGCACGAGACGGACGCGCTGCGACAGGGCGGCAGCCCTGATGCGGAGGTGCACTATGAACATGACCCAGACCCTAAAGTACTCGGCCGTGAACGGGCACTCTAGGCGCTCCGCGTGCTTCCAGATCCACGCCACGTTAGCCACGTCGTCGGTGCAGTCGATCGACGGGAACTCGCGCCGGAAATGCTCTATGCGCCGCCAGGCCTCGTCCCCGCTGGCCTTGCTCTGCCCGGCCTTGCTCTGCCCGCACCCCATTATTTGACCCCAGAGACGCGAGTCGCTTTAAGCAGGCCGAGACCCACCGCTGTGCGGGCCTAAGCCGTGTTCACACGGGCCGCGGCCGGGCCATGCCAGGCCGCAGGTAGTGCAGCGCGCCGGGCCGGGCGGTGCAGGGCGTGGCGTAGTCCCGGGCGTAGCCGGTGCCGTAGCAGGCCGTCAGCTCCTCGCCGCGCCGCACCGCGCGCGTGGTCCACAGCTCCATGGTGCCGGCGCCGTAGTTGCGCACCCAGACCACGTTGGGGACCTGGCCCGCGCCGGGCTCGTTGACGTACGCTGCCAGCACGTTGGCGTGCCGCCGGTCCATCGCGTCGCCCGCCCCCGGCTCCATGATCAGGTCGTCCTCGACCTTGCCGCCGCGGCCCTGGGCGAAGAAGTCGATCGCGTACTTGCCCGTGACCGCGCCCGAGGCCACCAGGCGGCGGTGCGCGGCGCCGGGGTACACGCGCCCCCCGTACACGCCGACGCGCGTGTGCGCCCGCAGCGCGCGCCGCGCCACCAGGCCCAGGCCCTTGCCCGGCAGCGCCCGCAGCGCGACCTTGGCCCCGACCTCCCGCACCTGGGCGGGCGTGAGCTTGAGCTCGGCCACCGCCGCCGGCGCCGCCGGCGCCGGCGCGCGAAGTTTCCGGGACATCAGCGCGCGTACCACACCGCGTGCCGCGGCGCTCGCGTCTCTTGCGCGAGCCATGATACCCCGGCCGGACATTTTTCGGCGGGGTCACGGCAGGTATCACGCCCCGTAGACGCCCGCGAGGCCCTTGACGCGGCCGCCCGTGCGCAGCTCGGCCAGCTCCAGCTCCCGCCGCGTCACGCGGTTCCGGTGCATCGCGTTCAGCGTGTTGGACCCGACCTGCCTCGACCCCATGTTGCGCGCCCCGGCCGGCTTGTTGCGCCACACCCCGCTGACCAGCTTGGCCGCCCGCAGCGCCGCCAGCTCGCGCTCCCTGTCCGCCAGGCGCGCCCGGCTCAGCTTGTTCAGCGTCTCGGCGCTGGGCCGGCGCCGCTCGGGCATCCCGCGGTGGACGCCGCCGGCCAGGCCCGTCACCGGGTCGGCGGCCGGCGGGGCCTTGGCCTTGGGGCCCGGCGCGCGGGCGTGCCGCCGGGCCGCGGCCCGGTTGGTCCGGGCGGGCACGGCGCTCTGGGCGTAGTACAGCTGGCCCGCGGCGCCGGCGTACGCCGCCTCGGACCCCCAGCCGGCGCCGGCCGGCGGCGCGAACAGGTCCACGCCCCGGTGGCTGTTGTTTTTCGTCCGGGCCGCCCGGGCGGCGGTCTTGGCGCGGCCGCGGCGCAGCTCGTCCACGATGCGCTGCAGCCGCGCCGCGCGCGCGCAGCAGTCGTCGGCCCGGGCGGACTTCTTGGATTTCCGGGGCTTCGTGGTTTTCCGGGGCTTCTTGACGCCCAGCAGCTTGCGCAGCGCCGCGTTGCCGCCGCGCGCGATGGCCAGCTGCTCGGCCGTCGGGGCCGGCGCCGCTCCGGTTCTGCGTGTGTTCACCATGGGACTGGCCCCGACAAAATTCTTCGCGGCGGGCGCTTTAAGAAAGGCCGAACAGCTGGCGTGCGTTGGCGCTGGTCGTCGCTGCCACGTCGGCGTCAGCTTGCCCCCTGGCTTCGGCCACCGCGGCAACCACGCTCGGCAGGAAGGCCGGTTCGTTGCGGCGTGGAGCGTTTGGAACGGTGCTGGGGGTCAGGTAGGGGCAGTCGGTCTCCACGAGCAGTCTGTTGGCGGGGATGCGGGGCAGCAAGGCAGCCAGCGGGGCCCCTCGACGCCTGTCCGCCACCCAGCCCGTGATGCCGATGTGCAGGCCCATGCGCAGATACGTGTCGAGCGCGTCCGATGTCCCCGTGAAGCAGTGCACCACGCCCGGTACGGAGCGGCGCCGGGCGTTCAGGATCTCGATGAACCGGGGCTCCGCATCGCGGCAGTGCAGGAACAACGGCTTGCCGAGGCTCTCCGCCAGCTCGACCTGTGCCGCGAACCAGCGCTCCTGGTCCGGGCGGGGAGAGAAGTCCCGGTTGAAGTCCAGGCCGCACTCCCCGATCGCCACGCACCGTGGGTGGGCTGCGAGCTTGCGCAGGGCCCCCAGAGTGCCGGCATGGCAGCCCTTGGCGTTGTGGGGATGCACCCCCGCCGTGAACCAGAGCGTCTTATCCGCTTCGCACAGCCTTGCGGCCGCCTGGGATGTGCGCACACAGGTACCTGTGACTATGCACGCCTCCACACCCGCTGCCGCAGCCCGCTCCATCACCGCGCGCCTGTCGCCGTCAAACACCCTGTTCACCAGGTTTGCACCTACGTCGATCATGTTTTGCACAGCGATATTCGCCTCGGCTGTTTTCCGCCGGATCGCGCGGATTACCGGGCGCAGCTGGAGTAGCGCGAGCGGCACAGCGTGCAGAACTCGCCGGAGGAGCCCTTGGCGACCGCGGCGCCCAGGATGCCGCGCGCCAGGCCCAGGGGGCGGGCGCGGACCACGATGTCGATCAGCACCGGCTCGATGCTGACCGCGGGGTCGCGGGCCAGGAAGGCGGACAGCCTCTTGGCGTGCGTGTCCAGCACGGCCGTCAGGTCGGCCTTGTCGATGCACAGCCCGAAGGCGGCCAGCTGGCGTGCGACCATGGCGCCCAGGCGGAGCCGGTCGGCCAGGAAGCCGAGGACGGGCGCGGCCTTGAGCACGCCGCGGCCCACGGGCGACACCCACCGCTGCGCTGCCTCGGGGGTGTACGTGTCCACGGCCTTGCGCAGCGCGGCCGTGACCGTCAGGCCCCGGAACTCGATCCGCAGCAGCATGTTGACCGCCCGCAGCGCGCGGTGGACCACCACGCCCAGCTGCATGCCGCGCCGCCGGTCGGCTTCGTGGTTCGCGGCGGTCGCCCGGGGCGGGCAGGCCCCCGGGCCGGGCGCCGCGCCCCGGGTGCACGCCGCCGCGGAGCACAGCCCGCACATCACGCCCGGCCCCTCGCCGGCGCTGTACGGCTTGTACACGTACGCATCCAGCACCCCCGCCACGACCCGGCGGCCCAGGTTGGCGGCGTCCGCGGCGTCCATGGCCATCACCAGGTCGCTGACCAGCGGCCGCAGGTCGGTGGCCTGGCCCCGCAGCAGCGCCGCCAGCGACCTGCGGCCCTTGCTCACGATGCGCCCGATGGCCGCGGGCTTGACCTGGACGCCGTACGGGCGCACGACGAACAGGTACACCAGCTTGACGAGGAACGTCAGCGCGGCGTCGGACTGCCACCGGACCAGGCGGCCCGCGGCGCCCGCCAGCCCACCCAGCACGCCCTGCCCCCAGGACCCCACGCCCAGCGCCTCGGCGCCGCGCACGCGGATGGCCTCGCGCACCGCCGCCGCCAGGCTCAGCCCCGACAGCGCCATGAAGTCCTGCAGCGCCCCCACCAGGATCGTCAGCGCGTTGGCCAGGGTCTGGCGGTGGGAGACGTTGCGGTTCAGCACGTTGTGCCCCCGCGGGCCCGCGGCCGTCAGCGACCGCTTGATGGCCGCGCGGCGCGACTCTGCGACGGCGGCGGCCGCGGCGGCGGCGGCCGTGGCGGAGGACGACCTGGAGAGCGACCGGCGCGGGGACTGCCTGAACACGCCCATTGGGACCCGGCCCGAAAAAAGACCCGGCCCGCGGGGGGCCGGCCCGAAAAAAGTCGGCGGGCAGCCGCATGAACGCCGGCGCCCCGGCCAAGCCCGCCGCCACGCCCGCCGCCACGCCCGCGCCCGCCAAGCCAGCGCCCCCGGCGCCGGAGCCGGCCCGCCCGCCCCGGTCCGCGCCGGTGCCGGGCGAGTACCTGTACGCGCTGACGTCCGCCGAGGACCTCGCGGCCCGCCAGCGGGCGGCCGACGCCGCCGCCGCCGACGCCGCGCGGCGCTCGGGCCTGGCGGGCCTGACGCTGCGCACGGCCTGGGAGGACCTGCGCGAGTTCCTCGTCGGCGTGCCGGCCGACCTGACGGCCGCGACCGGGCGGCGCGTGCCGCTGGGCGAGCTGCTCTGCCGCAACGACCGCCTGCGCGGCCTGGGGGTGGCGCTCGTGCTGGCGGCGCTGCTGGGCCTGGCGCTGTGACGGAAAAAAACCTGCGGTCCACGGAAACGATGGCCAAGTTGGCGGTGACGCTCGTCGGGGCGACCGGCATGATGCTCTGCCCGTCCGCGCTGGGCCTGGCCATCGCGCGCAAGGCGGGGCTGGGCGAGGCGGGCCAGCTGCTGGCGGCCGCCTTCGTGCCGGTGGCGCTGCTGGCCACGATGCGGCTGCGGTACGGCAAGCGCCCCGACGCGGCGAAGGGCCGTCATCAACCGCCGCTGGCGATGACGGCGGCCGTCGCCGCGCTGCCGACGCTGGTGGCGCTGCTGTGCGCGTGGGGCCTGGGGTACGACCTGGCCGGGCAGCTGTGCCTGGCCGGCCTGGCGGTGGCGCACGCTTACATCGTGATGCTCGGCTTCGCCAATTTGTAAACGCAAACGGGGAACGCAAACGGGTCGGTCGGGGTCGGTCGGGCAACGGGTCGGGGTCGGTCGGGCAACGGGGTCAGGCAACGGGGTTAGGCAACGGATACAGGCGACGGATACAGGCAACTGGGTCAGGCAACGGGTCGGGCAACGGGTCGGGCAACGGGGTCATATTATTCGCTTGATGATTAGACTTGCGCGCTCAGTGCAGCACGAGCGCGTCTTTGAGTTTCTGGACGTTGCTGGCGCACCGGTCCAGCACGTCTGCCGCGTCGACCGGGTCGCGCTTGCGCTTGCGCTGCTGCGCGGCCGCGGCCACGGCCAGCGGCAGCTCGGGCAGCTCGACGTCCGTGCCCTCCGCCAGGGCCTGCACGGCGCAGTCGATGGCGGCGCGGCGGTCCAGGTCGTGCAGGGGCGCCACGGCCTTGCGCGAGCGCGCCGCCACCAGCGCGTCCACGGCGAACCGGGCGGCCCTGGCCTCGGGCGCGGCCTGCGCAGAGGCCAGGGCCGCGCCCGCGTCGGTGACCACCGCCTGCAGACCCGCCGGCAGCCGCGGGTCATGCGCGCCCAGGCCCTCGGCCTCGGGCGGCAGCGCGGCTCCCAGCGTGGTCAGCACCCGCACGGGCGCCACCAGCGGGTTGGCCAGGCTCGACAGCGTGCCCTCGGCCAGCCCGCGGAAGCGCTGCGCGGGCCCGGGCGGGTTGCCGTACAGGCGGTCGCCGACGAAGACGCCCGCGAAGACAATGTACGTGCCCGCCATGTCCTCGCGCTCCTGCCCGCTCGTGCACACCAGCACCAGCGAGCCGGCCATGTTCTGGGCGTAGAAGGCGTCGGTGCACGGCTCGGCGGACATGCCCAGCGGCAGCAGGACGACCTGGTTCTCGACGGCCTGGCGCAGCACGCGCAGCGCCGCCTGCGGCTCCCGGAGCGGGAAGCCGTGGGGGTGCTGGAGCAGCCTGCTGGCCGAGTTGAGGTGGAAGCCCGGCGAGGCCGCGAAGTGCGCCGCCGCCAGGCGCAGCACCTGCGGGGGCGACCAAAAACGCATGAGACGACAGTGGGCAGCGCCGGGGTCCAAGCGGGGCCGCGGCCCGGGCGGGCTCACGTCTTCCTGGGGCAGCCTCAGGACGTAGATCTTCGCCCGCGACGACACGGCGCCGGCCAGGCGGAACAGGTCGGCCGGCGCCTGCTCGAGGGGTGTGTGGTCCGGCTGGCAGACGAACAGGGGCAGCGCGGGCAGCGAGCACGTGGGCGAGTGGAAGCGGAGGGGCGACAACAACAACCCCGGCGGCAGGCCCAGCAGCTGCGGGGCGTACTGCGGGGCCGGCTGCGGGGCCGGCTGAGGGGCGGGCTGCGAGGCCGGCTGAGGGGCGGGCTGGGGGCGGGGAGACGTCTGCTGCTGGGCGGACTGGTGCTGGGCCAGGGGTTCCGCCGGGGGCGGGCGCGGGGGTTTGCTGACGCTGGGCGGGGCCGACAGCCCCAGCAGCGAGCCCAGCGACCCGCCCAGCAGCGACCCGCCGCCCTGGAAGCTGAAGGAGCCGAACAGGGGGCTGCCGCCTGGCGCCAGCGCGCCGGGAGGCAGGTTCCTCAGCCAGCCGGACAGGTCGGACACGGGCGACAGCGCCGGCGACAGCTGCAGCGCCGGCGACAGCTGCAGAGGCAGGGCCGGCTCGGGAGGCGGTGCATTGGAGGGCGGCGGGGTGTGGGGTTCTGGCTGGGGCTGGGCCGGCTGCGCCGGGGGCTGAGCTTGCTCCTGGCCGACCGGGGCTGCCATCTTCCCGAGGACACCGACCAGCGCAAACAACATGAACTTGGATGCGTCGGTGGGACTTGACCCCGGATCGCGCGTCGAGGTGACCCCAATTTTCGGTTTTTGGTGGTTGTTTTTCACCATGGAACACCAAGCACAAGCACAGCCACCGGCACAGCAGCAGCAGCAAGCCTCCGCCGCGCGGCGGGCGGGGGTGGTCTACACCTCGGGCTCGGGCCGGCGGCCGCACCTGATCGCGCCCAGCCGCGCCACCCTGGCCGGCGCGGGGCTGTCGGCGGAGGGCCGCTCGCTGGCCGATGCGAGCCTGCCGCTGACCAAGGCCCCCGGGCTGGGCACGGTGCTGGACACTCAGCGCGTGGCGGCGGAGCTGGTGCGGCACTCGCCCAAGATGTACACGGTGGCCATCAGCGAGCAGGCCGCGTGCGTCATGTTCGACATCGCGTGCAACGAGGCCGGCGTGCCCACGCCGCCCCAGTTCGTCACGCCGTGGGGCGCCCCGCGGGCGTCCATGGGCAACTTCGACACCGTGCTGGCCGGCCTCCCGCTCCTCGTCAACTGCCTGGTCCCGGTGTTCGGCCAGGTGCGCGGCCGGCGGCGGCCGGGAATCCTTCTGCCGCCCGACTGCCGCCTGACTGCCGCCTGAGTCCCAACGCGCGGTCCCCCGTGTCGCGCAGGTGCGCGTGCCGCCGGCCGACGCCGCGGAACGCAAGAAGCTGCCGGAGTCGCTGCGCGGCTTCCTGCCGCTGGACCCCCCGGGCGACCAGCCGACCGGCAAGCCGCACCCGTTCGCCCTGCGGCCCGTCCAGGTGTCGACCACCAACGGGCCGCAGCACCCGCAGGGCCTGGTGCTGCTGGCCGGCGTCATCGTCAGCAACCGCTGCATGAACTGGCCCGAGGGCGACCCCCGCCGCGTGCGCACCGGCGCCGACCCCGCCTTCGAAGAGTCGGCGTGCTGGGTGCTGGTCACGCACGTGTTTCCGCACTGGCCGCGCGTCAGCCGCAGCATGACGTACAAGGCGCTCGGCCCGCCCAGCACCAGCAAGCGCAAGCGGCCCCGCGACGCCGACTACCCGGACGACGGCCGCCCGGTCATCATGGTCGAGAACGGCGTGAACGAGTACGAAGACGTGTTCATGTGGGAGGCCTGGATGATGCGGCAGCCGGGCGAGCGCAAGCTCAGCGGCTTCGGCTTCAGCGACATCAAGCAGACCAACAAGGAGCTGGTCCGGGCGATCGTGCCCTGGCCGCTGGCCACCGTGGGCGCCCACCTGCGCAGCATGCGCGCCGAGGACCCAACGCTCCACTCGTTCCTGCTGGACATGCCGCTGCACGCCTCGCTGCAGGGCCGCGTCCTGGACAACCCCGAGGCGCGCCAGCCGGGCGGCCTCGACCTGCGGCGGTTCCTGCTAATCGAGCTGCTGCTGCGCGGCTCGCCGCTGGAGGGCCTGCTGGACCCCGAGCCGTCCGTCCGCCTGCCCCAGATCGGCCCCGTCGTGACCGGCGGCGGCGGTGGCCTGTACCGGCGCATGAAAGCCTACTGCGACGCGGCGTACGGCCCGCCGCCCGAAGGCGCAGGCGTGTCCGTCGTCCCGCCCAACGTGCTCATGCCAGTCGTTTAGGGGTGTTGCCTTTGTTTTCGTGTACCTGTTGACTTGTTCCGTGTAACACCATGACCGACCAGCCCACCGGGATCGTGTACCTGTTGCATTTCCCGGCCTCGGGCAAGGGCTACGTGGGCCAGACGCGCCGCACGCTCGAGCAGCGCGTGCGCGAGCACCAGAACGAGCGCAGCGCGTGCAGGGCGCTCAGGGCCGCGATCCGCAAGTACGGCACCGCGGGCTTCGTGGCCTCCGTGCTGAAGCGCGTGCCCGTGGAAGAACTGGACTTTTGGGAAACGCAGTTCGTCCGGATGATCGGCACGCTGGCGCCGGCGGGGTACAACCTGGTAGACCCGGGCGAGGCGCGCCGCCCGCCGGACGTGCCCCCCTGGACACCGGCGCCGATCCCGGAGCACACGCCGCGGCCGAGGCCCTTCGTGGCATTCGCCTGCGCGCCGGAGCACGCGCCCAAGCGGCCCAACCCGCTGCGCCCCGAGCCGCCGCCGGCGCCGCCGGGACGTCCGCACCCGTACGCAGCCTGGCCGGTGCGGGCGCCCGCCAAGTAAGTTGGCAATTTACAATCTGTGCTCCGACGCAAGAAAGCACAGAACCGACGCAACAAAGAAAGCACAGAACCGACGCACTCAGGCGGGCCTGGTGCAGCAGCGCCCAGTCTGCACCGCTTTTCCTCATTTTTTCTCAAACCATGCCGGCGAAGCTCCTCGAGGAGCGCGAGGCGCTGAACCTGCTGGCGCGCCGGCAGCCTCTGTCGCTGTGCAAGCCACCAAAGAAGAAGAAGAAGGGGCGGGTGGAGATCTTGGAAGAGGTCATCGATGAAGACATCACGGTGACCAGGAAGGTCTTCATCCCTTACAAGTCGCAACCGTTTCCCAAGCTGAGGGCGCTGATCCGCAAGAACAAACCCGTTTTGGGCCAGTGAACTGTGTCCCCCTGGTTGAACCTGTCCACCTGTGTGTTTCCGTGTATATGTAAACAAACGGCCAAACCAAGTTAGCCTGCACATCAAGCGCGCCCCCGGCGGGCCAGGGCCGCCTCCACCGCGGCGGCGAAGGCGCCGGTGCCGACCTTGCTCAGCACGTCCGCGCGCATCGCCTCCACGCGGGCCTTCCACTCCCGCACGTCATCCGGCGACAGCCCCCGCAGGAAGTCCCGCAGCGCGCGGCTCCACCCGGCCCGCGGCGTGCCCGCCAGGAACCGCTTCAGGTCCAGGTACACGCCCTCCTCGGGGCCCTCCGGCACGCCCAGCTGCGGCGGCACGTTGCCGTAGTACAGCGGCACCGCGCCGGCCATCAGGGCGTCGTACAGCTTTTCGCTGGCGTACCATTCCACGTCGCAGTTCTCCGCGATCACCACGAAGTCGTGGTCCTGCGCGATGTCCACGGCGTGCCGGGGGTCGCGCGACCGGTGCAGCGCGTGGCCCAGCTTCAGGCCCGGGTTGGCGGCGGCCGCGGCGTCCCACCCCAGGCCGTACACGGTGACGTCGTCCAGGTCCCGCACGAGGAGCTCGCGCAGCGGGTCCAGGGCCTCCAGGGTCAGCTCGGCGCCGGGCCCGCCCGTGCCCGGGATCGTGTACTCGCCCGCCAGCGCCCGGTTCTCCAGCACCATCACGCAGCTGCCCGTGCCCGGCCCGCGGTTGCGCCGCAGCTGCGCGAGGTCCAGCGGGTCGGCGGGGCGCGCGTCGCGCGGGTCGCCGCCGGCGCCCGGGGACCCCAGGTCCAGGTGGTGCGCGTTGTGCGGGCACCACAGCGCCTTGGCCGCGGTCGCGGGGTGCTCGAGCAGGAACCGCGCGTACGTGAGGATGCAGTCAAAGTGCCGGGCCAGCAGGGTCGGGTCCCACTGGCCCGCGTGGCGCACGTTGGGGGACTCCAGCGTGTACACGATCCGCCAGCAGTCGGCCCGCTGCGCCAGCAGGCCCCAGGGCGCCTGCTCGGGCTGGCACAGCGTGACCAGCACCGCGGCGCCCCGCGGCAGGTGCCCCCCCGGCGCCGGCTCGGCCTGGCCGGGCACGAAGCCCGAGCAGGCGTACCCGTCCAGCAGGTTCCAGCGCCCCGCCAGGCCGCGCAGCAGCGTCATCTGCCACTCGTCCAGCGCCCGCGACCTGCCGGCCGTGCCCGCCGCCAGGTCCCGCACGGCGGCCAGCGCGTCGGTCGTCGCGCGGGGCGAGAAGTGGAACACGTACAGGTCCGGCCTCGAGAAGTCCAGCGCCCGGGCCGCGTTGCCGCGCAGGAAGAACTCGGGCGACACGCTGTCGGCCGTGCTGCCGGCGCGGTACGCGACGCTGTGGCGGCGCACGACGCCGTGGGGGACGTCCAGCAGCGCCCGCGCCAGCGCGCGGTCGGGGTTCGGGCGGGCGGGGTCGCGGAACCGGGCGTTCCAGGCCGGCGAGGCCGCCAGCGCCAGCTCGCGGTCCAGCAGGTAGCAGCTCGTGTCGACCAGGCGGTCCCCCGGCCCGCACACCGTCGGCGCGATGCCGCCGAGGGACTCGCACGCGTCCACGCACACGTCGCGACCCTCGCCGTCCACGATCCGCCGCAGCGAGTGCGCCCAGGCCACGCCGTCCTCGGCCGCGCCCGCCGCGTCGACCGCCGCGCGCAGCAGGCCCGACAGGTGCCCGGGGTCGAAGGTGTTGTCGTCGTCGAGGAACGCGACGTAATCGGCGTCGACGAGCCACGGCCACGCGCCGTACACGCGGTGCCCGCACCACCCGCCGGCCCCGACGTTGTACGGCAGCACCGTCACGCGCAGCGGCTTGCGGTTCGCGAACGGCGCGAGCTGCGCGCGCGCGGCGGCCTCGTGCTCCGGGCCGTCGATGACGACGTGGTGCTCGACGTTGGGGAGGTCCTGGGCCTGCACGCTCGCCGCGCACGCCGCCAGGTGCGGGCCGCCCGCGGTCGCGGTGACCACGGCCACGCGGGCGGGGCGCAGGCGGCGGCGGTGGTGGTCCAGCAGCGCGCCGTCGGGCACGGCCACGGGGCCGGGGGGCTCGCCCAGGCCGTACTGCGTGGGGTCCCGCGCGATCCCCACCGCCGGGTGCCCCACCGCCAGCACCGACAGCACCGACTGGTCGTGGCGGTGGTCGCGGAACGTCCCGGCGAAGGCCGTCGAGTCGTCGACCACGTGTCGGCGCACGCACCACGCCAGGTACTCGCGGGCGAACGCCACGGCCTCGGGCGTGTTGCGGTACACCTGCACGCCCGCGTTCACCTGCACGGCCCCGCGGACCTCGTCGCTGTCCCTGCCCATGGCGGCGAACAACTCTGGCTTTGTCCACGTCGCGTTCGTGCGGTCGTCCAGCACATGGCCTCCCAGGCGGAACAGCAGCACGTGCTCCGCCGCCCCGGCCCAGCCGGCCAGCGGGCGCTCGACCGTCGCGCCGGCGTCCACGTACACGACCACGTCGCCGGGGCCCACCCGGCGCAGCGTCTCCAGGATGCACCACGGCTTCCAGGCCCACCACCCGTGGCCCCGCGACCCGGGCAGCAGGCCCGGGTGCTCGGCGAAGAACGCCGCGATGTCGGCCTCCGTGTACACGAACGCGGCGTCGGCTCCTCCGGCGTCCAGCGCCGTGTGCCGCAGCACCTCGGCGCTGCCCCGGAAGTCGTCCGTGGCGAAGGTGCACACCGCGATCATGTCGCCACGCCCGCCGGCCCGGCGCCGGCCCGCCCTAAGCTCGCGCGGCAGCGGCAGCCGGGCGGCAGCGGGCCGGCAGCCGGCCGACGCGGCGTACCGACGCAACCGACGCAGATATTGACCCCGGGTGCTGACTCGGCACCCGCGATCCAAATCAGCCAAACCCCCCGCCTGGGTGCATTTTGGAAAAATGGCCCGCCCCCCCAAAACCGCCCGCGGGGAGTCCCTGGCCCGCATGGGCCGGTGCGCCGGGAAGTGGCTGGCCTTCCTGCGCCGGCTGGGCTGGGAGCTGTCGGGGGACAACAAGCGCAAGCTCACCAAGGCGGTGGCGGGCACCTGGGCCGATGCCGCAGAGCTGCACCGCACCCTGGTCTGGCTGGACCGCCGCTACCTCTATGCCCTGCGCAAGCGGGAGATAGAGCGCCAGGGCCTGCCCGTGCCCAAGTCCTACACCGGCACCCGCTACTTGCTGCCCGAGGGCTGGGACAGCGATGGCGAGGACAGCGATGGCGAGGAGAGCGAGGAGAGCGAGGAGAGCCAGGAGAGCGAGGAGGGGACCGACAGCGAGCAGGTGGGTGCAACTGGGTGCTGGTGCAACTGGGGTGCGCGGAGGGTGTCGGTGCAACTGGGGTGCGCGGAGGGTGTCGGTGCAACTGGGGTGCCGGCGCAACCGGTGGTTTTGGTGCATGCAGGCCCTGCCAGACACCCCAGACACCCTGGACGCCCTGCCCGGCGCCCAGCTGCCTTCCTTCAGCGAGCTCAACGCTCTGCCCGCCTTCAGCTCGCCGCCCACCTTCAGCGAGCTCACCGCCGGCGCGGTGTCGTGGATTCCCACCGGCATGGCGAGCGAGGCGTACGTCCCGCTGCCGCCGGGCCTGTCGTCCATGGGCCTGTCGCTGGGCGGCCTGTCGCTGGGCGGCCTGTCGCTGGGCGGCCTGACCCTGGACAGCGAAGAGGTGAACTCGCCGCCCACGGATGCGCTGCTGTCGGTGCCCGAGGGCGAGGTGATGGCCGAGATGGCTTAGTTTGTTACTTCGCAGGCTTCGTTTGTTAATGCACTTTCGCAGGCTTCGTTAATGCACCCTTTTGTTAGTTCGTGAACCCTTTGTTAGCTTCGTGAACCCTTTTCGTTTGTTTGTAACCGGGGTAACCGGGGGCCCTTTTCGTTAATGTAACAGAGGTGGTTATGCTTCAAGGCCGGGCGGGCGAGGGTGCAGCTTCCGTATCTGCGCCACGACCTTGTCGAGGGTCTGCTGGCACACGTCGCAGGCTTCCGCCACGTCCTTCTTCGCCACGCCGTGCCGCTCGGCCGCCAGGAACAGGATGCCGCTGCACAGCGTCCGCGGCTTGCGCCCGCAGTCCATGAGCAGCACGGCGTCCAGGGCGCGGGCGTCCCGCCACACCCGCTTGCGCGTCTCGGGCGGCAGGCGCAGCCGGTCGAGGAACACGTCCACGAGCAGCCCGGCCCGCAGCGGGCCGAACAGCCGGGCGTGGTAGTGCCGCTCCCCCAGCAGGTCCTTGAACTCGTCTGCGGCGGCGTGCATCGCGCGGGCCTCGACGCCGCAGACGTCTATGATAAGCCGCAGCTCTCGTTCCGCGTTCTCGAGGCGGCAGCCGTAGTACACGGCCGCCGCCGCCAGTGCGTCGCGGTTGTCGGTGCGCGGCCCCCTGGCGGCCAGAACGTCCGTGAACAGCTCCTTGGCCGTGCCGGCCACCGCGCACGTCGAAGACAGCCCCAGGTTGCCGACGAACCGCTGGACCAGGGCCAGGCCGCGGCGCAGCGCGGGGTCGGGGTCGTCGCGCGGCACCCGGGGCCGCTTGGCCGGCGGCGGGCCCCCGCGGGGCGGGCCCCGGCGGGGCTCCTCGTCGTCACGCCACAGCGGTGCGTCGTCCAAGATGTAGCCCTCCGTGACGACGCCGCACGCGCAGCACACGACCTCGCCGGACGCCCAGTCGGTCACGGGGGTCGGTCCGTCGATGCAGTCGCACATGTCGGGAAACTCGGGAAACTCGGAAATTGAAGAAAAAGACTGGAGACGTCTGGCGGCGTCCGCCTTTCACGGATCGCCGGCGTCTGATCGGCTTCTGGCCGGAGCCCGATCCGCGCGCGGCGCCCGATCCCGGCGGGGCCCGCACATGGCACCCCGCCCGGCCGCCGGGAAAAACCGAACATGTCGCGCGCTTCGCTGCTGGCCACCCAGCTGGCCCGCCACCCCGCGCTGCGCGCCGTGGATCGCGACACCGTGTGGGCGCGGCACCCGGGCGTGTACGACCGGGCCAGGGGGCAGAAGGTGGTGCCGGCGGTGCACATGAGCGCCAACGGCGAATCGAGCGTGTTCATCAACCCCGCGCTCAACCGGTACGGCGACCGGATGCTGGCGGACGGGAGGACCATCGAGTTCCACCCGTCGACCAACGACGTCGTCAACGGCCGCCTGGACCGGCTGCTGGGCCGGGAGGCGACCATGTACGCGTTCCTGGGGAGGGACGCGTACCGCATGGGACGCGTGCTCGTCGAGGCCGCGGCGAGGGGCGTGTACCACCTGCGCCTGGCCCCCGCCGCATTCGAGCCGCCGGCCGCGGCCGTGGCGGCAGCCGTCGGGGAGATGCCCGAGCTCGTTTCTGAATCCGAATTGCCCGAACTCGTTTCTGAATCCGAATGATGTAAGGTTGGCCGTTTGTTTCACGGTGCCAGGCCCGGGGGCAGGCTGCTGGCCGACAGGAAGGGGCCCCGGGACGGGTGCAGCGAGCTACTGGGGCTGCTGTGCATGGGCGTGCCTTCGGGGAGCGTGCCGGCGGGCAACGACATGGTCGAGTCGGCGAACACCGACGTGACCGGAACGGATGCGTGCCTGGATACGTCGACCACCAGGGCGGGGGTCTGCGGCACCCGACCCCGGGGCGCCCCGCCGGGCGCGGCGCCGCCGCCCGGCACGCCGTAGTAATGGTGGTGCACGACCTGGCTGCCCGACGACGACCGCGGGCCGCCCACCGAGTCGGAGGAGTCGCCGTCCTCCTCGGGGATCGGCCCGCCCAGCACCCGGCTGTGCTGCACGGAGCCCGAGGGCGACACCCGCCCGCTGGCCCGGCCGCTGGCCCGGCCGCTGGCACGCCCGCTGACACGCCCGCTGACACGCCCGCTGACACGCCCGCCGGGCCGCCCGCCCCGGCCCGTCACGCGGGTCATGCTGCCCTCCTCGCTGGCGATCATGGACGCCTCGAACTCTTCCACGACGGACGCCGGCCCCTCGGCGCCCGCCGGCCTCCGGGGCGCGGGCAGCCAGCAGCCGATGATCCACGACAGCACGGGGAGCCACACGTTGGTGTCGCGGCCGACGATCAGCATGCCGACGCACAGCGCCATCATGACCGCGGACGCGACCAGCTGCGCCGCGAACACCGGGCAGGCCAGGTTGTTCGGGCCGCAGCCCGGCTGCCGGGTCGCTTCCGGCGCCGCCATCCGAGCGCCCCGCCGGCGCCGGGCCTTTAAACCGGGTGCGCGCGCACCGCCGCCAGGGCGCCCGCCAGCCCCCCGAACTCGCGATCCACGCTGGCGGCCAGCGCCGGGTCGGCTGCGCAGGCGGTCTCGGCGTCAACGCCGGCGCGCAGCAGGTACGCGATGTTCGACCGGCTGTACCGCCCGCTGGCCGCCTGGGCCTCCGTCGGGCGGCGCGGGCGCGGGCGCGCGGCGTCCGTGGGGCCCTCGGCCTTGGCGGCCTTGGCGGCCTTTGCAGCCTTGGCGGGTGCCTTGGCCGGGGCCTTGGCGGGTGCCTTGGCCGGGGCCTTGCGCTTGCGGCCGCGCCGGAAGGCCGGCGGCGGCGCCGGCGCCGCCCGGCGCGCGAGCTCCAGCGGGAGCAGGTGGTGCACGAACGCCATACCCTGGAGCAGCGAGTCCGCCAGGTCGTCCTTCTTCTTCGACGCGTCGAACTCGGCGACGACCGCCGGGTCCTGCGCGGTCGCCCGCAGGAAGGCGTCGGTCGTGAGCACCGACAGCTTCTTGCGGACGTAGTACGTCCACTTGTCGATGTCGCCCGGCGGCCACCAGGCCGTGCCGGCGGCAAACGCAAGTTTCTGCCGGGCGTCCTGCACCGTCACGGGCAGGCCCCGCCCCGCGAAGACTGCCTCCAGGTAGTGCTGCAGCCGGGACATGGTCGGGTTGCGGGAGGGCTGGCGCTCGATGACGACCTCGTCGGCGGCCTCCGTCCAGGCCGCGCCGCGCACGGCCTCCACGATCCCCGCGGCGGTGGGCTCGCAGCTGAGCACCGCCCACCGGGCCACGCGGTCCGCCGTCCCGCGCGGGCACGCGCCCCCGGTCAGCAGGCACATGGCCAGGTTCTTGCGGCCCACGTCGATGCTCAGCACCTTCTTCGGCTCCGCGGCCGGCTCGGCGGCCGGCTCGGTCATGGTCGGGGCCCGGGAGCCCCGGAGCCCTAAGCGGTCACCGCACCAGCCAGGCCAGCGCGCCCAGCCCGACGCCCGCCGCCAGCGCCTTGGACGCGCCGCCAGCGCCCGCCGCCAGGCCGGCGTCGAGCCACGCCCCCAGGCCCAGCAGCGCCGCGGCGCCGACCAGCGGCAGCGGGCCGGGGCGGACGAACGCGGTACCGTCGTTACCGACATATCCTTTGTCGGCGTCGGAGTCCCCGCGCACGGCCGACCAGGCGGCCAGCGCCAGCGCCAGCACCGCCGACGCCAGCATCATCAGCGCCTGCACGCGCAGCACCCCGCGCCCCAGGTCTGACACGTTGTCGTAGAACCCCATGGTGCCGTTTTAACACCATTTTTTTGCGGGGCGCCGTACGGCAATGCCCGGGGACCCCAAGCCGCCGAAAACGACCAAGCCCGCCACGCCCGCCGCCAAGCCCGCCAAGCCGCCGGCGCCGGTGTGCACCATGACCGTCCGCGCGCTGGTGGCGGCGGCGGTGGCCGCGCCCGCCGAGGCCCGGGCGGACTTCGACGCCCTGGTCCGCGCGCCGCCCGTGCTGGGCATGCACCGCCAGGGGCTCAAGGCCAACGAGCGCTGCGCGGCCGAGCACGCGCTGCGGGCGCACCGCGTGATCCCGCACAACGGCGTGGCGCGGCCCACGCTGGAGCGCGCCTGGGCCTGCCCGCGGCTGCGCGCCAAGGTGCTGGAGTCCGCCGCGCGGCTGTTCCCGGGGGTCGAGCCGACGCCCCGCCACGTCGTGCAGGCGTACAAGCTGCTCCACGGCTCGATCTCGCTGTTCCGGCCCATGGCCGCCAAGTACCTGTTCTCGCAGTACAGCCCGCGCGGCCGCGTGCTCGACTTCTGCGCCGGCTGGGGCGGGCGGCTGCTGGGCGCGCTGGCCACGCCGGGGGTCGTGTCCTACGTGGGCATCGACAGCAACCCCGAGCTGCGGGCCGTGTACGACTGCCTGGGGCGGTACAACCCGGGCAAGGACGTCAAGATCGTGTCCGCCCCCGCCGAGACCGTCGACTTCCGGCGCCTGGGCCGGTTCGACTGCGTGGTCACCTCGCCGCCGTACTACGGCATCGAGGTGTACCGGCACATGCCGCAGTACGGCAGCCACGACGCCTGGCTGAAAAAGTTCCTGTTCCCCGTGCTGGCCAAGGTCACCCGCCACATCGACCCCGACGGCGCCGTGTGCATCAACATCCGGCAGCCGCCCACCGAGCGCGCCATGGTGGCCGAGATGCGGCGCCTGGGCTGGCGCGTCGCGCGCAAGCTGCTGTACCGCCTGCCCGCCATGCCCGGCAAGGGCAGCCACCAGGGCGAGCCCGACTACGGCGAGCCCGTGTACGTGTTCCGCAAGGCCCCCGCCGCGCGACCGCCCGAGGCCGGCGCGCGCGCGACGCCTCGGGGCCGCCGGGAGGCTTAACCGCCGGGCGCCGCCGGGCCGAGGCCATGGGACGCGCCGCCATGCTGGTCATCGCGGGCAATCCCGTCGCGAAGCGGCTGGCGGCGGACCTCGGCGACCGGTGGGAGTGCCACGCCCGGTTCGGGAAGCTGCTGGAGGCGCTGGAGGACCCCGGCGAAGCCAGCGCCAGGCTGTTCTACCGCGACCTGGCCGCCACGAAGAGGTGCGACCGCTTCGCGCCCCGGTTCGAGCCCGTGCGCGAGGCCGCGCTGGCCGGCGTCCCCGACCACGAACCGCCCGCGGACGCACGGCGGCGGTTGACGCTCGCGGCCCCGCAGCTCATCGATCCCGTGCGGGCCGAGTGCAGCCGCGTGCAGCGGGCCCTCGCCTGGCTGTTCAGCTGACCCACGGCGCGAGTTCCCACGCGAGTTCCCACGCGTCTCCTGTTTCGGGGTAGTACCCGAGGCCGCGGTTGACGGCGTCCATCAGGCGCCCGGCCACGCGGCGGTCCATGCCGCCGGGCCACGCGCCCGGCCCGAACGCGCCCGCGGGCACCCGGTGGCCGTCGACGGTCCGCAGCGGCATGCTGAAGAGCGCGTAGTCCAGGCCGTTTTCGAAGCGCACGTGGACAGTCTCGCCCAGGCTCGGCGCCTCGGCCGTGACCCACACCGACACGGACATGCCCTCGACGTGCACCTTGGTGCCGAGCAAGTCGTCCAAGCCGAAGACCTCGCGCCCGACCGGGCACACGGGTTTTGCGATCTTGCGGAGCACCAGGCTCGCGATTGCAATTTCGGGTGGCGGGCAGGGGGTGTCCGGATCGAGGAGACGCTCGGCCTCGGCGCGCTCGGCCTCACCTTTGGACGCCCCGACGCCCATGCCTGCCCGACTCTTTCAAATTCGTTTCCTTACTTGATCAACCCTTAAACTTTAAACCCAACCGTCACCGCGCCAGGCGCGCCAGCAGCCTGCGCAGCTCGGAGCGCGAGTACATCGAGTCCAGGGACGAGTCCAGGTCGTCTGACGTTTCCGTGCCGGTCAAGGTCTCGGTGTCCGTGTCGGTGTCGGCCTCTTCGGCGTCCGTCCCCGACCCGGCGGCCGCGGCGGCCTGGGCGTCGTCGTCCTCGGAGCAGGCCCCGCAGACCTTGGTCTGGCCCAGGAACACGTCCAGGGCCGTCACGGGGGACACGGTCTTGCAGAACGGGCAGTGCGACACGACCTCGTCGCAGTCGTCCTTGCACGCGCACCTGAAGGAGGTCCGCAGCAGGCAGCCGCAGCAGATCGGCTGCGTGCAGCAGGCCAGGTGCGTGAGCGCGCGGCAGCAGCGCTCGGGCCCGCAGAAGTCGTTGGCGCAGATGTAGCAGCTGGGGTCGGAGCCCTGGGGCGCGGCGCCGCCGTCGCCGCCCGCGCGGCTCCGGCCCCGGGTGCGCATGCCGAAGGCCCGGGCCAGCGAGCTGCCGCGCGGCAGCTCCAGCTCGAACACGGAGCCGGTCACGCGTCTGCCGCGCGTGGCCCGGAGCGGCATCCTTTTCCGTACCGCGCCCACGATTTTCGGGCCCGGAGAACGCCGTTTCCGGCGCCCGGCGCCCGGCGTTCGGGGACCGCTTTTTTCGGGCCGGGACCCCATGGACTCCCTGCCCTGGGCCGAGGCGCCGCCGGCCGCCCCGGCCGCCGACGACGACCCGCTGGAGCTGCCGGACGACGACGCGCAGATCCTGGCGTGGATCCGGGCGCGCGTGGACGAGTTCGTGGGCCAGCTGCGCCGCGACCACGCGGCCGACCCGCGGGCCGAGGCGCTGCTGGCCAAGCTGCGCGGCGTCGTGCTGCTCGACGCCGCCGAGTCCCGGCCGGACTCGGGCAGCTGGAAGAACGGCAAGTTCAAGCACTCGACGGGCGTGCTCTACGTCGCGGCCCGCGACCCCAGCGGCGCGCCCCGCACGCCCAGCTCGCTGATGAAGACCATCGTGCACGAGCTGGCGCACGCCACGCGCCGCAAGGAGCCGGGCGAGGAGGCCCACAGCCCGGCCTGGAAGCAGACGTGGCTGTGGTTCCTGGAGCTGGCCACCGAGGGCCTGGGGTGGCGCGTGGACATCAAGTGCGCCGAGTGCACCTACTACGGCCTGTGCGACCGCACGCAGTGCCCGCGCTGCCTCTGGCTGCAGAGCCTGTGCCGGCCCTACTCCGGCCCGCCCCGCCACTGACCGCCCCCCCGCGCAGCCGCCGCATCGCGGCCCGCACCCCCGCCTCGCCCAGCTCGCCGTACGGCACGGGCCGGGCCCCGGGGGCGTCGACGACGTGCAGCTGCGGCTCGACCTCCGACTGGCGCGTGACGCAGGAGGTCTCGTAATCGCGCTCGTACCCCCCGCCCGTGCCGTAGCAGGCCGTCAGCTCCCGGCCCGCGCGCACGGCGCGGTGGGTCCACAGCTCCAGGCGGCCGCGCGGCAGGTTCCACACCCACATCAGGTTGGGCCGGCCGGCGGCCCCCGGCTCGTTGACCAGCGGCGCCACGCCCCGGCGGAAGCGGGGCAGCAGCCCGCCCCGGGCGTCGCCGGGATCGAGCACCACGGCGGCGCCGGGGCGCCGGGGGTCGAACGTGTCTATCGCGAACTTGCCGTCGCTCAGGCCGCGCCCGATCCGGGCGGCGTGCGCGGCGGCCGAGGCGCGCAGCCCCGGGTAGGTCGCCAGGGGCGTCAGGGCGGGCAGGTCGCGCCGGGCCACGACGCCCCGGCCCTTGCGGGGGTCGAGGACCACGCGCACCATGGCCGCCACGCGGCGCCGCTCCGACTCGGGGATCTCCACGATCCCGGGGACGATCCCGCGGGCGGGGGCGTTGTCGCGCGGCATGGCTTACGCCCCGGAATTTTCGGCCGGAATTTTCGGCCCCGGAAACCATGCGCCGGACCTGGACTCGCTGGGGAGCCGTGGCGGTGGCGGCTGTTGGCGTCGCGGCGGCGGTGGCGGCGGCGGGCCGCCGCCGGGCCGCCGCCGCCGTGCTGGTGCTGTCGCTGGAGCGCCACCGCCACCGGCGCGAGCGCCTGCGGGCGCAGGCCGCGGGACTCACGTTCGTGACCGCCGTCGACGGCCGGCACCTGACCGAGACGCTGCCGGGCCTGACCCGCGGCGAGCAGGCGTGCCTGTACGGGCACGTGGGCATGTGGCTCCGCATCTCCGCCGGCGCGGCCGGCGGGGGCGCGGCCGGCGGGGGCGCGGCCGGCGGGGAGCCGGTGCTGGTGCTGGAGGACGACGCCGACGTGCGTCTCCCGGCCGACTGGGGACGGGTCCGGGCGGCCCTGCCGCCGGCCGGGACCTGGGACGTGGTGTACCTCGGGTACAACAACCGCCCCCGGCTGGCCGGCCCGCCCGCGGCCGGCGGGGCGCGGCGGGTCGCGGAGGGGTCCGACGTGTGGGGCACCCACGCGCTGATGCTGACTCCCGGCGCCGCGGCCAAGCTGCTGGACGCCTACGCGGAGACCGAGGGCCGCGACCCCGCGGGCATCGAGGGCCCCGGCCCCGCAGGCGGCGAGGGCAAGGGGCTGCCGGTGGACGTCTGGATGTCCCGGGTGCCCGGCCTGCGCCGCTGGTGCGCGGTGCCGTCGCTGGTGCGGCCGTTCGACGTCGACGATTCCGAAACGCAGCGCGTGCGCTGAGTTCCGCCGGCGCGCTTACGGGGCCCCCGGCGCGTGCAAACCCCGGCATTTTGTTCTCGGCGGAGCGCACGACACCATGGCCCCCGCCACCGCCGCCGCCGTCGCCCCCGAGCGCGCGCCCCGCGCGTCCCGCGCCGCCGCCGCCCCCGAGCGCCGCGCCACGGTGGTGCTGTGCCGCGAGAACCGGCCGGCCCGGCCGTCGGGCGGCCAGTCGGAGCGGGTGACCTCCGACGCCAACGACGACATGGTCGACGGCGTGATGCAGCGCGCGACCGCCGCGCCCGGCGCCAAGAGCGTGCGCATCCTGCCCTCGGGCATGGCGGTCCTCAACCACTGCGACCCGGTGCCGCTGGGCGCGGGCGCGGGCCCGGGGGCGGGCCTGCACGTGCGCATGCTGAGCACGAGCACCAAGACCGACGGCGGCGTGGAGATCGTGCTCGGCTACACGCTCGAGGTGTTCTCGTACGACAAGGACCTGGCGGGCGTGATGGCGGCGCTGCGCGCCCTGGGCGAGGAGCACCGCCTGCACCGCGAGAACAAGTTCGGGCACAAGGCGTTCTACTTCAACCACCAGCCCGAGCACCTGATGAAGCGCCTGGTCATGGACGCGCGCGGCCAGGCGACCGCGCACTCGCTGCAGTACGAGAACGGGCCCAAGTTCATGACCTTCACCATGGCGCCCTTCCACACGACCCGCAGCCTGAGCAACGTGTACGGCGAGACCGTCGACGCCGTGCGGCGCCAGATCGACTTCTTCATGAAGGGCCGGGCCTGGTACGAGCGCAAGGGCATCCCGTACACGCTGGGCATCCTGCTGCACGGCGCCCCGGGCACGGGCAAGACGAGCCTGATCAAGGCGCTGGCGCACGACTTCCACCGCCACGTGGTCAACGTCAAGCTCAGCGAGCACACCACCACCTCGCAGCTGAACAACCTGTTCCTGTCGGAGACCATCCACGTGACCGAGGACGGCAACTCGACCAAGTACTCGATCCCCATCGACAAGCGCATCGTGGTCATGGAGGACATCGACTGCATGGGCTCCACGGTCGTGCGCCGCCGCGGCGCGCTGCACGGCCTGCCGGGGGCCGACTCCGACTCGCCCGAGAAGCCCACGCTGTCCACGCTGCTGAACCTGATGGACGGGATCCTGGAGACCCCCGGCCGGATACTGATCATGACCACCAACCACCCCGAGACGCTGGACCCCGCGCTGGTGCGGCCCGGCCGCGTGGACATCATCGCCGAGCTGGGACGCTGCTCGACCGCGGAGGTGCGCGCGATCGTGGAGGGCATCGCCGAGACGCCCTTCGGCCCGGAACTGGACGCCGTGCCCGACCGGCGGTGGACGCCGGCGGAGGTGTGCCAGAAGGTGCTGCAGCGGCACGGCGACCCCGCCGGGATCGTGCGCTCGCTCATGGGCCAGGACGCCGGGCCCACGACCTTCTCGCGCCCCGTCCCGCCCGAGCCGGAGCCGGAGCCGGAGCCCGAACCCGAACCCGTCAAGCAGCCGACGGACCTGTCCGACCTGGTGGCCTCGCTGATGTGAAAGTGACGTGAAAGTTTTCACATTTGTAAACAACAAAGACAAGCGCACAACACATTCAGAAGGCCTCGTCCAGCGCGAAGCCGCGGTCCTCGGCGCGGCCCATCACGCCGGCCTTCTGGTACTCGCTGCTGAAGCGCTCGAAGAAGTTGTCCTTGCCGCCCAGGCTGATCAGCTCCATCCAGGGGAAGGGGTTGGTGGCGCCCGGGTAGGCCCGCGCGTAGCCCAGGCTGAGCAGCAGGCGGTCGGCCACGAACTCCACGTACTGCGCCATCAGCGCCGCGTTCATGCCCACCATGCGGCACGGGATGGCCTCGGTGATGAACTCCTTCTCGTTCTCGACCGCCTCGCGCACGATGCGCTCGACGGTCGACTGCGGCAGCCGGCGGCGCAGCTTGGAGTACAACAGCACCGCGAACTCCTGGTGCAGGCCCTCGTCGCGCGCGATGAACTGGTTGCTCAGGCCCAGGCCCGGCATCAGGCCGCGCTGCTTGAGCCAGAAGATCGCGCAGAAGGACCCGCTGAACAGCACGCCCTCCACGCACGCGAAGGCCAGCAGGCGCTCCGCGAAGGGCCGGCCCGGCGCCAGCCACTTGGTCGCCCAGGCCGCCTTGCGCCGCACGGCCGGCACGGTGGTCATCGCGTCGAAGAGGCGCTCCCGCTCCGCGGGGTCGGCGATCAGCGTGTCGATGAGCGTGCCGTACGCTTCTGAATGCACCGACTCATTGAAGGCCTGGTAGGCGTAGAAGGCGCGCGCTTCGGGGGCGCGGACCTCGACGCCGAAGTTGGCCTGGACGTTCTCCATCACGATGCCGTCGGCGCCGGCGAAGAAGGCCAGGACGTGCTTGACGAAGTGCCGCTCGTCGTCGCTCAGCTTTTGCCAGTCGTCCACGTCCTGGGTCAGGGACACCTCCTCGGCCGTCCAGAAGCTGGCCACGGCGCGCTTGTACATGTCCCACAGGTCGACGTGGCGCAGCGGGAAGGGCGTGAACCGGCGGGCCGAGTCGTCCCGCAGCAGCGGCTCGTCGAGGTACTCGACCAGGGCGTCGTGCCCCCCGACGTGGCGGTCAGCGTCGTACACCTGGGGGAACGTCACCGGCCCGTCGTCGCCCGCCGTCGGCAGGCCCAGCGCCCGGGCGCGGGAGCGGTACTCGCCCGCGTCGGCGCACTGGATGTGCTCGAAGGCCTCGCCCGCGTCGCGGAGCGCCTCGGCCGCGCGGTCGCACCAGGGGCACCCGGGCTTGGTGAACACGCGCCACGTCGGGGAAGATGCCAGGGCGTCTTCGGCGGTGCCTAGGGAGTCGGTCTGCCCCCGGGCCTCGTAGGCTGCGGCGGCCTGGGCGCGCTCGTCCGGCATTTGCGACATGACCGCCCCCGAGAAATGAATGGGCCCGTGGGCCCGCGCGGGGCCGTGGGCCGGTCCCGCCGGGATCGGGCGCCGAGGCACCCCGTGGCCCCGGGCGGTCCCGTCCCGAACCCACGATCCCGGCGCGACGAACCCCGCCGGTGATGTTGTCCGCGGCGCGACAATTCCCGCCCCCAAACCCAAAAAATGCAGCACCCCCCCGCGGCCCCGGGCCTGGCGGACCTCCCGGTGGAGCTGTACCTGCGCATGGACCTGGAGCCGCGCGACATTCTTGCGCTGGCGCTGACGTGCAGGGCGAACCGCGGGTTGGCGAACCGCATCGCGTGCGCGGCGGGGGTGAGCGTGCGGCAGGACCGCGTGGACGGGCTGCAGCGCAGCCACGCGGGCCTGGAGTCCCTGACCGTCGCCTGGGTGCAGCGCAGCACCGAAGACGTGTTCCTGCGCGAGTGGGCCTGGGTCCCGCGCGCGCTGCCGCCGCCGGCCTTCGCCCGGCTGCGGCGCCTGCGCCTGGAGCACTGCCGGGTCGCGCGCGGCTTCTGGGCCGCGACGCTGGCGGCCTGCCCGGCGCTGCAGCACGTGTCGACGGTGTCCGACTTCATGGGCTCGAGCACGGAGACCGAGGTGCGCGAGTACGTGGACCTGGTCGTGATCGGCGCGCCGCGGCTGCGCTCGCTGGCGCTCGAGGGCAAGTGGCACTGCCCCGTCGACTACCGCGGCCGCGGCAGCGACGCGGCGTTCTTCGCTCCGGTGGCGTCCGACACGCTGCGCAGCTACCGCGCGGGCGCGCGCCAGGCCTCGGTGCCCGTGGACGCCGCGCTGGACTCGCTGGGCATCGAGGACGACGTGCGGCTGCCGCTGGCCCCGCGCCTGGGCCCGCGCGCGCTGGCGGCCACCCGGACGCTGTCGTACCGCGGCGAGTCGTTCGGGACCCTGGCCGCCTTCGGGGCGCTGCGGGACGTGACCCTCCGCATGACGGCGACCAACGCTTTGTGCGTGTCGACGTCACTGGCGTCGCTGGCGGCGCTGCCGGCGAGCGTGGAGTCCCTCGACCTCAGCGTCGAGGGCATGTGGGCCATGCGGGGCGAGCCGTGCGCCGTGGAGTTCGGCGAGCCGCTCGCCCGCCACGGCCGGCTGACGCGCCTGGCGTTCAACGCGCGGTTCCCGCCCGACACGGTCCAGGGCCTGCTGGGCGGCTGGCTGGGCGCGCCGGCGCTGCGCGAGGCGTCGGCGTCCTTCGCCGAGCCCGCCGCGGCGGGGTGGGACGAGTACGCGCGCGAGCTGGCGCGGGAGCTGGAGGCCGACCCGGAGGGCGAGGAGGTCGACGACGCGCACCGCGGCGCCGCCGCCCGGCGCGCGCCCCTGGACCCCGGGCCGCTCGCCGCCTGGCTGGCCCGCCGCCCCGCCGCGACCGTGGCGCTGCGCGGCCTGGGCGACCGCCTGCGCGCCCGGCACCCCCGCCTGACCGTGGCTTGACCTCTGTAAAGCCGTGCGTCGGTTGCGTCGGTCAAAGCAAGAAAGACTCTCGATAAGTCGACTTCCAGTCTGTTTCTGTTTACTTATTTCCCATGGACTGGCCGGAGGTAATCCTGCGCGGGGTGTGCGACCCCTCCCCGCTCCTCGACCCGCCAGACCTGGCCAGCCTGCGCTGCACACACAGCCGGCTGCGCGGGCTGCAGGAGCAGCGGATGCAGGAGGCCAAGTGGGCAGCGGATGAGGCTCGCGATGCGGAAGCCGTGGAGAGCATCCTGGCCATGCACAAGCTGCAAATCCAGGTCGAGAGAGATTACGGGCATGTGTGCGAGGCTGTCCGCCCGCAGCTGAGCCAGGTGGCCTTCCCGATGCTGGAGCGCATGCGGGCGCTGGTGAGTTGTGGAAGGTCGGGGGTTGTGTGCGGGGGTTGTTGTGTAATTGCCCACCTTTGCCGCCTTTTTGCCGCAGGCGCCCTCGCTGGGCATGGCCGAGGAGTCGACACAGTCGCGGCTGCCGGGCGACCCCGCCGAGGCAGAATGCCGCACCATCACCTTCTCGACTCAGTCCCCGCGCATGGCATTCACGGCGCGCTACGACCCCGCCGTGTCGGCCGCGCAGCATTACCTCGACATCTGGGATGTCATCCCCGCCCAGTCCTGGGGTTTCCACCTGGTGCCGGTGGTGCACCTGCGGTCGGCGCGCCGGCCCGAAGAGGAGCTGCGCCTGACCTTCCCGCCGCCGTGGTTTGAGATGGGCGATGAGCAGGACCCCGGGTTTTTGCAGTATTTGCCGCCGTACCTGGAGGAGCACCTGAGCCTCGACATCACAGCGAAGCTGCAGTTCCTCATCCGCCGCTGTGCCCGCGGCGAGCCACACTCGCCCGAGGACCGGGTGCGGGGGGTGTTGACCGGCGAGGGGTGGAATCCAGGGTGGGGCGACAACCCGCCCCCGCCCAGCCTCAGGCCCGACTGCGCCGCCCTGGTGGCCGAGTACTTCGACACCCTGCCCCCCGAAAAATCCCTCCGCCTGGTGCTGCTTGCATGCAAGGCCCTCTACACCATCGGCTATCGGTATTGGTGATTTTTGTTAACTTGTGTTTTTGTTAACTTGTGTTTTTTTTGATTTGTGTTTGATGTGTAACAAAGGAAAGGAAGCAGGGTTTTGAATTTGTTACAGCACTTGTGTTGTTTCAATCCATCGGCTCAGTAGCGCTGGTTGTACGGGTTGTACTGGTACTGCTGGTACCCGCCGTGGCCGCCGCCGTGGCCGCCGCCGTGCTGCGGGTACCCGCCGAGGCCGCCCAGCATACGGCCCAGGCCGAGGCCGCGCAGGCTGCCCGCCAGCACCGGCAGGAACATGGTCAGGCCCGCGGTGGCGGCCACCATGATGATCAGGGGCACCTGCCAGGCCTGCCAGCCGCCCTTGAACATCGAGCCCTTGGGCCACTTGGACTTGGGCCGCTCGGTCATGCGGCCCAGCCAGTAGGCCGCGGCCAGGGACAGCAGCTGCAGCAGCCCGACGAACGTGATGCTGAGGTTCATCATTGACTGCCGCGGACAAAAAAAACTCAGCCGGGCCGGCGGCACAGCACGCAGCGCCCGTCGCCGGTGGCGCGCCAGGCGGCCATGCAGGCGGCGTGCACGCGGCCGCCGCAGCACGGCTGGCGGGCCAGGTGGCGCGCCGGGCCCTCCTCGTGGCACACGGGGCACTGCTCGGTCGGCTCGCCCGGGATCGAGGTCATCTGGCAGAACACGCACACCGGGCCGCCGTCCCGGATCAGGTAGCCGCCGCAGCCGCAGGCGCGATACAGGTGCGCGCGGTTGACCGCGTCCATGACGTCACTCGCCAGGTCTTCCGTCACGCCGGCGGCTTCCCACGTTTTGAAAACGTACACGCCCCCCGGCTCGCGGGTGCCCCCGCAGGTCGTCTCGAGCAGCCTGTCGTGCAGGTCCTCGTCGAACTGGATCGCGAGCTCGCACGCGAACGCGGCGGGGTCGTCGGACACCGCCCGCAGCAGCAGCCACAGCGTGTCGTCGGCGTTGCGGAACAGCACGCCCTCCCCCGAGGCGTGCAGGCGCTCCAGGGCCTCGACCAGCGGCCTGGCGTCGTGCACCACGCGCCCCGGCTCCGGCCGGCCCGCGTCGCCGGCGCTCATCGCGGGCCGGCGGCGGCGGCGGGTGTTAAACTCCCGCCTCGGCGGCGGGCCCGGGGCCGCCCGGGCCGCGCTGCAGCGCCGCCAGCTCGCCCACCACGGCCGCGATGTCGTCGATCTCGCGGCGGCTCAGGTGGTCGAAGGGCCGGGCCGGGTCGCGCCGGAACCCGGCCAGCGCCGCCGGCGCGGCGCGCATGGCCGGCCGGCACCACGACGCGCCGCGCACGTTCTGCCACCCGAACATGTCCATGTACTCGAGCGTCTTGTACCGCTCGTCGTCGCTCGCGCAGCCGCGGCAGACCTCGACCACGCGCTGCACGGGCCCGTGCTCGCGCACCCACACCGCCGAGCCGGGCGACATGGTCGCGTGGTCCAGCAGCCGCGTGTAGATCGAGTCGCTGTTGCCCACGTAGAACTTGCTGTCCCGGAGCATCAGCACGTAGGTGTAGTACCGCGCCGCCGGGTCGCGCTTCAGGCGCAGGTACTCCCGCCCGATGGCCACGCGCAGCCGCGCGCTGCGGCGCAGCAAGACGTCCAGCGTGTGGGCCGCCGCCTGGGCAGCCTGGGCCTGCATTCTCGGGACGCCCGCGCAGGGCGCCGCGGCGTTTAAACGCCCCACCGCGCGCCCCGGGCATGCCCGCCGCCCCCGCCCAAGCCGTCGACCCGCGGGGACTGGTGCTGCGGTCGACCCGCATCGCCGCCCCCGCCCCCGCCGCCCCCGCTGCCGCCCCCGCTGCCGCCCCCGCTGCCGCCCCCGCCGCCGCTCCCGCCGCCGCCCCCGCCGCCGCCGCCCCCGCCCCCGCCCCCGCCGCCCGGGGCCCGCGCGTCACGGTCCTGTCGTCGAGGCCCAAGCGCGTGCGCGCGCCCACGCGCGACGAGTCGCCGCCGCCGTGGCCCGCGCGCACGGACCTGTGGTGCTGGCACTGCTGCCACCCCTTCGACGGCCCGCCGCTGCCCATGCCGTTCAGGCACGATCCGCGCACGGACGTCTTCCACGTCAAGGGCACCTTTTGCAGCTTCGCGTGCATGAAGGCCTTCGACTGGGACTCGGGCTCGGCGCTGCGGGGGGTGCGGGGCGAGTACATCCGGATGTTCCGGCGGCGGTGCATGGGCGACTCGGCCCCGTGCAAGGCCGCGCCGCCCCGCGTCGCGCTGCGGGCCTTCGGCGGCGACATGACCATCGAGCAGTTCCGGGCGCAGTCGGGGCGGGAGGGCGTGCGCCACGAGGTGCTGCCCCCCCGGCTGGTGCTGCACCGGGACGTGGTGCGCGAGGTGGACTCCAACCAGCGCCTGGCCGCCCGCGTCGCCGCGGCCCGGCCGGCCCCGGACCTGAAGACGGTGGTGGACTTCAAGGACGTCGGCACTCGCAACGAGACCCTCCGCCTCAAGCGGCCCAAGCCGCTGCACGGCAACCGGAACCTGCTGGAGCAGACCATGGGCATCACGATCTCGGCCAGCCCCGCGTAGCCGGCCCTCAGCGCAGCTCGTCGCCCGCGGCCCGGTACCACCGGCCGTACCACGCGTCCCCGATGGGGCCCGGATGGAGCAGCGGCACGTCGTAGCGCACGCGGGCGTCCTCGATGTCCCGCAGCATGCGGCCGTCGGCGGCCTCGCACGCCCGCACCCACCGGGCCTCGAGGTCCAGGTCGTTGGGCAGGCGCAGGCGCACCTCGCTCATGGCGCGGGCCAGCGCCGCGCGCCGATCGAACAGGCCCCGCACCGCCGCCGGGCCGGTTTCCGCCGGGCCGCCGAGGCCCCGCACGGCGCGCGCGAAGGCCACGGACGCCTCCCTGACCGCGGCCGCGCAGCGGGGGCAGACGCCCTCGGCGAGCTTCACGTGCTCGACGTCCACGGGACCACCATCGAAGAACGGCCGGGCGCGGTCCACTGCCTCGGCCACGGGGCGGAGCAGCCCGGTGGCGGCCAGCAGCAGCACGGCCGCGGCCAGCAGGACCGCCAGGTCGGCCGGGTGTCCCATTGCGGGTTGGGGTTAGGGTTATGAAAAACGGACGGTGACCTTGACGTGGGTCTTCGTGCACCCCTTGATGGCCGCCTTGGACAGCTCGCGCCGCTTGCGCTTGCCGCGCGGGCCCGGCGGCTGGCCGGACGACGACCCGCGGTGCCGGATGCTCTGCAGCATGTCCTCGTCGATCTGGACTGCGTGCTGCGTGCCGTACTCCACCACCCCGTTCAGCAGCGCCCAGCGGAAGAAGTTGAGCTGGCCCACGGTGGTCTCGATGGTCTTGCCGTCGGCGTCCTCGAACCACAGGCGGTCGCGCCGGCAGAACGGGTCGAAGTAGCGCTTGCTGTACGCCTTGAGCTGCGACTTGTACGCGTGGTACATGTTGAAGGCCTCGGAGGCGTCCTCGCCGGGCGACCCCGCCGGCCCCGGCACCAGGTACACGATGTTCTTCTTCTTGCTGTAATTCGTGACCAGCCAGTCCAGGATGCGCAGCGAGCAGCGCCGGTGCGCCGGGTCGTGCGCCCGGCCCTCGATCCTGTCGTTGTTCCTCACGTCCGTGAGCACCCGGAGGTGCCCCGGGTCCGCGTAGAACTTGCGGAGGGCCCCGAGCAGCACGTCGCGTTTCGACTCGATCGCCGGCTTGGCCTCGGCCGGGGCGGCGCCCGCCGGGGCCTCGGCGGGCCGGGTGTCGGGTCTTTCGGGGGTCTGTTGCGCCATTGAACGAGGCTGCCCGTGCGGCGCCCTTAAGATTAATTGTGGGCCCGAGGGCCGCGGAAGTTACACACACGGCGCAGCGCAGGGCAGGGCGCAGGGCACGGCGGGAAGGGATTCAGGGCTGGGTGCTGGGGCCGGCGCCGTCGCCGCGGCGGACCGCGTGCGGGTCGACTTCCTCGAACATGCTGCGGACGTCCACGTCGGGGCCCGGCGGCGGCAGGCGCTCGTGCGGCAGCAGGTGCGGGATCAGGCCGTCGCGCTGCACCGCGGCCTTGCGCTCCTGGAAGTGCTCCTTGGCGGCCGCCTGGCTGTCCTTCCAGCCCTTGACCAGCTCGTTCAGGAACTCCTCCTGGTACTCCTGGCTCTCCACGGCGTTGGGGTCGGGCGGGATCAGCAGCCACTTGTACATGTCGACCAGGTAGATGTCCATGATGGGGTCGGTCTTCTGGAGGCGCTTCACGTGCGACTTGGCCTCGTCCTGGGTCGCGAAGCAGCCGCGCAGCTTCAGGCCGAACTTGTCGTTGCGCTGGTTGGTGCCCGTGGGCGCCACGAAGGACACCAGCGCGTACACCTGTCCGGGGACGGTGACGTAGTCGTCCTCCAGCTCGAACTGCTGCTCGGGGGCGGGGGCGGGGGCGGCGGGGGCGGCCATGGCTGCTGCTGCCCGGGGGGCGCGGCGGGCCTGTTAAGCCCTTTCCGACCGGGCCCGCTTGGCGGGCCGCGCGGCCTTGGGCGTCGCCTGCGGCCGCGACCGCGCCATGAGGCGGTCGAGGCTGAGGTACGTGCGCGCGGCGCGGCTGGGCATGGGCGCCACGCCGGCCTGCTTGGCCGGGGTCGCGGCCGGGGTCGACGCCGCGGCCGGTGCCGCGGGTTCGCCGGGGAAGAACGCTTCGAGCACGTCGCGCGGGACCTCCCACGCCTCGCCGACAAAGTCCTTGCACGTGCCGTACCGCCGGCCCTCGGTCGTCTCGCACCGGCAGTAGCACCGCTGCGAGATGCCCGCGCGCGTGAGCACGAAGTACACGTTGTTGCTCCGGTGCGCCCGCCCCAGGTTGAAGCAGTACCGGGAGGTGCTGCGCAGCATGAAGCACCGCTCGCCCTCCATCACCGTCGTGAACTTCTGGCCGATGTACTGCGGCGGGAGGGCGTCCGACAGCCGCGGGAGCACGTCCGAGTAGGCCCCGACGGCGTGCGGCCGCAGCTCGCCCGACGAGTCGCCCGCCGGCGCGGGGGCGGCGGCCAGGCGTAGCGTGGGGCCGGCCGCCGCGAGCGCGCGCAGGCTCAGCCGGTGCACCCAGGCGCGCAGGTCGGACAGGCACTCCGCCGCGGGCACGGGCCGCAGGGCCGCCGCCGGGCTGCAAGGTCCCTCTGACGCCGGGAGCGTCCAAGCCGGCGCGTAGTACGACTCGTCCCCGCGCCCCTTGCCCGACCAGGGCATGCGCAGCCCGTTGGCGCGGAAGACGCAGGCGTCGAGCTCGCGGTCCCACGTGCCGGCCGCCTGGCCCTCCATCCGCAACGGCCCCGCCGCCGGCCCCGCCGCCGGCCCCGCCGGCCCGCCGCCGGCGCCAAGGGCGTCCAGCATGCGCCGCCGCAGCTCGAGCGCGGTGGGCGCCTCGACGAGCACTTCCGGCCACGCCACGTGGAATCCGAGCTTCCACGCGCCCCCCTCGGGCTTGGCGACCGAGGACACGCACACCACGGCCTCGGGGTTCGGGCCGCCGGCCGGCGCCAGGGCGCCCGTCAGGGCCTGGACCACGGCGCACAGCCCGCCGCCGCCGCCCGCCGCGCGCTCGGCGGCCTCGCGGGTCGCGAACCGCGTGTCCAGGTCGACGAACATGCGGAACACGGGCGTGCGCAGCTCGACGACGCACGGGCGCGCGTCCGGGTGGCGGACCAGCGAAGCGGCGTAGGCGTTCAGGAACTCGCCCTCCGCCTCGGCCGGCACCGCCGCCTTGCCGCCGTCCAGGAGCAGGTGCGTGGGCGTCCCGGAGTCGCCGCCCAGGACCATGTAGCGCCGCTTGCGGAGCCAGTCGTACACGTGCCCCTGGCGCCCCGCCATCGCCGCCCGCCCGCCCCGGCCGCCCAGGCTTAAGCGGCGACCTGCGGGGGCGTGGCCAAACCCAGAGATATGGACACGCAGCCCGCCCGCCCGCGGCCCGACGCGCCGCGGCCGTACATCTGCATCTACGCCAGCCAGGTGGCCATGTGCATCGGCGCCAACCGGCACAAGAAGATCAGCGAGGCGGTGGAGCTGATGTGGCACCGCGCCAGCCCCGCCGGGCTGCAGGCCGCGCTGCGCCGCAACGCGGTGCGCACGGACGAAGACCACGTCGAGGACATCCTCCGCGCGCAGCCCGAGGTGCGCGGCCTGGTGGACGCCACGCTCACCTCCGTGTGCGACTCGTCGGACCAGGTGGCCGAGCGGTACGACGACCTGGCCAGGGGCCTGCGCGCCGTGCCGCTCCCGGACGAGGACCGCCGGCTGGTCGACGACGTGCTCAAGCGGAACCTGTACACCAGCTACGGCAACGTGCAGGAGCAAAAGGTCCTCGAGTACGTCAACGACACGCTCGGCATCGCCTGCCACCCCGACCCGGTGTTCTACAAGAAGCAGCAGGGCTGCGCGCGCACCAGGGCGGGCGCCGAGCTGCCCTGGTTCGTGGGCGGCAAGATCGACGCGATCGACTCGGGCCGGTCGCTGCTGATCGAGATCAAGAACCGCGTGAACCGGCTGTTCTACCGGGTGCCCTTCTACGAGCAGGTCCAGGTGCAGGCCTACCTGCACCTGCTCGACCTGGATCGCGGGGTGCTGGTCGAGTGCCTCAAGGTGCGGCGCCCCGCCGGCGACCCCGGGGATGACCCCGGCGGCGACGCGGCCCGGGATCGCGCGCCCCAGCCCGACGCCCCAGCCCCGGCCCCGGCCAGGGTCCTCGATCCCGACACCACCGTCAACGTCATCCCCATCCACCGCGACCGCCAGCTGTGGGACTCCGAAATAGTGCCCAAGCTGGCCGGGTTCGTCGACTTCCTGGCGGCCCTGCTGGACGACACGGCCCTGCAGGACCGGTACCTGCAGAGCAAGCGGCGGTCGGCCATGGTGACGGCCCACGTCAACGCCCACATGCGCCGCGCCCGGGCCGGCTGAAGCCCCCCGGCCGGCCGAAAAAGTCTCGCCCAGCGGCATGACGCGCCGCAGCTCCCGGATCGCCGCGCGCCGCCCGACCTGGTCCGCCCGCCGGGCCAACGCGCCCGCCCGCCTCGGCGTCCAGACGCTGCCCCACGACGCTCTCGCGCGCGTGTTCACCCACCTGCACCCGCGCGACCAGGCCAGCCTGGCCGCCGCGACCTGGAACGCGGCCGTCGCGGGCCGCCCAGCGCTGGCGCGCACGGCCGCGGCGGTGGCCCGGGCCAACGGCGCGCAGGAGGCGGCCGCGCGCCGCGTGGTGGGCATGATCCTCACGGTCCTGCGCAGGTGGCAGGTCGGGCAGCCGCAGGACAAGCGGGCCAGGGTGGCCGACGCGGACGTGCTGGTCTGGCTCAACAACCTGGGGACCCCCGGCCGCGCGCCGTACCTGGTCATTAACGTGATGCTCCCCGGCGAGGCCCGCCACCAGGCGTTCACCACCGGCGGCGCCTCCGTGCACAAGCGGGGCCAGTACCTCACCCTGGTCGTGCACCACAAGCCGTACAGCTACATGTACCACGGAGGCGTGCCCGTGCGCGCGACCGTCGCGGCCAGGATCTTCTGGAGGTCCGTGCTGCGGCGCGCCATCGATCTGTACAACAGCGACCGGCTGCCCAAGTGACCGCCCAGCCGACCCCAGCCGAAGGCTCCAGGCAAGTCGGCGAGCCAGCCGCCCGGCCGGAAAAAATCCCGGGGGTGTGTCATGACCGTCACGGCGAGCGCACGCATCATCACGCGGGCGCCGGCGCGCGCGCTGGCAGCGCTGCTGCGCGCGCTGGCGCCGCTGCTGCGGGCCCTGAGGTCCCTGGCCTACGGCCGGGCCTCTTGGCCCGCGTACGCCATCGCCATCGCCACCGCGGCGGTCGCGTGGATGGCGTGGTGCGCGTGCAGCCGCGACGGCTTCGACGACGAAGACGCCGAGCAGGAGCTGAGCTGCAAGCACCCCCGGGGCGGCGAGGCAGACGTGCGCAACGGCAAGGTGTGCCACGACGGCAAGTGGAAGCGCCTCAGGACCGAGGAGGGCGGCGAGCCCGGGGCCGGCAGCCGCTTCTGCTCCACCGAGGGCGCGCGGAACGGCCACGGCCTCAAGTGCTTCCAGGGCAAGTGGCGGACCAAGGCCATCATCCGGCACCTCAAGGACTCGGCCCGCAAGAAGCTGGGCGTGGGCAACGACGACAAGGGCTGCCCCGGCAACCGCCTGCGGTACAACAACGGCGACGGGTCGTTCAGGTGCATCACCAACCAGCAGTGCGCGGGCATGTACGCCGTGGCCAAGCAGGGCGGCAACGGCTGGTGGAAGTGCGAGTGCCCCGACAACTCGCACTGGGACGGCTCGGCGTGCCAGTGCAACTCCAACTACGACCGCGACGGCAACACCAACGAGTGCAACCAACATCAGACGTTCTCGAATTCGTAACAAGGCCTGTCAAGCAAGATCATTTCGGGGGTAGTGATTTAGGACGAGTGGCGCGATCCCCGTAAACATGACGGGCTGCACCTCGTGCACGACCGTGGGCGTGCAGCACACGAGGGCCAATACGGAGTGCGTTCGCGTGCTCATCGAGGCCGGTGCGCATGCGAACGCAACATGAGCTGGATCGAGGGTGTCGACGCAAGCTTCAGGGTAGCTTCCGAGGTCGACGCAAACCATATACACGAGCCCGGCGCCGCCGGTTTGTCTTGTTTTACTTTTGGCATGCTGCCCAAAATAGCCGCTTTCGTCGACGCCGGGCGCTCGGTGCTGTCCGAGGGGCATGTGTTCCTTTTGCGGTTTGCGGCGGACGCGTACGCCATGGGCTACGACCACGAGGGCGCGCCCGTGCCCGACGCGCCCGAGGAGCTGGTGTGTTTGCTGTGCGACGACAGCGAGGACAGGGAGAACTACACCCGGTACATGGCCATAGAGGCGGACTGGGACCCGTCCAACGGCCGCCCGGCCGACTTCGAGACCGCAGTGCGCAAGCTGTTGGTGCTGTACATGCTGCGCCAGGTGTAAGGAAATTACAACTCAGCCAAGGCATCGAAACAACAAACAAAGAAACCGAAGCACAGGAAAAGCCATTGAAGGACCCTAGAACCAGTTCAGATGTTCCCGGTGTTGACGCACTTCTCTTTCAAGCCCATAGACCGCTTGATCGATGTCGATGGACCCGCAGCGCATCCTTGGAAACCTCCGGGGCTGTGGCTGGCGGTGAAGAGGCTGTGGCTGGACTATGCGACGGGGAGCTCGGGGCTGGGGGTCGGGCGATACGAGTACCGTGCAGAGCTGCATCCCGATGCCCAGATCCTGGTGGTGCGAACGATCGGGGACCTCGATGCGCTCCCTCGGCTGGCGGACGGTGACCTGGTGGACTGGGCGAGCGTGATGCTGGGGTACGATGGCGTCTACATCCCCGACTTCCACGACCTCCGCCACCACATCTTCGTCAATTCCGCTGGGATGATGAGGCACATGTGGGCGCTGTCATGCGACGTCGACTCGATGTGCATCTGGAAGCCATCGGCCGCGGTGTCCCGCTTTTGGTTGCACCGAGATCATGGCAAACACTTTGGCCGCCCTTTGTTCGGTAAAGTGTAATCACACTAGATGGGGCCCGCGAACTGGAGGTTGCCGTCCCAGCCGTCGATTTGCAATATGTTTGTGCATGCACACCGTCACCTTCCCATAAAGCCCGTTGTGATCGAACCCAAATCCCGCGGATGCAAGGGGAGATTCACCAAAGATGCGGTTCAATTCGCACAGAACCGCCGCGTCGTCCTGGAACTTATAGAACGCGTCCCACCAACACCACGTGCCTGGGATGGTGAAGCTCGCGCGATCCGCGGAGACGCGAGCGGATGCCAGCGCCCTGGCGAGTCTCTTCTCGTCTCGCAGGACCGCAAGCACCGCGTCCCGCACCCTCACGGGCGCGTTACGCCGGCCGGCGTCGCGCATCGCTTTGCGCATCGCTTTGGTCGCGCTCTCACGTTCGTGCCCCGCGATGATATCTGCGCTGGATCGTGACTGTCGTTGGAAGCACATCTGGGGCGGATCTGCACGCCACCGCTGGTCCTAAGTTCCTGACGTTCCTCACAAAACTGTCTCAACTGTCTTTGTTTACACAACAAGGGGTTTTTAACAAAAAAAAGTCAAATGTAAATTAACAAACAAACAAAACAAGGTCAGGCGCGCTCGCCGCGGATGCGCCGGGCCAGCTGCATGTCCTTGGGCTGGATGGTGACTCGCTTGGCATGGATGGCGCAGAGGTTCGTGAGCTGCAACACAACAAACAACAACTCGGGTCAGCCGCAATTATGCCGGGTCTGCCGTGCCGGGTCAGCCGCAATTATGCCGGGTCTGCCGTGCCGGGTCAGCCGTGCCGGGTCTGCCAAGTCAGCTGCCAGGTCATCGGGTCCACAGTTCAAAAAAAGCACTTTCACAAAAGCACATCAAAAGCACCTCACCTCGAACAGCTGCACCAAGTAGGCCTCGGCCGCCTCCTGCAGCGCCTGCAGCGCCGCGCTCTGGAAGCGCAGGTCGGGGCGGTAGTCCTGGGCGATTTCGCGCACCAGGCGCTGGAAGGGGCGCTTGCGGATCAGCAGGTCGGTGTTGCGCTGGTACTTGCGGATCTCCCGCAGCGCCAGGGTGCCGGGGCGGTGGCGGTGGGGGCGCCGGGCGGCGGGGCGGGCCAGGTTGGCCGGCCCCACCAGGCCCCGCCGGGCCTGCGCCGCGACAAACTTGCCCGACAGCACCAGCTGCTTGCCGGGGGCCACCAGCCGGGCGGGGGCGGTCTTCATGCGCGCCATTTTGAAAAATGAAGGCACCGCTCGCGCCCGGGGATATACATCCACACACGCGAGCGACGCAACCGACGCAACCGACGCTGGTCCCGTGCAGATGGCGCTGGACCCCGGCCCGCCCGCCGCCGAGCGCCTGGCGGAGCACGCCTCCATGGAGCGGTACGTGCAGAGCGCGGCGGCGCTGGCCAGGGAGCTGGGGCGCGAGCTGCGGTGCAGGGCGGAGCTGTCCTTCGACGGCGCGGTACAGGACGCGCTCTCGCCCGACGGCCCGCTGCTGCGCTTCGCGCGGCGGCACTGCTGGACGCTGCTGGGCCACCGGCGGGCGGTCAGCGAGCACGACAAGGAGAACGAGGACCCCGCGGTGCTGCCGGACCTGGTGGAGGTCGGGTTCGTGTGCACGCTGCGCCGCGGGCTGGACCTGCAGATCGTGCTGGAGGCCGGGCCAGACCGGGGCTGCACCAAGGGCGCGCGCGCGGCCCGGGTCGGCGGCGTGTGCCTGCTGCGCTGGCGGGCGGAGGCCGCGGGCGGCGAGCTGCGGCAGCGCGACCACGCGGTGGTGCTGGCGTACGATCTGGGCGAGCGGCCAGTCGTGTGCAGCCCCGCCGGCGGCTGGCGCCTGCCCGGCCCCGGCGACCTGGCGGGCCTGCTGCCGGACGCCTCGCCCAGCTGCCGCGACCGCTGCTTCGCGCTGCACGCCTGCGTGCTGGACTTGCTGCTGTGAATTGCTGTGAATTGTCAATTGTGAATTGCGAGTTGTCAATTGTGAATTGCGAGTTGTCAATTGTAATTTCAAACGGCCAGGTTGTAGCCTCCCGGGTGCGCCGAGCCCAGCAGGCGGATGTAGCGCCTCTCGAAGCGCCGGGCGCTGTGCGGCGTCAGGCCGTCGGCGAGGACGGCGACCCTGCATGCCCCCCAGCCGTACCGGTGCAGCGCGCCCGCCAGCAGCTTGCAGTCCGGCGAGCGGGCCCGCACGCTGCGCCGGTGCTCCCGCAGCCGGCGGCGCAGGTCGTTGGTCCGGCCCACGTACGCCTTCCCGCCCGGGAACAGCAACGCGTACACCGAGGCTCGAACCGCGGGTCGCGTCATGACAACTCCCCCGAAAATTCACGGGCGGGTCACGAAAACGTCTCGTCGGGATCACGAAAACGTCCCGTCGGGCCCGCAGTCGACCTCGCGGACGTCCACGCGCATGAAGCCGTCGGCGTACCCGCGCCCGTCGGTGTCCAGTGGCGTGAAAATGGCCGGGTCCAGGTCGAGTCCCGTGCCGTCGCGGTCGCTGCACCCGCCCTTGTCGACCGCGCGGGCGATGGCCGAGGCGCCCGTGCGCCGGTTGGTCACGCGCAGGCACCGGCCGCACACCTTCTGCACGTCGCCCTTGTCCAGGCAGTACGCGGTCCACGGGTACTTGAGCAGCTTGCGCCCGTAGTCGGGGTCGGCCCAGAAGCGGTCGGCGCACGCCAGGGTGGCCGTTTCGTACCCCGCCTGGGCGTAGTAGTGGTACGTGGCACGCACGTTGTCGCGGACGATGCCGCCCGCGACCTCGGGCACGGCGGCCGGGTCCGACTGGTCGCCCCACAGCCGGGGGCCCGGGCCGCCGGCCGGCGCGGGGGTCGCGGGGGTCGTCTTGGCCTTGTGCTTCCGGCGCCTGGGCCGCCTGGTGGTGGGCGCGGCGCTGGGCACGGCGACCTCCATGCCCTGGCCGGCGAAAGTTTCCGCGGCTTAAAGACCCTTCCGGGCCTTCGGACCCGCCGCCATGACCGCCGCATACCTACATGACGTCTCAGACCAGCCCGACGGCCCGCCCGAGCCTAGCGTGCCGGCGGTGACCGCTGGCGTGCTCGTCAAGGTCATGCAGCAGCTCGCCAGGGACTCGTACGCCCCGGACTCGAACTCGTGGGCTGGCGAGCACCGGACCGCGCTGAACCGGCTGCTGCACGGGCTGGAGTACGACCTGCGGGTCCGGCGGCTGCGCGGCCCCGACGACCTGGAACTGGACGGCGATTGGGCCCACTTCGTCGTCGGGTTCTACTCGACGTGCCCGGGGACCGTGACTTACAATGTCGGCGACCGGGCCCTCGACAAAGCCCTCGACCCCTTCCGCTTCGCGTGCATCATGGACGGCAGCGCGCCGTGCACGCCACTGCGCGTGTCGTTCCCGGGCGAGGTGTTCGTCGTGGGGGCCAAGTGCGCCGAGTGGCTCCACGAAAAGACCATGAGGCACGACGACAGCGGGTACTGGTGGTACCCCAGGAAGCACTACTCACTGGACGTGTTGCGGGTCCGCGACCTGGAACGACGGTTCCTTCCGGCGTTCCCGCGGGGAGAACATTCGCCGGGCGGGGGTCATGGCCACGCCGATGAACCAGTGGCTGGAGGCCGCGGCCCTGGCTGACGTGGAAGCCGCGACGACCCAAGTCCAGCAGCACCCCGCGAGTACGAAACGTCAATGGACGGACTCAGACGGCAAGACGCCGCCGCCGCTGCCGGCCTGCCCCGACTGCTCGATCTGCGGCAAGCCCGAGCTTCCGCCGCGCCGGCGGGTCCGGCGCGCCGGCGCGCCGGCCAAGCCTTCGACCGGCTGCGCGTGCATGAAGTTCACGCTGGGGGCCGCCCCCGTAGGCCACGCGCGTGCTGGAGCACGGCAACCGCCCCGACACGCAGCTGTTCGGCACGGCCCGGCCCGGTAAGGCGCGATGCCGTTCAGCGAGCGCCTGCTGGCGGCGCAGGGCCGCGGGACGGTCGCCCGCGTGGAGCGACCGGCCGGCGACGCTGACGGTGACCATCGGCCACACCCGGGTCCCGGCCTCAAGTGGGTCGGCAATATTTCTCTGGGGGGTACTCCATGTCGTGGTTCAGCTCGAGGGCCCTCCGTGGGAACGCCAGCACGGTCAGCACCGACCTTTCCAACGTCTCCGACCCCAAGACGGCGGTCCAGAACCTGAAGCTTCCGATCCTGACGCCGGAGATGTACGGGGCCAAGAACGACGGCAGCGTGGACGCGACGCCGGCCATGGCCCTGCTCTCAAGCGCCGTGCAGGCCCTGTGCGCGGCTGGGTCCCCCCCACGCGTCGTGGCGTCGGGCAGGTACCTGCTGCGCAACAATGCCAATGGCCCCCAGACGTACACCAACCGCTACGCCGTCTACTGGAACCGCTGCGACGGGGCCGTGTTCGACTTCGGCGGGGCGACCTGGCTGTTCGATGGCCGCGACGACCACAACCAGTACGCCAACACCATGGTGTTCGACACGAGCCCGGGGATCAAGGGCGACCTTGGCACGTTCGACTGGGTCAAGCTGCCATTTGCGCAGGGCGTCGTCGCGTCGAAGACCTCGACGACGGTCGACATCACGCTCGACGCTGGGTTCGCGCCGACGTGGGTGGAGGCGCAGCGCGTCGAGCTCTACACGCGCGCCCGCGTGAACCAGTACAGCATCCTGGGGAAGACGCTGTCCGGTGCGGACACCACTGGGTGGACGGTGAGCTACCCGTCCGCAGGCGTCATGCGCATCGACTTCACGGGCGACAGCGCGGCGCTCACCTACCTCGGCGGCATGCAGGTGGGCGCCCTCTACGTCGTGACCTACAGGATGTACGGGGCCGGCGCCGTCTACCTCAAGTCCTGCACGTCCCCCAGCGTGAAGGTCGAGGTGCTCGCCGCCGCGGACATGGCGGTGCGCCCGATTGCCTGCACCGACGCGTCGATTGACGTTCGCGTGCGCGCGACGGGATCACGTCTCATCTCGACGACGGCCGACGGCCTGCAGTTCAACTCGTGCCGGGGGCAACTTACGGTGAAGGGCTACGTCGCCCACTGCGGTGACGACCCGATGAACATCTCCACGGACAGCTACAGGGTGACGGCCGTCCCGGGCGCGCAGTCCTTCACCGCGAGCTACGACTACCCGTATGTCCTGCCGGTCGTCGGAGACAGCCTCGTTGCGGTCGCGAACGACGGGACGCAGACGGCGATCGGCCAGATCACGGCCATGTCGGGCAGCACCATCACCGTCAACGGCACCTTCCCCGGGGGCTTCGGCACGGCCTTCCAGGTCGTCAACCTCAGCTCGGTGCCGGACAATGTTCTGGTCGACATCCACGGCGACACGTGCCGCGGCTACCTGCGCGCGTCAGTCCCGCGCCTCCGGGGCACCCTGTTCGGCACCTACCTGTCGGGCGTGACGATCGAGTACATCCCGCACTACTTTGGCGAGGGCGAGTTCCCGGACGACGCCGTGCTGGCCATCGACGTCAGGCACTGCGGCGAGCTGAACGACACCCAGGGCGCCGTGAACCTGTTTACGCAGAGGCTCGACGGCACCTCGTCAATGATCGCGGGGTCGATGAAGCGACCGCGGGTCGACCTCCGCGTCGTCGCCACAAAGGGCTCCGCGCTGTACGCGTCCGGGATCTCCAAGGGCCTCATCCGGTCGGTCTACATCGACGGCGTGTGCTCCAACCCGAACACGTCGGCGTTCGCCTGGCACAACAAGGCGCTCGCGTTCGACACCTGCGACGACGTCTTCATCCCCGTGGCATACAGCACCGCCGGCGACACGACCCCGTCCACGGTATACAAGGCCAACTGCAACCGCGTCGCCTTCGGGATGGCCATGGGCTTCACGACCGACAGTGGGCTCATGGTGCGCACCGACGGGACCATTCGCTTGCCGAGCGGAACGGGACAGTTCCCGAGCCCGGCATTGTACGCCCTGCCCTCGCCAGACCCGACGAGCGAGCGAGCCGCTATCCGCATTGGGAACCTGTCGTTCCTGCAGGACACTGCTGGATTGGGAGCATCCGACTTCGGGCTGTACAGCGCGGTGCTGGGGAACTACCTCATGACGATCAGCGCGACGGGGGTGCCGGTGTTTAATAACATCCCGACGAGCGCCTCGGGGCTGGCGAGCGGCTCGTTCTGGCGCGATGTGGCCAACGGCAACGTCATCAAACAGGTTCCTTAGATCGCTTACACCTGAGCCCGGCAATGTTTCATGGGCGGGACGTCAGGTCGCTCTCGTACACGGTGGCCACGTCCCGGTGGCCACGTCCCGGTAGTCTTCGTACCTGGCCACGGTCCCGCCCGAGACGACCTCGAAGCTCCCAGAGTATGGCAGCACGACGTGGCGCACGAACCAGAACGCAAAGGCGCGCAGCCACGCAGCCGCGCAAAAAATGTGTGTCGGGTTCACAATGGGCGGCAGGATCGTGGGCGCGCTGAACCAGGTGGGCACCGTGCAGGCCAACGTGGCCGGGTGGCTGTGCACGATACTGACGCTGGCCCTCGGGGGCTGGGGCGCGGTCACCGCGATCCGGGGCCTGGCCGCCGGGTCCAAGGCGCGGACGCAGCAGCAGAAGGTGGCCGCCAAGACTGCGGTCGCCCTGGGCTGCGTGTTCGCGTGCATGGCGCTGTGCACCGGCCTGTTCGCCAAGTACGAGTTCTGGATGGCGAGGTCGACGTCGCGCTGGGCCAAGTGGGGCCGCCGGGTCGGCGCCGTCGACGCCATCGCCACCCCGTTCCTGCGGTAATCCAGCCCTTCCACCGCACGCGACGAGCCGTACATGTGACATTTCCGTTGGGGTTGGGTTACATGTAAACGAAGAGCACAAGTGTGAACGAAGAGCACAAGTGTGAACGAAGAAGTTGTAAACCAAATGTACAACGAAACGCGCAAAGGTCAGCCCAGGTCGTTGTCGTCGTCCTTGGCCTGGTTGTTGAGGTCGCAGCCGAACACGTACTCTCGCGTGCGGTTGGTGCCGCGATACGCCCGCTTGCACTTCTCGACGCTCAGGCCCAGCTTGTTGAAGGGGCCGCGGAAGAAGTCGGTGTCGTACCGCTTGGACTTGTGGTTGTGGACGGACTCGAACGTCTTCAGCGCCGCCTTGAAGTCGTCCATGGGGCACAGCAGGTCCGCGCCGAGGAGGACCTCGGACGAGGCCAGGAACGCCTCCACCGAGTTCACCGACTGCGCCAGCTGGTCGCGCGTGTTCTTGAAGTACTGGGGCAGCACGGTCCAGATGTTGACGTGTCCGTACTTGGACGCGGCCTCCAGGTACGCGCGGTTGGCCTTGACCAGGATCGCCGCCATCTCGTCCGCCAGCTTGTCGCCCAGCTTCATGTCGCCGTTCAGCACGGCCCGGATGAACTCGAACAGCAGCACGCGGCGCTGCACGCTGCCGCTGTTGTCGGCCCAGCCGGGCACCTCGTTGCCGGCCAGCACGCCGGGCACATCCCAGGTCTTGGCGAAGGCGTTCTTGAACTTCTGGTTGATCTGGATGTCCTCGCCGCTGACGACGGACTGGAACTCCGCCTGCTCGATGCCCAGGTCGTTCTTGATCTCGGGCGCCACGAACAGGCACTTGTCGTGGAAGGCGCTCAGGCCGAACTTGCGCTCGATGTTGTTGCTCAGGACCCCCACGTCCTGGGCGTCGTAGAAGGCCTTGGCCACCTTGAGCACGATGGTCGAGTTGTGGGTCACCGTGAAGTCGCCCAGCAAAAACCGCTCGTTGCCGTCGGTCTGGAAGCCGTAGTACGGCTCGCGGCCGACAGGGACGACGTCGAAACCCCACTTCAGGGCGTCCTTGACGGGCTTCAGCTCGCCCGCCGCGAACCGCTTGCGGGCGCACCGCAGCGGGAGGTCCTCCAGCCCCGCGCCGAACACGTTGACCTGCCAGTACTGGCCCCACGCCCGCGTCTTGCCGTCCTCGTCCACCTTCGCCGGGTCGGTGTTCTCCCGCGCCAACGTCACCGCCGCCTTGCGCTTTGCCGTCACCGTCGCAGCGAAGCCCAGGCTGCGCGCCAGGAAGGCGATGTCGTCCGCCAGCACCTGGCGCTTCTGCATGATCTCGTAGTGACCCCTCGGGCTCTTCCAGCCGTCGGTGTCCAGCAGGCCCGCCAGCACCGCCATGCGCGTCGCGCGGCTTCCCGTCTTCAGCGCGTGCGGTACATGCTTGTTGTCTACCAGGTCGTACGCTCTCAGCGCCTGCAGGAACGGGTTGCCGCTCTTCAGGCGACGGCCGTCCTGCTGCGAGACGCCGTACAAGTAACTGCCGCTGCACGTGGTCAGGGTAAGCCCCCGCGCCCCGGCACAGTCACCGAAGGCGCTCACCATGTCGGCGTCGGCCATGGTCATCCGGGCTCCGGCCGCGTGGCCGTCGCCCAGCCAGGCGCCGATGGCCCAGGGGTCGAACAGCGGCTCCGGGGCCGCCGGGAACTCCACGGGCACGCGGTAGCACACCAGGTACCGCTTGACGTAGTCCGGAAGCGCCATGTACTCGGCCACCGTCATCTCGAACACCTCGTCCCGGTCCATCCCCGCCCGGAAGGCCTCCAGCTCGGGCTCGTTGGCCGTCGTGAACTTGCGCATGCCCGCCTTGCGCTCCTTGCCGTCGAAGAACGCCACCCGCCGCCCGTACTGCCAGTTGCCGACGCTGCCCTGGTTGGTGTACTTGAGGCACAGCACGTGCTCGCGGGTCACCGTCATGCCGGGGTAGCCCTTGCGCCGCGGCCGCAGCTCGAACATCTCGTCCTCGCCGCGGGCGAGCTCCAGTACGCACCGCGGGGTGCCGTCGTCGCCCATCACCAGCTCGCCCACGCCGATGTCCTGGACCGCCTTGACTGCCCCGCTGGCCATGAGGACAGGCGTGTTCAGTTTTAAACATTTCCCGGATCCGGCCTGGCCCTTGAAGAAGGGGATGACCTGCCAGCCGTCGCGCTCGTTGATCGGGTACAGCAGCCTGCCGAGCATCACGTACATCCAGCGGCACACGTCGGCGTCGAAGCCCTGGTACTCGGCGATGGACTGGAGGTGCGGGGTGGGGATGTCGCGCCAGTCGACCCCCGCGTAGTCGTCGAACTCCTGGTCGAAGTACTTGCACGCGACCACGTCCTCGGACAGCGCCGCCGCGCCCGTGGCCGTGGCCGCGTCGGCGAAGGCGTAGAAGCGGTCCTCGCCGCACACGTACACGCCGTTGCGGAACGAGTACACGCCGCGCTTCTTGCGCAGCTCGGGCAGCTGGTAGTCGTGGCAGTCGGTGAGGTAGTCGATGGCCTGGCTGATGTTCTTGAGGCCGGCGGCGGTGGCGTTGACCCACTGGCCCCAGGCCGTCTCCTTGGGCAGCAGCGAGAACACAAAGTCCTTGATCTCGCGGACGGGCCGCCAGGCGTGCGTGTTGCGGCCGTCCACGTACACGGGCTCGTACAGCCAGCCGCCGCTCTTGCGGTACCGCTTCTCCATGGCGGCGTCCAGCAGGTACAGCAGCAGGCTCTGGTACGGCGTGACCTTGCCCTCGATGTAGCGGAAGCGCAGCGCCCAGTGGCCCAGCCGCGCGTCGAGGTCGGGCGCCAGGTCCAGCGTGCCGTCGCCCAGGTGTAGCTGGTGCAGCGCCAGCTTGGCCTGGAAGGCGCTGAGCACCACCTTCTTGGCGTAGAACACCATCTCCATGACCTTGACGATGCGCTGCAGCGTGGACCGCTTGGCGGCGGAGTCCTCGTCGTCGGCGTCGTCGTCGGCGTCGACGTCCTCTGGGGGGTCGCCGGCCGCCGCGTCCTCCGGCAGCAGGCCCAGCTCGTGCAGGCGGTGGTACAGGCCGATGGCCTCGAGCTCGGCGTCGTTGATGGTGTCGTCGACGGTGCGCAGGCCGAAGCTGCCGCGGTCGACGTCGAGCACTTCGAGCAGGTTGTCCCGGTAGCTCAGGCCGAACACCTGGAACATGCGCATGGTCTGCTGCTCGAAGGTCAGCGCCCGCGCCTCCTCGCCCAGCTGCCACTGCTCGCACAGGCGCTGCAGCGCGGCCAGCGCGCCCGGCGCGTCGAGGTCCCGCAGGCCCCGGTTGATCTCCGACTCGCGCTTGCGCCGGACCCTGCGGTGCTCCGCCGGCTGCTGCGCCGCCCCGGCGCGGGCGTGTGAGCCGGACGCTTGCTCCCCCTGGGCCCGCTTCCGCCTGTTGCCCTCCATGGGCCTGCGGGGCGAAAATAACGGGCGTTCGGGGCCGGGCCGATTTTTGGGGGCGGGTGGTAATGTCCGTGCCCCCCGCGCTGCGCGCTCACCTGCCGCTGTTGTTGGTGGCCGCCGTGTCGGTCGCCGTGGTGCTGTACCTGTGCAGGGAGCTGAGCAGGGCGAAGAAGGCCCTGGCGGGGGAGTGCGCGCCGGTGCTGTGCGCGGGGGCCGCTAAGCCACCCACCCGCCCGGATCGCGCGGCGCCCAGCGAGCCCACCCAGCCCGCACAGCCCGCCGAGCCCCCGATCCCGGAGGCCTCGAGGCCCGCCCCCGCCGCCGACCCGGGCCCCGCCGCCGACCCCGCCGCCGACCCCGCCGCACAGAAGCCCGAGGCCCCCTCCGACCCCGCCCCGTGCGTACGAGCGCGAGCCGGCACCCTTCGCCGGCGCGTTTGATTCCCGGGAATTTGTTCCGGGCGGGACTGCAAAAGCAATGAGCTCCGCCGCACCCGCCCCCGTTGCCGCCCCCGCCGCCGCCGCCGCCCCCGCCCGCGACGTGCTGGCCTCCAAGGTGCAGAAGCACGTGGACTCGCTGCACGCCAAGATCGAGAAGCTGACCGCCGAGAACGCGGCGCTCAAGGGCCAGCTGCACGAGGCGCGCGCGGCCGGGTCCCGCATCCGCCGCATCCCCAAGCCCGCCGCCGCCGCCGCGGCGCAATGAGTCACCCGCACGAGAAGGCCCGCCGGCACAGCGCGCACGCCGGGTCCGGCCCGTTGACCTCGACGGCGTGGCGCACCAGCATGCCGGCGATGGGGGCCAGGTCGCCGTCCCGGCCGCGCAGGAACGCCACGACCTGCGGCCGGTACCGCGCGAACAGCTCGGCGTCGATGGCCCGCAGGTCGTACTTGACGCCTGGGAGGTACCAGTCCACGTAGGTCTGGAACACGTACTGAAGCACCCGCAGCCTCACGCCCCTGGTCACGTCGTACTTCAGCAGCGTCCCCAACCCCAGCACGGGGCGGATGCCGGTCGCGCGCAGCACCGGCACCCGCCTCGTGACCAGCTTCGCATTGACCAACGCCGTCAGCCGGGTGTGCAGGTACCGCAGCAGCGTCGTGGACTTGTACCGGCGCAGCGCGGCGTCCATCGCCCGCGCCAGGCGCTCGGCCGCCGCGCCGGCCGCAGCCGGGTCCACGCGCGCCCGGCCCGAGCACGGGACGGCGCACGACGCCAGGCACCGGCGCTGGCCGTCCGACGTCAGGATGTCGACCAGCCGCGCCGCGTGGTCTCCGGCGTCCCAGCCGCCCCCGCCGCCGCCCCAGCCGCCCCCGCCACCGCCCCCGCCGCCGCCCCAAGCCCTCAGCGCCCTCCCGAGCGCCGCGGGCGTGGAACTGACGCCCAGGGTCGACAGCAACGCCGACAGCGCCGACAGCACCTCGGAGCCCGGGGCGACGGCCACGCCGGTGGCCGCGCGCGCGGCCCGCTCGGCGGCCGCGTTGGCGCCGGCCGGCCCCGCCCGGGGGAGGACGCCGGTCCGCCGCGCGCGCCGGGGGCTGGCCGCCGCCGGGCTGCGCGGCGCCCCGAACCGCGCCGCCGCCGCGCGGGCCACGCGGGCGGCCGCCGCCGTCGCGGGGATCGTGGTTGCCGTCGGCATCGTGTCGTGTCGCCGCGAAAAAAGTGTGCGCCGACGGAATGCCGTCGGCCGCGCCCGCCCCGCCCGCGAGGTCCGCCAAGAAGCCGCCCGGGTTCAGCCCGGACCTGTGGGGCCCCAGCATGTGGTTCATGGTGCACCTGGTGGCGGCCACCTACCCCGACCGCCCCACCGCCGCCGACCGGGCCAACTACGCGGCGTTCTACCGGAGCCTGCAGTACGTGCTCCCCTGCCCCGGCTGCGCCGCGGGCTACCACACCATCATCACCACCGAGCCCACCAAGCTGGGCCCCCGGGTGTTCGCCACCCGCGAGGCGCTGTTCAAGTGGACCGTCGACGCGCACAACCGCGTGAACGCCAAGCTCCGCAAGCCCATCAACCCCGACTGGCGGGCCTGGTACCGCGAGTACGACAAGCTGCGCCGGTAGGCCCGCCGGCGGGCCCGCCGGGCCAAACGCGCGGCCCGCGCCGAAAGCCCCGAAAAAAAGCCGGGACTCCCAGCAGATGACGCGCGCCAGGCCGCCGCCCGACGACCTGCGGGTCGGGGACCTGTACGGCGCCCAGGAGGCCCGCATGGCCGTCAACCACGAAACCTACAAGCAGCTGCTGCGCCAGGTGCAGGACCGCATCCGCGCCCGCGCGGCCGGCGAGGGCCGCGACCTGCTGTGGCAGGTCCCGCCCATGGTGCCCGGCCGCCCGCTGTTCACGACGGCGCACGCGGCCAACTACGTGGCAGAGAAGCTGCGGCGGAGAGGGTTCAGCGTCGACGTGGCAGCGCTGGCCGAGAACGCGATCCTCGTGTACGTGACCTGGGGCACCCCCACCCGGACGGCGGCCCGGGCGCGGGCGCGGCCGAGCCTGGACGGCCCGCGGCCCGGGCCCGACCGCCCGCAGGCGCCGGCCGCGGGGCTGGACGACGGGCCCGTCACGGTGGCCGAGGCCACCAACCGCCTCGAGCGCCTGAAGGCGTTCCTCAGGTTCTGAACCCGGGCGCGCGGCCGCGGGCACGCGCTTTTTTACCTGCCGACGGGAATGGAGGTCCCGCCGCTGATCGACGCCAAGCGCGAGTACGTGGGACAGCTCACCGACGTCCTGGCGCCCTTCGTGGTCGGCCACGTCCAGGCGCTGTACGTGGCCGCCGCCAAGCAGCACCCCCGTGAGGAAGTGATCCTGGCCTTCCAGGGCGCGCTGCGGGCGACCCAGCACTGGAACGCGACGACCACGCGCGCCCGCGCCGCCGAGATCGAGAAGCGCTACCCGTGGCTGTTCGACCTGGTGGCGGCGTGCTTCGTGGCCTACGTCCAGATCCTGTCCAGCGTCAAGCTGCACCAGCAGAAGCCCAACATACGGCTGAAGCTGCCCGAGAACGAGCGGTTCGTGCACCAGGTGTACGTCAACGTCGCGAGGGAGTTCTACGCCGCCCCCCGGCTCGTGCACGCCGACCGGGCCGCCAAGGTGGCGGTGGTGCGCGCGGCGGTGGAGGCCACCGTGCGCGACATGCTGCCCATCCAGGACATCCTCAAGGCCTACCTGGGCAACACCGTGGACGCCAGCGACCACACCATGAACCCGGCGGAGCTGCAGGACGACGAATTCGAAGCTGCGCAGCCCGGCGAGCAGGCCGGGTTCGGCGCCGGCGACGCGGCAGCCCCGGCCGGCTTCGGGGCCGGCGACGGCTTCGGGCCCGAGGAGGGCGCGGGCCAGCTCAGCCAGCAGCCGCAGGGCCTGACGCAGCCGGAGGGCCTGCAGCCGCAGGGCCTGTCGCAGCCGGACTTGTCGCAGCCGCAGGCCGTCCCGCCGTTCACCGAGTTCCAGCCCCAGGGCGCCCAGGCCCCGCTCGCGCCCGCGCCAACCCCGCCGCCCCAGCCCCAGCCCCAGGCGCCGCTGTTCGGCGACGATGCGCCCAAGCACATCAGCCTGTCCGCCCAGGCCCAGGCGCAGCCGGCGCAGCCGGTGCAGGGCGTTCCGCACCAGGCCCAGCCGCTGTTCTCAGACGCGGAGGACGACTTCTGAAGCACACGTTAGTTCCCGGCCCATAATTTCGGCGCGCAACGCAAATGCTCGAGTTCCTGCAGAAACCCTACTTGTTCGCCTTCGCCCTGGCGCTGCTGACCGCGGTGCTCGCGTACCTGTACGGCCGGACCACCGACAAGGACCAGGCGACCAGCAACAAGACCTTCTTCAAGACGCTGGCGGCCGGGGTGCTGTCGGGGGCGGTGCTGACGTACGTGTCTAACGCTCGCCCCGAGCTGGTGGCGACCGAGCCATTCGACGTGGCGGTGACCGGTGTCTGAACCGCCGCGGGCCTGCGGGCCGAACCACCCAGGTGCGCATTTCCGAATTGCAGGCATGGACCAGGCCCTTTCTTCCCAGGCCCTGATCAGGCCCTTACCAGGTCCTTACCAGGTCCTTACCAGGTCCTTACCAGGTCCTTCGAACCCGGGAACGTCCCGGGTTCGAAGTTCCGGGGTCGAAGAAACTTTCGTTGCCGTGATACCATGAATCCTCGGGCTCTGGCGCTCGCCGTGATGGTCGTGCTGACCGTGCTGCTGCTGGTCGCGCACCGGCGCGACGGCTTCACCAGCCCCAAACCGCCCGTCAAACCCAAGGCCAAGGCGAAGGCGCCCCCGAAGAAGGCGCCGGCCAAGGCGCCACCGAAGAAGGCGCCGGCCAAGGCGCCACCGAAGAAGGCGCCGGCCAAGGCGCCACCGAAAAAGGCGCCGGCCAAAGGCGCGATCCACGCCACGATGAAGACCATCGCCAAGGTCACGACCAAGCCCCTCGCCAAGGTCTTGAAGGCAGTCGCCGCGACGGCCAAGCCGACCGCCAAGCCGACCGCCAAGCCGACGGCCAAGCCGACCGCCAAGCCGACGGCCAAGCCTGTGTTCACGCAGGCGCCCACGACCCGCCCGCCGGTCGTGACCGTGCCCGCGCCCGTGCCCATGCCCATGCCGGTGGTCATGGCGGCCACCCCGGCGCCGGTGGTCGACATCCAGCAGTACGATGCGGACGAGCAGTGGAACTCTGACTTCGCCGGCCAGGAGGCCCAGTACGCGGACGACACCCAGTTCGGACAGTACGACGCGCAGTACGACTCGCAGTATGACGGCACGCAGTACCAGTACGCGGACGACACGCAGTACCAGTACCCGTCCAACCTCGACGACCAGGACAACTACGATTACACGTATCCCGCGGATGAGTACAACCAGGACGAGTACCAAACTGAGTACCAGGACGACCAGGGCGACCAGGGGGAGTACCAGGATGACCAGGGGGAGTACCAGGGCGACGACCAGAATTACGAATGAATGAAAAGCGATAGGCTCGTTTTGTGGGCTGGCCCGTGCGGGTTTTTTTTCACACCGCCCATCCATGCCCAGGACGCCCTGGGAACTGACCCCCCCGATCTTCGCGGGCGCGCTGCTGGCCCTGGTGCTGCTGCTGGCCCTCGGCGGCGAGGCGGGCCGCCTGGCCCGCGGGCCGCGCGCCCTGGCCGCCTGGCTCAACCGGTGCCCACGGAGCTGCGGCGGGTGCCGGCGGTGCCGCGGGTGAGACGCCCACGCCAGCGCCCGCGATCTCGCACATGTCCTTGACGACTCTCCACCCCCACTCGAGCACGTCGGCGAGCGGGCGCTCGAACAGCTCGTCGCGGTCGCGCAGCTCGATCTCGACCTCGTAGGTCGCCTCGTCGCTGTCCAGCTCGTCGTGCAGGTTGCTGGCCACCCGGGTCATGTCCACGGTCCAGCAGCGGAAGCGGTACGACCGGCGCCGCTTGTGCCGCCGGAACCGGTGGTCCGTGGGCGGCGGGGCCTCGTCGGGCCGGTCGGCGGTTTCCAGCGACACGCTTGCCCGGCAGCACCAGGGCGACCCGGGCACGAGCTGCGCGGCGTCCAGGTCGAAGTCGCACAGCCGGCGCTTGTGCAGCCAGTAGGCGGGGCCCGGGCCGGTGGGGCCCTGGGGCATGACGTACCTGGCCCCGTCGCCCAGCAGCTCGGTGGTCTCCGTGGCCAGGACCCGGGCGCGCGGGGAGGCGTCGAGGGCGGCGGCCAGGCGGTCCCAGGCGTCCTTGGGCACGCCCGCCACGAACCTGTCGCCCACCCGGTGGCCCAGCCGGAACTCGAGCTCCAGGCGGTCCAGGCCGTACTCCTTGAGCGTGCGGCGAACGGCGGTTTCCAGCTGCCCGACCGCCGCCGGCCGCCCGGCCGTCGCGCCCCGCCCGGCCATGTTCTCGCGGCGCCGCGGCGCCGCGCCGTTAAGCGCTCAGGCCGCTTCACCGCCTCCGCCCGCAGGCCCCGCTCTGGGCGCACGCCCAGTCCGCGACCTTCTGGCCCTGGCGCTCGCCCTCGTACTTGCGCAGCTGGCCCGCGGCGGTCAGGAAGAAGATGGTCGGGAAGCCCGACACGGGCATGGTGGCGACGATGTCCTTCTGGCGGTCGGCGTCGATCTCGTACACGGGCAAGACCGTGCCCAGCGTCGCGGCCGCGCGCCGCATCTCGGGCTTGGCGGCCTTGCAGTACCCGCACCAGTCGGCCTTGACGAACAGCACCGCGGGGCCGCTGACGCCGCGCCGGTAGGTCTTCAGGCCGGTGGTCACCATTGCCTCGTGCCCCGAAAATAATTCCCGCGCGCCAAGGAATGCAACAACTGGCCCACGCGTGGCACTCGGCGCTGAACGGCGTGATCTGGCTGAGCGTGGTCATGCACGTGATCGAGTTCCTGGCCTTCGGGCAGAGCGCGGGCTGGCGGAAGATCACGTTCGCGGTGCTGGGCACGGCGCTGCTGGCGGTCGCCATCACCTCGGGCTTTCAGGTGGCGTAGCAGCCCCCGGAGACCCCTGCGGCCCGGCGGGCAGCGCCGCGAAGGCCCGCAGCGCGTCAAAGCAGCCGCCCGCCGGCGCCAGCGCGGCGCCGAGGTCCGGCGTCGACTTCAGGATCAGGTAGTGCGTGCGGCACCCGGTGTCGAGGATTTCCAGCACGGAGTTCTCGTCGACGTCGTGGGGGAAGATGTCCCTCGCGTCGACGCGCAGCCCCTGGCCCGCGTGGAAGTCGCCGAGCGGGCCCTGGTACTTGCGGACCCTGGCAGTGACGTCGACGCCGCGGGCCGTGGTCGGATCGTACAGCTTCGCGGACAGCACGCCACGGGGCGGGTGGAAGCCCGTCGGGGGCGACACGTCCGGGAAGGGGTCGCCGGGCCGCAGCACGGCGCGGTACTTGCGGCCCGCCGCGCGGTACCGGACCTCCATGCGGTCGTACGCGTCGCACGCGCCGCTGCCGGCGCGGCGAGCGGCGTGGCCCGAGTGGTCGCGGTGCCCGGCGGCGGAGAAGCCGCGGGCCTTGTACGGGCCGTCCTTGGGGCGGCGCTTCAGGGCCCCGGCCAGGGCCGCCAGCGCGCCCGGCACCCAGGCCGCCAGCGCCGCCCCGAGGCCGGCCAGGCCCGACCAGGCGAGAGACGCCAGGCCGACGGCGGCGGCGCCGGCGCGGCAGGCGGCGCGGGTCAGCGCCCCGAAGCTGCGTGAGGTCATGGCGGAACACGAGGCCGCGGCCGCCCCCGTCCTTAAGCTGGTCCCGGCCCCGCCGCCCGGCCCGCCGGCCGCTTAAGCAGCGGGCGCGGCGCGGCCGGGTCCCGGGCCGCGCCATGCCGCCCCAGCCGTCCTCCCCCGGCACGCTCGAGAGCCGGTACTCGGCCCGGCTGGACGACTTCCGGCGCGGCCGGGCCGCGGCGGGCTCGGCGGCGGAGCTCGCGGCGCTGGACGCCCAGGAGACGGAATACCTGCTGTCGGTCGTGCCGTTCGTGCAGGAGTACACCTCGACGCGCGCCGTCAACGGCGGCGGCCGCCCCGTGGCGGGCGGGCTGTCCGACCTGGTGGAGGTCACGCACCGCACGGGCCGCAACAACGTACTGCAGCGGTACCTGCTCGAGGTCGAGCGCCGCGAGGACCCGGCGCTGGTGGCGGCGGTGGCGGCGTACGAGAAGCGCCAGTGCCGGGTGCGCCCGTCCGAGGCCGAGTACTGGTGCCCGGGGTGCGACGCGCGGGGCATGCTGCTGGACTCGCGCGAGGCGCAGCTGGTGTGCCCGCACTGCGGGACCACGCGGTTCGCGGAGTCGAGCCTCGAGAACCTGACCTACGACCAGGAGATCAACCAGGACATCGTCAGCTCGTTCGCATACAAGCGGCTCAACCACTTCTGCGAGTGGCTCAACAGCCTGCAGGCCAAGGTGAGCCGCCCGCCGCCCGCCCGGCCGGACCCCGCCCGAGTCCCGCCGGGCCGGGGCCGGGCGCTTTTTTCTACCGGTACCGTACATCATGCCTCGCGCGCGGACCTGGGTGCCCGTGGTTGTGCTCGCCGCCGCCCTGCTCGCCGCCCTGGCCATCGCCTTCGGCCCCAGCCTCAAGCGGCCGGCGCGCAGCCAGCCCGCCAACGCGTGGCAAAGGGCCGGGCGCAGCGCCTCGGCCAGCGCCTCGGCCAGCGCCCGGGTCGCCCGGCCCGTCGTCAACACGCCCGCGCCGCGCAACTTCCGCCCGGCGATGCCGCAGCAGCAGACGCCCGCGCCCAGCCCCGAGGACTTTGGCCAGATCGAGCAGCCCGCCGCGCCGTTCTGAACCCTGAAACCCTGAGCCCCCCGCCCCCGCCGCAGGAGAACACCGAGATCCCGGCGGCCGTGGTGGACGCGGTCAAGGCCGAGTTCAAGAAGATGCGGGCGGGCACGCGCGAGGAGATCAAGCCCGTCAAGGTGCGCGAGTTCCTGAAGAAGCTGCGCCTGAACAAGTACTACGAGCACACCAACGCGATCTGCAACGTGCTCAACGGCGTGCCGCCGCCCAAGCTGCCCGCCGCGCTGGAGGACCGGCTCAAGGCCATGTTCGTGGAGATCCAGAAGCCCTTCGAGCGCAACTGCCCCAAGGACCGCAAGAACTTCATGAGCTACGCCTACACGCTGTACAAGTTCTGCGAGCTGCTGGGCGAGGACCAGTACCTGCAGTACTTCCCGCTGCTCAAGAGCAACGAGAAGCTGTACCTGCAGGACCAGATCTGGAAGAAGATCTGCCGCGACCTGGCCTGGGAGTACATTCCAAGGTTTTCCGGGTTTAGGGTTAATTGCGCCTAGCGTCGGCTGGCCTGCCCGCTCTGCTAACTGTGTGTCCACAAGTCCAATTCTCGACGTGTCCCACCGTACCCCGCCCCCGCAGCGTGTAGACTTAACGCCGACTCGTTGAAGGCCCCTTGCCATGGAAGACGACGGCTGGCACGACATCCCGGGCGGGTTCTCGGCGTATCAGGCGCACGTCACGGGACTCGTGCGGAACAAGTCGACGAAGCGGCTGCTGGCGCGGCAGACCAACGCGACCGGGTACAAGACCCTGAACCTGATCCACGACGACGGCAAACAGCGTCATAGAACAGTCCACCGCCTGATAGCGATGGCGTGCATCCCCAACCCCGAAGACAAACCGACCGTGGACCACATCAACCGCGACCCCGCCGACAACCGCGTCGAGAACCTCCGTTGGGCCACGCATAAAGACCAGGCGGGGAACAGGAAACCATCTGTTAGGTCCATCGACACGCTCGTGCCGATAGAGCAACGCACCTTGGACGGCACGCTCGTGACTCTGCACGACTCCGCGGTAGCGGCCCAGGCCGCCACGGGGGTGCGCGCGACTGTCGTGACAGCCTGCGCGCACCACCGCACACCCAGTGCGGGAGGGTTCGTGTGGCGGTACGCACCCACGCCCGACCTCCCAGATGAGGTGTGGAAGCCGTGGGGCACGTGGTACGTGTTCTCGAACATGGGCCGCTATAAGCGGGCAGACGGCTCCGGGCCGTGCCGCACGGGTGCGGACACGTGGGTAAACGATTACCCCATGGTCGGCGGCCGTGCCCTGCACCTGGTGGTCGCGGAGCTGTTCCTCGAACCCCCGAAAGACGGCCAGACGTGGGTCAACCACGTGGACGGAGACAAGCTGAACGCGGCTGCATCCAACCTGGAGCGATGCACGCCGGCCCAGAACGCGCAGCACGCGCACGACACCGACCTGACCAAACGCAAGCGTGCGGTCGAGCGGCTGGACGACGAGGGCAACGCCGTCCAGCGGTTCGAGAGCCTCAAGGCGGCCCGGGCGTCGATAGCCCGCGGCAACATCTACGAATCTATAAACCAGGGGTGTCGGGCGGGCGGGTGGTACTGGCGCTACGCGCCGATGTAATTACAATCAAACGAATGTGTACCGCTTCACCGCCGCCGGCGGGCCTCCTCGGCCCAGCGGGCCATGTTGACGCGCGTGAGGTCGGGCACGTACCCCGGCGCCAGCGTGCTGGGCGCCGCGGGGCGCCGCGGGTCGGCCTCGTAGTACCGCAGGACCAGCAGCAGCGTGTGGTCCACGCCGTGCGAGTCGTACAGCGACCCGTCGGGCCGCTCCAGCCGGAAGGTCAGCTTGCCCAGGCGGCCCAGCGGGTGGAAGCGGCGGGGCGGGAAGCTGACGAAGTCGAAGCGCTGCTCCCGGAAGCCGTGGCCGCGCAGCTTGACCATGCCCAGGCCCACGTGGCACGGCTCGTTGACCCGGTCTCTGAACATGTGGCTCTCGATCTCGGGGCACCGGATGTTCACGTACCGCGGCCCGCTCAGGTCCGCCAGCCCCGGGCCGAACAGCGCGTGGCCGCTGGAGCTCAGAACGACGTCGCAGCACACGTCCTGTCCTGCGTGGGCCGCCACGCCGTTGACTTCCATGTACCGGTCCGGGTCGGGCGGCAGGTTGTCGGTGTTGCGGTACGCTCCGACGTACCGAGCGGAGTCGCCGTCCGCGGCCGAGAACTCGACGTAATACGCCACCCCCGCGACCAGCAGGCCCCCGTCGGTCGGGCCGGCGGTCATGGCGCACTGGACGGGCACGTACGCATGGTCCTCGGCGCCGACCGCCAGCGCGCCCGAGGCCATCACCGCGCCGTCGGACGCCCGCAGCACCCGCACCGCCAGCGCGGGCGGCTGCTGGCCCTGGGGCGCGACGCCGACGGCGTACAGGCTCACCGCCGCCACCGGGCCCGCGGCCGCGCTGACGAACCGCTGGCGCACGGTCGAGCCCGCGAACACAGGGTCCAGGCCCGCGCCGGGCGCGGCGGGCAGCGGGCCAGAGGTCGCGACGGGCGGCTCGTCGTCGTCGGGGATCTCCGCCGGCCGGCTCAGGAACGTGTCGGACGCGCCGCCCGTGAAGTTGACCGACCACCCCGGGACCGCGGCGTAGTCACCCGACGCGTCCGTGGTCACGGGGTCGCCGAAGCCGAGGACGTAGCGCAGCGTGGACGTCCCCGCCAGCAGCGTGAACGGCCGCGCGCAGCTCAGCGCCAGCCGGCCCGACACCTCGGCCGGCACCGTCAGCGGCTCGCAGCGCAGCGGCGCCTCGCCCGCCGCGGCCGCGGTGGCGGCCAGCACGGCGTTCAGCTGCTCGACGAACTGCGGCAGGTTGTAGTCCCCCGGGGGCACCTCGGCGCGCCGCTTGCGGCCCTGCGCCCACGCGCCCTGGCCCCAGGCGTCGAGGCTGGCGGGCTGGTCCAGCGCGTACTCGAGCGCGTTCGCGTTGGACTCCACGATGTACTCGGTGCGCGGGACCGTGGCGTCGAGGAGGTCGAGGCCGAACACGTTGCGGAACGGCGAGGCGAAGGTCACGCCGTACTCGCTCGGGCTGGGGTGCACGGCCGTGTCGCGCTGCCGGCTGTCCACCTTCAGCAGGTACTCCTGCTCGCGGGCGGAGCCCAGGAAGGCCTGCACGTCCTCCATGTCCGGGGGCTCCGAAAATTAAATGTCGGCCGGGCCCTAAACCACGATGGCCTACCCCCGCCCGCCCGCGCTGCCCGCGCTGCTGGGCGCCACGGCCACCGTGCTGCTGGTCGGCCTGACGCTCGCCGCCGTCGCCGCCGCGCTGCTGGCCGAGCTGGCCGCCAAGCGCAAGGCCGCGACGGCCGCCTGAAAATCGGTTAGTTGAAGAGCGGCGCGTGGCGGTAGGAGATGTTGGGCGCCGGCCGGCGCCGCGATATGCCGAACCCGCCGTCGACGACCTCCACATCGTACACGCGCAGACGCATGCTCCCCACCTGGCCCCGCGTCCTCCGCAGCACCCGGTACTCCACGCCCGGCGGCAAGAGCACCTGCTCCGGCCCGACGCCGATGTGCCTGTTCCTGCGCCGGGGCGCCGGGGAGTCGAGGTACCAGGCCCACGGCGTGCCGCGCGGGATCCTGTCGACGCGCAGCCGCAGCAGGACCGGAGAGCCGCGGCGCTCGGTCTCCACGCCCGCCGTCTCCGCGTACTCCACGGCCTCCCCCGCGGTGAACGCGAAGGCGCTGAAGCCCGGGTCGTGCAGGCCGCCCGCCTCGAGCTCGGCCAGGATGTCGCGCGTGGCGTGGAGCCCCCTGTACAGCATGCGGGTGCTGCGCAGGCGGTCGGGCAGGCCCAGCGGCGCGCTGGGCGCCCTGGCCGCGTGCAGCGCGAACCAGGCCTCCATGCGGTTCACCTGGCGGCCGGTGCGGTTCACGCCGGTGCGGTTGTTGTTGCTGTTGGACCCGCCGCGGTTGCTGTTGCGGTTGCTGTTGCCGTTGGAATTGCCCCGCAGGCGCCGCTGCACATGCCCGTACTCGTAGTCGTGCACCCAATCCTCCATCGCGGACCTCAGCGTGCGTCGCCGCAACGCGCGCGCCATGCCCTGCCGCGCGGTTTTTTTCAGGCAAGGGGGCTCGTACAGATTGCTGCAATCTCGTGGCACGCAAGGCCAATGGTGGCGCCGTGCCTGAAGCGGTTCGACCCAGAGCAGATCGGCGACAACCACAGTGTGCTCGTTGTCGGCAAGCGGGGGACCGGCAAGAGCACGCTCATCAAGGACATGCTGTACCGCAAGCGGCACATCACGAAGGGCATCGTGATGAGCCCCGAGGGCCGGCGCTTCTACGACTGGGTGCCCGAGTCGTGCGTCTACACGGACTTCGACCCCGAGGCGCTCCGGAGGCTGATCGACCAGCAGAGGGCGGCGGCGAGGGCGGCGGCGAGGGCGGCGGCGAGGGCGGCGGCGAGGGCGGGCACACGGGCCGATGCTGCGTTCGTCGTGTTGGACGGCGTCCTCTACGACGTCCAGCACGAGACCGTGCGCTGGCTGATGCTGAACGGGCGGTGTGCCCAGATCTTCGTGATCATGACCATGCCGTATTGCGGTGACCTGCCCGCCGTGTTCCGCGGCAACTTGGACTACTGCATGGCGCTGCGCAACCCGCTGATCAACGACCGCAAGAAGCTGTACGAGAACTTCTTCCGCCTGCTGCCCGACTTCGAGCAATTCGCTCAGCTGATGGACGCGACGTCTGGGCAGTACGAGGCGCTGGTGGTAGACAACGTCTGCGCGTCGAACGACCCGGCCGACCTGCTGTCCGTGTACAAGGCGCGCATCGACCAGGTTTGAAGGAAAAATAAACCCGATCCGCGTGACCCTTCCGATCATACTTTACATTTAAGAGTTCGCGAGTTCACACCGAAGAAGACATGACGCATCAGGACGTGCTCGACAGCCTCGAGGCCAAGCGCGCCGCCGAGCCCCACCGCGAAAGGAAGGCGATCGAGGCGGCGGCGGCGAAGCTGGTCGAGTTCCTCCAGCCCGACAACCTCGCAGAGGCCATCCGCGACCGCGCCTGGGTGAAGGCGGACGGCGAGGTGGTCGTGACGGCGCTGGTGGGCCACATGGACAGCAGCATGGTCAAAAGCGCGATCTACCTCATCCCCAAGGACGTGCTAGAGGCGGCCGGCGAACCGCGCGCTGACAGCCTGTCGTACGGCCACGCGTGGTTTGCTTGGAAATGACAAATGTAAACCATGATCCCTAGCTTACTTCCAGCACCGACACCGAGCCCTTGCGCGGCCCGGCCCGCCGGGCCCGAACAGGCTTCTTGGGCGCGGGCGGCGGCTGGTTCGGATCGACCGCTGCTGCCGCGGCAGGCGTGACGGACGCCGCCGCGGCTTCCGCGACTCCACCGGCCGGGGGCGAGTCGGGGGCGGGCTGGGCGGGCGCCGCCGCCGGGGCGACGGGCGGGGCGACGGGCGCCGCCGGGGCGAAGGGCGGGGCGACGGGCGCCGCCAGGGTTTTCCTAGCTTCCTTCGTGACCTCCAGGGCGGCCGGGGCGGCCGGGGCGGGCTCCGGGGGTGCCGGGGCGGTCGCCGCGTCCAGCGCCCGCCGGGCCAGCACCGCGTACGCGGCCTCGACGCCTGGCGGCGTGTCGTCTCCGGCAGCGATGCACACGGCCCGGCCCGCGACGGAGCTGCGGCGCCCGATGCGCACGGGCCGCTCCCGGCACAGGAAGTCGTCCTCGTCCATGGCCACGCGGCCCCCGAACTGGTGGAACTCGGCGCCGGTCCACGCGAAGGCCAGCAGCGGCCAGGGCTCGCCCCGCCCCAGGCGCCACTCGGCGAACTGCCAGTCGCGCGTGTCGGCGGACTCCGCCGCGGCCGCCGCCGCGGCGTGGACGGCCTCGGGCTCGGCCGAGTCCACGCGGCCCAGGCGCTCGTGCAGCCACGTCAGCGACGGGTTGCCGATGACGTTGGCGTGCACCAGGAACGGCCCCGGGCGCTCCCGGGCCGCGAACAGCTCGGCCACGAAGGCCGCGTCCAGCCACGCGATGGTCTCGTCGAGCCGGGCGTACACGACCCCCGGCTCGGCGCAGGCCGGGAAGAAGGCGTGGTGGTTGACCCGGCCGCCGGGGCTGGTCGGGGCCGTGACCACGCTCGTCCAGCCCGCCCAGGGCTCCTCGGCCGCGAGGCGCTCGATCCCCGCGACCGCGCCCGGGTCGGCGGTGTTCAGCAGCAGCCGCCACCCGGCAAACCCCGCCTTCTGGGCCGCCAGGTGCGCGCCCAGGCGGCGCAGCCTGGCCGGGTCGGTCGCGGGGGTCACGATGATCCTCTGGGGTGACGCCGGCTGGGCCATGATACGCACCCGCCCCAAAATCGGCGCGGCCGTTTAACGGCGGCGCCGCGGCCCCCGGCACGGCTTTGAAGTATGGCGGCCATGAGGGAGCAGGCCCCGGCCCACAGGCTGGTGGACGACGGCCTCAGGAGGGAGGGCACGGAGACCCAGGAATGCGTGCTCGCGCTGATGGGCCACGTGGCCCGGCTGCAGGCCGATCTCACGCGCATGGAGGCCCGTCTGGAGGAGGCCCTCGCGGCACCGGCGCACGCGGTCGACCCGCGCGTCATGCATCTCGATTTCGTGCCCAACCTATGTCTACACCTGTGCACGTCACGTTGCGTGACGCTGGACGACGCCGCGCGGATCCTGGCGCGCGCGGCGGAGCCCAACGACCGGTTCGTCGTCTTCCAGCAGTACAGCAGATCGCGCATAGAGACCGCGCAGGCGTGCGTCGCCACCAACCCGCGATGCATCGTGGTGCGGGCAACCATGCAATCCGGGTGGGCGACCTCCCTCGTCCCGTTCGCGATGAAAGTCCTCCGGCTCGCCGACGAGGTGCTGGGCGCGGGAGTCGCGACCGAGTGTCGCATCTGCCATCCTAACAAAACCCTTTGGGGACGCGATCCCGCCGTGGCGGAGTGGACGGAGGACGGCCGGCTGGCGCGACTGGAGCCCAACCCGGACGGCCTGCCGCTCGCGAGCTGACGCCACAGCCCTTCCGGCTAGCGGCGCAGCGGCACAGCAGGAGGCGCGTACACCGGGGTCACGGCCATGCGGCGCAGCTCGGCCAGCACGCGCTGGGGGTTGTGCTGCAGAAACGCGCGGTACTCGTTCTCGGTCCGCAGGCCGAACCGGCGGCGCAGCGCGTCCTCGGCCTGGCCGGCGCTGACGTATTGGGTGAACATCCGAGAGTCAGCCATGGCTGGGTTCAGACGAGCGGCCATGGTAATGCTTCGGGCGCAGGGTTTTATTTTTCGAGGTTTAAGCACGGCGCCCGAGCCATGGACCGCCGCGCCCGCACCCCGTTTCCCAAAAAATGCGATCCTACATACTGAGCTTCGTTGCCGGTTACGTGACCTACGATGTGGCCATGGCGTCCTTTGCCGGCGCGAAGATCTCCGCCAGGCTGACGTACCGACGGGAAGACGGCACCCTGGTGTCGGCCCGCCAAAACTGTAAACCGAGGGGCTGACGGTTACACGTCAACGGGCTGATCAAGTTCGGGTTCGGATTCGGGTTCAATTGAGCGGTCGTGCAGCCGCGCGGTTACGTCCCAGGTCATCGCCCGAACATCCCCTCCGGCCTCGACGGCCTGTGCAATGTGTAGCAGCTCTTCCACCAGCCTCTCTAGAACATCGTCTTCCGTGCCCGGCCCGGCCCATCCCGGCACCAGCACGGCGTTGTGCTCCTCGCCGGGCGACGGCTTGTGGGGCGAGTCGTCAACGAGGATCACGCGGTGCAGGTAGCGGAAGTATGGCCGCAGCGGCTTGACCGTGTCGTGCGGCCGTCCTCCCGCGGCGAGGTGCACGGGCGGCGCTAGGAACGTGTGCGAGCGGTGCAAGACCATGCGCGGCTCGAACACGTCTGGCATGATCTTCAGGGCGCGTCGCACAGTGTGGGCCATGGCGGAACTGTACACGCCGAGCACCACCCCGGCGTCGCGCAGGCGCTGCAGGTGCTCGATGCCCGGCCGCGTGACGTGCTCGCCAGACTTACCGGCGCGTCGTACGCTGCTCGGTTGCGTCAGCGTACCGTTTGCGTCGAACAGCACCACCAGCCTGGTAGCCGGCACCCAGTTGTCCATCGCCTTGTGCAGCCGGTCGTGTTCGTGGCACTGCATCGGGTGGCGCCGGGGCAGGTAGGGGTGCATCCTGTCGTACAAAGCGTGGTCGTGCCGGTATTCTGACATGTTGTCGCTCCGGCAGTCCGCCCGGGCCTTTTAAGCCCGGAAAGCGCTTAAGGTCCCGGCGGGAAAGCACGTCGGCGAAACCATGACCATGTTGCGTGTGTTCGTCCTGCTCGGCGTGCTGGGCGCGGCATCCGCCCACGGCTACCTCGCCCAGCCCGCCTCTCGGAACCTCCTGAACAGCAACTGGTGCCCGCAGTGCTTCAACGGGCCCGGCGTGTGCGGCGACCCCCGGGGCTCGCGGGCTCACGAGCGCCCCGGCCGGGTCACCGCCCGGTACCGCGCCGGCGGGGTCATCGACGCCCGGATCGTGGTCACCGCCGAGCACCTGGGCCGCTGGAGCCTGGGGCTGTGCGCGCCCGCGCCGGGACGCCCGTGCTCGTCCCCGCGGGACTTCAGGCTGCTGCCCCGCGCCGACGGCCGGGGCCCGTACGTGTACCGCCTCGAGCCCCGCCACGACCGCGCGGCCTTCCGGCTGCCGCCCGGCACGTGCGCCAAGTGCGTGCTGCGCTGGTGGTGGGAGACCGGCAACTCGTGCACGCCGCGCGGCACCCCGCGGGCGTTCGCGAACACGGCGCTGCCGACCTGCCGCAAGCCGATCGAGACCTTCACCAACTGCGCCGACGTGGCGCTGTACTAACCGCGCCACGTCGGCCCGGTGCCGGCGGCGCGGCCCTCGATCCTGGCGCGGCTCACCGCCGCCGCGCGAAGTGGGCCTGCGCCTCGTTCAGCGCCCGCAGCGTGGCCCTGGCGCGCTCGGCGGCGCCGATGGCCGCCAGGCGCTGCAGCTTCTGGACGGCCCTGGCGTGGAGCGATTGGTACGTGTTTCCGCGGCGGTACTCGAGCTCCTCGGCCCACCTGGGCCGGCGCGGCGCGGGCTTGGGGCGCAGGAACGGCAGCGGCATTTCAACGTGCGACGGAATAAATTTCCGGGCGAGGCGTGGCTTATTTCCGGGCGCGCGTGGCTTATTTCCGGCGCTCAAGGCACATTTACACTTCACTTCCTTTAGATGCCCGTGAAGGCCAGGCCCGCGAGGCCGCCTGCGATGCGCAGCACGTTGTAACTGCACGCAAAGATCTTCATGCGCCCGACGGGCAAGTTCGCGTTCAGCAGGAACTGCAGCTCCGCTGTATCGAAGCGCGTGAAGTTGGCCTGGCCGCTGGGCTGCGCGTCCTCTGGCGACAGCAGGCTGAACGAGTAGCAGTGCACCTTCTTGGCGGGGCACCGGGTGTGGTGCTCGTAGGGCTGCATCAGCCGGAAGTAGGGCGCGGACCGGGGCGCGAAGCGCGACCCGCCGTTGAACACCAGCTGCGCCTGGTCGAACACCTCGGCGGTGTCGTCGCCGGGCACGCCGTACTTGAACCAGTTGTTGCCGGTCACGGCGTTGCGGTCGTAGTTCGACTTGGCGGTGTACACCCACACCAGCTCGCGCACGGGGTGGTTGTAGCCCAGCCGGTACTTGCGGGACCGCGTGCCGTTGGGGTCGCCGGGCGCCGGCACCGCCTCGTCGCCCAGGAACTGCAGCTGCGTGATCAGGTACTCGTGCGGGATCTCGGCCATGCGCATGCGCTCGGGGGTGTCGAGGACCACGTAATCCGCGTACAGCGAGCACCCCATGGACAGCGTGCCGCCGCCCTGCTTGGCGGTCAGCTGGGACACGGGCACGGCGGCCTTGACGCAGTCCAGGTACTCGCGGAACTCGAAGTTGTACTTGATCTGGTGGTAGCCCAGCGCGATGAGCGGCAGGTACAGCCCGGGCGTGGTGTTGAAGCAGAACCGGAGCGGCACGTACAGCGTCCGCGCCCGCGACTGCGCGCGCTGCCAGCCGGCGTCGTAGTCCGCGTCCGCGTACTTGCCGATCATCTCCCACGCGCCCGCGCGTTTCTCCTCGCGCTCGGTCAGCTCGCTCCAGATGTCCAGCCACTCGCCGTAGTGCTTGTCGATGCGCTGGCCGCCGATCTCCAGCTCCACCGAGGCCAGCACCGCGTGGCCGATCGAGTTGGTCCACCGCAGGGCGTGGGACGGCGCCGCGTAGGCGTACGGCACCGAGCCGCCCGAGCGGCACAGGTACGGCCACGTGGGCAGCGCGGCCCCGGTCACCGGCGCGGCGGCCGCGCCGGTGACGGACGACCCCGAGTACAGCCCCGTGGTGGAGCTGTACGACACGACGGCCTGGGTCGTGTTGCCCGACGTGACAGTCGCCGACGCGTAGTACTGCCCCCCGGAAACGAACGCCACTGGGTACGTGTACACGCTGCCGGTGAGCGTCTGCCAGTAGTTCCCGAGCGGGTCGACCTTGAGGCCCTGAGACGTGACGTCGATCGTGTTGCCGTCCGCTGGCGTCGGCGAGATGTCGTAGGCCAGCAGGTCGGGCAGGGATATCTCCAGCCACACGGGCCCGACCAGGTCGCCGTTCCTCGAGATCGTGCAGGTCGTGCGCCGCCCGAAGTCCGCCGTGGACTCGAAGCTCTGCACCACCGACTCGAAGGCGAAGTTGGTGTGGCGCCGGTAGATGAGCTTCCAGAACGTGATCTGCGGCTCGCCGGTCAGGTAGGCGTCCGCCAGCCCGTACGCCGCGAGCTGCGCTATGGCGCCGCTCATGCCTTCTGGTGTCCCGCCCCACTTTTTTTTGGGGCCCCGACCGTCATGACCGACCCGCCCGCGCCCGCGCCCGGTGGCCCCGGGTGGGCCGCCGGCGGCGCCGCCGAGCGGGTGCGCGACCTCGCCCGCGTGGCGCGGCTGCGCAACGGCCGGCTCGAGGTCGACTGGCTGTCGCGGCGGCTGGAGCCGCGCTGGCGCATGCTGGCGCTGGACGGGCGGTGGTACGACCGCGCCCGGCTGCGCGACTGGCTGGCGGCCACGGGCCGCCCGCCGCCGGGCCGGGCGGCGCTGAGCGTGGCCGAGCGCGCGGCGGCCCTGGACCCCGAGCCCTGGGCGCTGGCGCCCCGCGGGCCGCGCGGGCCGCGCGCCGGAAATAATCGCGGCGGGACGGCATGACCGCCGCCTCCGCCGCGAAATCCGCCGAGCAGACGGCCGCCGCGTACCTGGGCGCCGCGCCCAGCTACCTGTACAGCGCCGCCATGACCGCCATGGGCGCCGCGGCCATCGGGTGCGCGGTGTTCGTGGCGGCCAGGGCGGCGGGCGTGATCAGCGCGCCGCTGATGTACCACGCGCTGGTCTTCGGGTCCTTCTTCGGGCTGTACATGGTCATGCCGGGCGGCTTCGACCGCAACTTCAACGTGCCGGAAAAAAAGCGGATGACGATCGCGGACGTGCTGTACTACACCATGGTCGTCCACAGCACCGCCGGCTTCGGCGACATCTACCCGACCTCGTTCTACGCCCGGGCCTGCGTGGCCGCCCACCTGGGCCTCGTGTTCCTGGGCACCGCCAGCCTGATCCCGCTGGGCCGGTGAAAGCAGCCCCTGACAATCAGCACCCGCGGCAGTCATCGCCCAGCTTCGAGCCGTAGCAGTACGCGTACCGACATGGATTGACGCCCCGGAGGTCCCACTTGCCGTCAGCCGCGAGCTGCCGCCAGGTCTCGAGGCGCCACTTGCGGTCTTCCGGCGGGTTGCCCCTGGCGAAGTGGGCCGCGCGCAGGTCGCAGAACGAGTTGACCCACTCGACCGGCGAGCCGCCGGAGGCCGCGCGGGCCAGGTGGCTGACCCCCCAGGCGGAGCCCTCGTCACCGTCGCCGCTGTTCATCGCGGTGTCGGCGAGGAGGCCCAGGATCAGGGCGTTGCCCCTGAACTGGGGCGGCACGAGCTTGACGGCGATCTCGAGGTACTCGTCCAGGTACTGCTGCCACTGCGCCGCCACGAACCGCGGGTCCGTGCCGTGCGCGCGCACCCAGTCGCAGAAGTCGCACTTCTTCTTCTTCTTGCACTTCTTGGGGTCCGGCAGGTCCGAGGGGTCGTAGCCCGCCTTCTTGAGGACCTGGCTGACCTCGGGGTTGTCCGACGTGAACCCCGCGATGCCCATCGTCACGCCCCGGCCGTCGCCGATGTTCTCGCAGTACCCGAAGACCGAGGACCCGTCCGCGCCCTCCCACCACCGCACGCTCGACTGCTCGGGGCCGCCGATGAGCGCCAGGATCGTCGACATCTGCTCGGAGTCGAGGCCGCCCATCGCGTCGAGGACGAACGGCGGGATCTGGGGCCCGGGCTGCCCGGGCCCCGGCGCGGCCGCCGCGCGTTTCTTCTTCTTCTTCTTCGGCTTCGGGGTGTCCCGCGGCGCGGGCGTGGCCGCCGGCGCGGTGGCCGCGGGCGCGAAGGTGGCCACCGCCGAGGGCGGCGCGGTCGTGGGGGCGCCGAAGGGCGCGGCGAACGTGGTCGAAAACGCCGCGGTCGGCGCCGACGTCGGCGCCGGGGCCTGCGGGGCCACGCACTCGGTGCCGCCGGGCTGCGTGCAGCACCGCCCCTGGTTGTACTCGCGGTCGCCCCAGTAGCAGTAGGGCGGGCCGGCGGGGCACGTCGCCCAGGACTCCGTGCAGCTCATGCAGCGCGCCCAGATTATTTATCGCCGCGCCCGGCCGGCCGGCGCGGGCGGTCAGCGCAGGTTCTCGGCCTGGAACAGCGGGCCGAAGGTCACGGAGGCGAAGGGCTCCTCGCGGATGTACGTGTCCAGATCGCGCGGCAGGTACCGGTACACGACCCGGGGCGCCGCGCGCGCCGCCACCAGCTCGTTGGCCATGACCAGCAGCGCGCCCGCGAACAGCAGCAGGAGCAGCACCACGTTCATGGCGTCTCGCGCCGGTTTTTTTCGGGTTCAGACCCGCGGATTTTTGTGCGCCGCCCAGCCCAGGTGGCCGGCGCCATGGTGATGGACATCATGATCCGCAAGTTCGACCCGTCCAAGATGGCCGACAACCGGACCGTGATGATCATCGGCAAGCGCAACACCGGCAAGTCGGTGCTGACCAAGGACATCATGCGGCACAAGCGCCACATCCCCATGGGCATGGCCATGTCGGGCACGGAGGAAGGCAACGGCTGGTACGCCAAGTGGGTGCCCGACACCTTCGTGTACCCCGACTTCGACCGCGGCGCCGTGCAGAAGCTGATCCGGCGGCAGCGCCAGCTGGCCCGCCGCGGCGAAGGGCTGCCGCCCGCGACCTTCCTGGTCCTGGACGACTGCATCTTCGACCGCAAGGTCATGCGCGACGAGGTCATCCGCCAGCTGTTCATGAACGGCCGGCACTGGAACATCTTCATGGTGGTGACGAGCCAGTACGTGGCGGAGGCGCCGCCCGCCATCCGGGGCAACTGCGACTACGTGTTCATCATGCGCGAGAACGTGTACCAGAACCGCGAGCGCCTCTGGAAGATGTTCTTCGGCGTGTTCCCCACGCTGGACGACTTCAGCGCGGCCCTCACCAAGTGCACCGAGAACTACGGCTGCCTGGTGCTGGACAACACGGTGCAGTCCAACCGCCTGGAGGACTGCGTGTTCTGGTACAAGGCCGACCCGCGCGCCGACTTCCGCATGGGCTCGCCCCTGATGTGGCACTACCACTCCCGGCATTACAACCCGTACTACGACAACGAAGCGCCGGCCGCCGGCGGCGCCAAGGCCGGCGCCAAGCGGCGGCCGGCGGTCAAGATGCTGGGCGCGGGCGCCCGGCCCGGCCCGCGCAAGGTCAAGCGAGCCGCAGCGAGCTGAGCGCCGCCGCGGCGTCCGCCGTCGCCCACGCCTCCGACTCCATGTCCACCGCCAGCGCCGCGAGCCGCATGCGCGCGTAGGCCGCGTAGGCCCGCGCGCCCAGGGTCAGCACGCCGACCAGCACCTCTCGCGTCAGCTCGTCGGGGACGTCCGTCACGACCACCGCCGCGGGCGCCACGGTGCAGCCGCACGCCGCCTGGAGCCGCAGGCGCGACAGCGCGTGCACCACGGGCACGCCCAGCCGCCCAGCCGCCGCCACCAGCCGCGAGACCCGGGCGGCCTCGAACGGCTTCAGCGCGTCCGTCGACAGGATCAGCAGCACCGGCTCCGGCGGCACCGCGGCCCACGTGCCCACCCTCGCCGCCGCCAGGGCCGCCAGCCGCGCCCGCTTGGGGTGGTCCAGCAGGTCCATGGCCGCAGCCAGGCCGGCGCGAGCATGGGTGCCCAGCCGCAGGCGCCGCAGCATGGCCTCCACCAGTGACTCCAGATCGTGGTCGATCATCTGGCGCGGCACATCCGCCAGGTCCGCGGAGCAGCCCGAGGAGCAGCTCGGGGTGCAGCCCGCCGAGTCCATCATCATCTTTCTTGGGACCAGCGAGGCAGCCCCCGGCCCGATGATCGGCGATGGGGTCGGCGCCGCCGGGATCGTGGGTTCGCCAGCGTCGTACCTGGGTCATCCTGGGTCATCCCCTGCCGCGTCATCCCCACGATCCGCGCGTCGGTCCCGCCACCCTTGAAACAATCGCAAGAACAACAACAACTTCAAGAACCAAGAACAACAACCATCATGAACCCCGGGGCGCTCGAGGATGCGCTGCGGGCCCTCAGTTGGCACAGGCTGCGCCGCCTCGCGGCTGATCTCTCGCTGCCCGGCAAGGCCAGGAAGTCCCGGGCCGGCATCGTGGAGGCGCTGATGCAGCTGCACTCGGACCCCTGCTGCTCGCTGGAGGTGGTGGCGGCGGTGCACAACCGGCAGCCCCGCGCCCCCGCCGAGGACGCCGGCGACGCCGAACCGCCGCGGGCGACCAAGAAGCGGCCGCGCAAGTCCGCCGCCGTGCGCGACCTCACCGCCAGCTTCGAGGCCGCGGCGCTGCTGGACCCGCCGAGGCCGCCCGCGGCGGCCCCGCCGCCGCCGGCCGAGAGGTTGACCAGCCTGCCGCCCAGCCCCGACGCCAGCGGGGAGGTGTCGGAGACCATCGACGCGGCGGACTACGACTCCGGCCTCCTGGACGACGATGCCACCAGCCACTGGGTGGGCGGCGGCGCCTCGCTGGCCAGCCCGCAGGTGCCCAGCCCGCCGCTCATCCACGTGCCCATGCAGTGCGGCCCCAGCCCCGTGGGGTGAACGGCTTGTTTGTTGTCGTTGGTTCCGCGGATTTTGTTGTTGTTGTTTCCGCGGATCTGTTGTTGTTGTTTCCGCGGATTTCGTTGTTGTTGTTTCCGCGGATTTCGTTGTTGTCGTCGAGTTGTTGTTGCGCCTTTTTCGTTTCCCGTTTCGTTGTCGAGCTTAACACGCCCCGCCGCCGGGGCATTCGCAAAGATATAAGGAAAACATGAGGCACAGGGGCAGCCGGGGCGTGGACAAGAAGCGCGAGATGCCCCTGGCGGGGGAGGACCAGCAGTACGCCAAGATCGTGGCGCTGCTGGGCCAGGGGCGCGTGCGGGCCAGGTTCTCGGACGGCGCCGAGCGCCAGGGCAGCATCCGCGGCCGCATGAAGAAACGGGAGTGGGTGCGGCAGGGCGACGTGGTGCTGGTGTCCGACCGCGTCGGGCTGGCGGGCGAGGCCTTCGACGTCGTGTTCCGCTACCAGCCGGCCGAGGTGCAGCGCCTGCACCAGATGAACCAGGCGGTCGGGCTGGGCGCCGAGGAGGACGACCCGGTGGACGAGGCCATCGTGTTCGAAGACTCGGACGCGTACGCGACAGATTTCGTCAGGGTCGTGCCCGGGCTGCCGCCGCTCGTGGACGATTACGACGTGGATATCGACGGCATCTGAAAGTTGCCGTTCGCCAAGCCGGTTACATGTAACACTGCGCCCGCAGCCAGGCCTTGGCGCGCTCGTTCAGGGCCACGTTGACCGCCTTGGGGGTCCAGGCGTGCGCCTCGATCGTGTCCGCTTCCTCCTTGGCGACGTCGCGGCCGATCCAGCGCAGGAAGGCCCCGACGTCGCGCCCCACCGCCTGGAATGCCTGCTGGCACCTGGGCTCGCTGACGCACCGGTCGGCGAACTCGTCCAGGTCCTTCATGCGCAGCACGTCCGTGGCCGCGATGTCCTTGGGCCGCACCCGCACCACCGAGTGCTTGCCGCCCTTGACCTTGAACCAGAACCTGCTGCGGTTGTGCATGTCCCGCGGCTTCCACACGATGCCCTCGCCGATGCCCTCGACGCCAAAGTGCGCGCCGACGGGGCAGCGCGCCTCGACCGCCTCCGTCAGCTCCACCAGCCGCCGGCTGGCGCTCTCGGGGTTCGCGACGTCCACCGTGATGTCGTACGTGGGAAACTGCAAGATATTGAAGACGCACTGGGACTCGTCGTGCACGTCTGCGTGCAGACGCATGTCCTGCCAGGCGCCGTCCACGCGGATGTCGAAGACCACGAACATGCGGTCCAGCTTGGACAGGGCCACGCCCTTCTGGATGGACCCGCCGCAGTACTCGCCGCACAGCATCACCGCGCCCGCGTCCGGGCACCGCGCCCTGACTTTGGCGAACAAGGCCCCGAGGTCCAGGCGGGACATGGCGGCGGCGAAGCCCATGTTGTCGCTCTCGGCGGTCAGGGCCCTGTTGCGCGACTGGAACGTGACCTGCCCGTCGGCAGACTGCAGAATGTCGGCGTGCGTGCCGTGCAGCTTGACCGTGCCGCAAAAGTCCATGGACCCGATGCCGTGGTGCTCGAGCTCTTTCAGCACGTGCCGGTACTGTAAAATGGACGGGTACAGCCGGGGGTCGTCGAGCGTTTCGGGGGAGTCGGGCGTTTCGGCCATGGTTACAATCACAACAACCATTCAACCCAAACCCAAACATGCGTTAAGCGGTCTTCTTGAGCCAGGCGCGGGCCTGGCGCGCGCCGGAGCCGTACAGGCGCCGCAGGTCGCGGCGGGGCATGCCGAAGTCGAAGGCCGAGCGCGCGCCGGTGTCGAGGCGCAGCACGTTGTGGTCGTCGCCGTGGCAGTCGCCGTGGTGGTGCCGCGTCGCGCACTCCAGCAGCGCCCCCACGTACGACTCCAGGCTCGAGCACCCGTCGACGGGCCGGGGCCGGAACGCGATGCCCAGCACGCCGCCCCGCCCGAACTCGCGGCCGGCCCAGGCCAGCGGGAAGTTGTCGGACACGCCGCCGTCCACGTACAGGCACCCCCCGTGGCTGACCGCCGAGAAGTACAGCGGCACGGCGCAGCTCATGCGCAGCGCGAGGGCGACGTCCATGTCGGGCGCCGTGTCCGGGCCCAGGTACTCGGCGCGGCGCTCTGTCACGTTGGTCACGCACACGACGAGCCTCACGCCGTGCAAGCGAAGCACATCCGCAAACGTGTACCTCCCCCCGTCCAGGAGGTAGTCGATCCACCGCTGCAGGCCCGACCCGCCGTCCAGCCCGAACCCGCGCGCCAGGTTGCCCAGGTCGATGTCGGGCCGGTACCGCGAGGCCGCGAACCCGTCCAGCAGCTTGTCCGACGCCCTGTCCAGAGCCAGCGCCGTCGCCACGAGCGCGCCGGCGCTGGTCCCGACGTAGGTATTCACGCCCCGCAGCGCCCCCGCCCGCTTCAGCGCCACCGCCGCGCCCAGCGAGGCCACGCCCTTCATGCCGCCGCCCGACACCACGAGCGTCTCGGCCCGCTCGGGCGCGCGCGCCGCCGGCAACACGTTCATCGCGGGAACCCCGCCCGCGCCCGGCCTTTAAGCGGCGGCCGGGCGGGGGCGTCAGCACGGCGGCAGGTGCCCCGAGGAGTGGCGGTGGCAGAACTCGACGAAGTCGGCGTGCTCGCACTGGTCGGCGATGGCCACGCCCATCGCCCGCGCCTGGTCGATGAGCTGGTGGTACAGCACCACCAGGAACTCGTGGTGGTAGTCCGTCCAGGTCTGCAGGTCCGTCGCCACCCGGCGCCGGGGCGGCGCGGGGCCGGGCACGCCGTCGGAGTCGCTGTCGTACTCGTACTCTTCCATAATGATGGCTCTGTTTGTTGTTTGCCCGAAGGCCCTTAAGCGTCTCAAGCGTTTCGATTTACACCGGCAAGGCGCAGGGCACGAGGGGCACGAGGGCGCAGGGCACGAGGGCGCAGGGCACGAGGGCGCAGGGCACGAGGGCGCAGGGCACGAGGGCGCAGGGCACGAGGGCGCAGGGCACGAGGGCGCAGGGCACGAGGGCGCAGGGCACGAGGGCGCAGGGCACGAGGGCGGTTCACTCGAGCTGCATGGCAAGGTCGTCGGCTGCGGCGTCGGCCGCCGCCGCGGGTGCTGGCGCGAAGAGCAGGTCGTCGTCGTCGACCAGCATGTCGTACTCCTCGCTGGACGAGGGCCGCTCGACGACAGAGATCTGGTCGGCGCGCCAGGTGATGCCGAAGCCGTTCTGGACGAACCAGACGCGGTCGGCCTCCAGGATGCACCGCACCTTGCACCCCTTGGTCAGGTAGCCGATGTCGACCCGGCGCGGCTTGCCGGACTCGTCGAGGTTGCACTCGTCGAAGAACTTGCAGGTCGGGACGCCGTCGCGCAGCTGGATCTTGATCTTCATCGTCGGGTCGTGCTTGCCCTTCTTGTCGGGCTTGACGATCTTGCGCAGGTTGTCGTCCAGGGTCTCCTCCGACTTCTGCTTGCCGAACCACGCCTTGGAGTGCGCCACGGCCGCCTTGAGCATGCAGCGGTCCAGCTGCTGCATCTTGTCCAGCAGCACCGCCTCGCGCGGGTCGCCGCTGCCCAGCCGCACGGCGATGGAGTAGCTCTGGATGTCGGACTCGGGGTTCTTGGGGTCGGCGCGGTTGGGGTCGACCTCGAAGGGCATGTACATCGGCGGCGTTTGCATGGACACGCGCTGCCGCGAGCCGTCGAGACCGACCAGCGGCACGTACTGGCCGCCCACGCTGTTGCGGTCGGGCTTGCCGAAGGCGATGGTGGCGGGGTCGAAGTCGCGGTACAGCACCTTGGAAGTCGTGGCGGGGCCTGGGGCGGTCTTTGCGTTCACCATGGTGTCTTGTCGGGAGTCGGGTGTTCGGTGTGTCGAGGACTCACCCCCTTAAGCTCGCGCGGCGCGGATCGGGCGACTGCCGGGATCGGGACCGCCCGGGCCGAACCCACGATCCCGGGACCCCGGCCCGCGCGTCGGGACCCCGGCCCGGGACCCGTCACGGCGCCCGGGATTTGGCGCCCCGGCCGGTGTACGGCACGGCGTGGCCATCGGCGAGCAACACGTCGTTCAGGCACTCCGCCCCCCGGTGCAGCGTGGCCAGGCACCGGCCGTACTTGTCGGGGCCGCGGCACCGCGCCTGGGCCGTGACCACGCGCGTCTCCAGGTCGCGAGCGTCGTCGACGCCCAGCCACCGCAGCACCCGCGCCCGGGCCGCGGCGCCGGCGGGCCCGGACCGCAGCTCGGGCGCGTCGATGCCCGCCAGCCGCAGGTTCACCCGCCGCACCGCGCCGCCCGCCCAGGGCACGGGCACCAGGCAGGTGACGGTGTCGCCGTCGTGGCACCCCACGACGCGCGCCTCGGCGACCACTCCGTCGAGATCGAACGCCGGGGTGTTGGCCCGCGTGTGCCGCGCCCAGTCCAGCATTCCCCACCCCGAGACAATTCCCCCGACAAACTTTTTCGTCTGGCGTTTGTCGTTTGCCTTGGTTTGTTACACGGCTTTGGACATCGTTACACATCCCTTGACACTTTCATGCATCCGTCTGCCTGGCGTGCAGCGCGGCGGCGCACACCCGCAGCGCCTCGGCCAGCTGCGCCGTCGCGCCGTCGGCGCACAGCTTGACCAGGTTCGCCGCGGCGAGGAAGGTGCGCGTGTCCGGGTCCGCGGCCCCGAGCGCCGCGACCGCCGCCGCCGTCACGTCCGCGCGGTGCGCCGCCACCGCCTCCGGCCGGTGCGCCGCCAGGCGGGCCAGCATGGCCAGCACCACGGGCCTGGCCGCCGCCGGCGCCGCGCGCGCGCGCTCCAGCAGGCCCGCCACGACGCGCGGGCGGTGCGCCAGCGGGTCGAGCGGCACGTGCAGGAACAGCAGCAGCAGCTCGTCGCGCCGCTGCCCCAGGACGCTCTCGACCAGGTCCGCCAGGTCCTGGCCCGCGCCCGGCGCGAAGCCCAGCAGCCGCCCGAAGGCGGTGAGCACGGCGTCCCGGACCTCGGTGGTCATGAAGGCGCACGTCCTCGCCAGCGCGTCGACCGCCGCCCGCAGCTGGCACGACAGCGCGCGGCCCACCTCCTCGCGCGACTCGGCGGGCAAAAGCGGCACGACCTTCGAGGCCACGAGGCACACGTTGGCCGCGTGGCCGCCGTCGCGCGCCCCGACCAGGCACGCCACGAGGCGCCCGCCCGAGGCGCCGGCGCGCAGGTACGCGGCGGCCGCGTCGAAGTCGACGTCGCCGCTGAACACATCGTCCTTGAGCGCATCCCAGGCCCCCGGCGCGTTGGATGCCAGCGCCTCGCCCAGCAGGTCCTCGGTGCGCCGCGGGTAGCGCGCCTGCCCGGTGGCCTGCCGGCCCAGCTCGCACAGCCGCGACAGCAGCTCCACCTCGGGCAGCTCGGGGTGCTGCGCGCGGTCGCCCAGCCCGCCGTCCGGCAGCAGCACCGCCCGGCGCGGCACGCGCCCGTTCACCGTCAGCACCGTGGCCACCGCCGCCAGCAGCTGCTTGGCGGGCTGCGCGCCGGCCGCCGCAGGGGCCTTGGCCCGGGAGGGTGTCATGGCGCCGGGCTGCTTGTTTGGCAAGCTTAAGGCCGGGCCGCCGCGCCCCGCGCAAATGGCCGCACCGAGGATCGAGCTGCCCGCCGAGCTTTCCGTTTCCGAAGAGCCTGTGATGACCCCCGAAGACGTGCTGGCCGGGCTGGCGGACCTGCACCTGGAGGCGGTGGCGACGTCAGAGGCCGCGGTGGCGCACGTGGAAGAAACGGCCGCCGAGGCCGAGGCCGCCGAGGGCGAGCGCCTGCGGGCCGAGGTCGCGCGCCTGCGGGCCGAGCTGCTGAGCGCGCTGCCGGGGGCGGTGCGTGAGGCGGCCGCGGCAGGGCAGAGGGCGGCGGTGCTGCTGCGGTTCCAGGGCGCCGACAAGCTGGGGGACTACTGCTACCTATACATGATCAAGGGCCCCCGGGATCGGGACGAGAAGAACCGCCTGCGGGCCTGGCGCGTGCGTCCCCTGCTCCACGATCTGGGCGAGGCGCTGCGCCAGCAGGGCTTCAAGCTGCACCATGCCTGGCAGCGGTCCACCAACGAGAACACCCTGACCGTGATGTGGTGAATGAATCTGAGGCGCTGATCTTGATTTCCCGGACTTGTAAATTAAAGAGCTGCATAGGTACATGAACTGGGCGGGCCTGGCGGCGGAGGTCGTGTGGGTCCTGCACGCGCTGCTGGTCGCCTGGATCGTGGCCACGCCCTTCTTCGGCGGCGACATAGCGCTGGTGGTCCACTTGGTCGTACTTGCCGCCATCATGGCACACTGGGCCCTGAACTCGTCCCAATGCGTGCTCGGAGAACTCGAGAAGTGGCTGCGGGGCGTCGACGACGGCCACAGCTTCTTTTACTCGCTCGTCGCGCCGGTGTACCGGGCCAACGAGTCCGAGCTGGGGGGGCTGGTGTGGCTGGCGGCGATAGCGCTGTGGCTGACGACTTTGTCAAAGGTCATGAAGCGGCCGGCGATGCTCCGGGAGGTGCTGTGGCCGTGACCGAGCCGCCGGGCGGGCCGAATAATTTCCGGGGCTACCTATATACTTTCCGATGCTGGTCCTCTCGCCGCGGCTGCTGCGCGTGCTGTCGGGCTCGCTGTACCGCCGGCGCAGCGCGGTGACCTACGCCGTGTTCTTCATCGTCGTGTTCTGGCTGGCGTACCAGCTCACGGGCATGCAACGCCACTGGGACATGCCCGAGTACCTCAAGGGCCGCGAGGGCTCGTGGTTCACGTCGCTGTACACGAGTATCATGTCGCAGTCCAACGCCATGCCCGACTCGTCCCCCAAGACCACCACCGCGCGCGTGCTGTTCCTGACGCAGGTGTCCCTGGGCTGGCTCTGGTTCCTGCTGTTCACTTAACGTGTCCGCGATCCGCGCGAGGCATGCGGCCGCTCAAGCCCACCGCGGAGCGCGTGCGCGAGGCCGTGGCCATCCGGGCCAAGCTGGACTCGCTGGGCCTGAGCCCCGAGGACGACGACTTCAAGCGGCTGTGCGACGTGTTGAGCGACTTCGTCCGCAGCGGCACCGGCTTCTCGGGCCGGCTGCCGCTGAGGGCGTACGGGCGCGTGGCGCTGGTGCGCCTCAGCGTGCGCGAGGGGGCCAAGACGACCGTCACGCTGCGGGCGGCCGGGGCCGCCGAGGGGTAAATAAAAAGGGGGCCGGGGGCATGGGCAACGCGGGATCGAGCAACAAGGCCAGGGCCGGCGCGGCGCGGCGGTGGGACTGGGAGCTGCGCGACGGACGGTTACAGCCCAAGGCGCGCGGCGGCGCCGCGGCGCCCAAGCGCCCGCTGTTCCGCAAGCAGCCCAGCGACAACTACAACTGGTGGATCTTCAACCCAGACCCGCCCCGCCGGACCAACAGCGGGCGCCGGCGCAGCTCCAGCTCCAGCCGGCGCGGCAAGTGAATCACCGCAGCGTGGGCCTGGCGCCCACGCACCCCCCGAACTCGACTGGCCCGGACGACACGGCCGGCATGGTAACGTCCACGGCCGCCCGGAACCCGCACCGCCCGCACAGGTCCAGGAACCGCTGGTGCTCGTCGCGCAGCTTGCCGTCATACACCCCCCGGGCCGCGAAGCACGCCGTGCCGTCCTCGGAGACGACCCCCGGCTCGCGGGTCACCAGCGCGTCGACCACCCGCTTGGCCACCCAGGCCAGGCCCAGGCGGGCCTCGGACGCGGGAGCGTACCCGTCGGCGTCCACGGGCCCCGCCAGCACCGCGCTGTACTGGTTGCCCCACTGCCGCGGCTCCTCGCCCTCGGGCTGGCCGGCCACGCGGTCCCAGTCGATGACCGGCAGCGGGTAGCAGCCCGCCACCAGCGGGCGGCCGCTGCGCAGGCAGCGCAGCGGGAACTGGGCGTCGAAGCCCAGCGTGCCGTCGATCACCACCGCGCCCTCGGCCGAGTCGTGGGCCCGCAGCGCGTTCAGCGCGTCGTCGAACCGACGCACGAACTGCATGTCGGTGCGCACGGCCTCGGCCGTGGTCATCAGCTGGGTCTGGAAGCGCAGCAGGTTGGAGGCGCAGGCCAGCGACACCTCGCCGCGGTCGTTGGTGATCACGCACAGCAGCAGCGAGCGGGCGGGGCCGGCGGCGGGGGCGGGCGAGGCGGCCATCTTGGCCTGTGCCGCCGGAATTTTCGGGGGGCGCTGACCGCGGCGTCAGCGCAGCGCCGGCCGGCCTCGGGGCCCCGCGGCCGGCGCGGGTTCGCCGACCTTGGCCTTGCCCTTGGCCGCGGCCTTGGCGGCGGCCGCGGCCTCGGCCTGCAGCCGCTGGCGCAGGTCCCCGCTGAACATGTTGGTGCCCACGTGGGCCAGCGGCGACTGCAGGTCCGCCCAGATCTCGCCGCCCAGCTTCTGGTAGCGCCGGCAGAAGCTGTAGTCCTCGGACAGGAACCGGCGGGTCTGCTCGTCGATCAGGCACGCGAAGAGCGCGACGTAGTCCTTGACCTGCTGGCCCTGCACGTCGTTGACGCACTGCAGCTCCTCGCGGTACGCCTCGGCCATGCGCTCCAGCACGGGCCGCCGGATCATCATGAACCCGGTGGCCGAGTCCAGGACCCGCACGAAGCCGCCCTCGATCGGCTCCGTCTGGTTGGCGATGTTGATGTTGAAGTCCAGGCCCATCTGGTACACGGGCTCGGCCTCGCCGGCCGCCAGCTTCTCGGCCACCTTGTCCCAGTCGAACATCTTCTTCGAGTACACGGCGGTCACCACGTCCTTGTCGGCGCCCAGCAGCCGGAACACGCAGTCGGCCCGGAAGCCGATGTCGGCGTCGATGAAGAGCAGGTGCGTCGCGTCCGAGGCCAGGAAGCGCGCGACCAGGATGTTGCGCGCGCGCTCCACCAGCGACTCGTTGCCGATGAAGTCCACCGCGAACCCGACGCCCCGCATCGCGCAGGCCGCCTGCAGGCCCAGCAGGCTCGCCAGGTACGCCGCGGTCATCTGGCAGCCGAAGCACGGCGTGGCCACGTACAGCCGCACCGCCGGCTGCCCGGGCTGCCCCGCCGGGCCGGCGGGCGCGGCGGCGGGCTGGGCGGGCCGCGCGATCTGGGCGGCGGCGGCGCGGCGGCGGCTGGGCAGCTCGATGATCTCCACCATGTCTACGGTCCCCCGCCGAAAATGCGCGCGTCGCGCTAACGCGCCGCCGGCGCCGCCGGGGGCGGGTCGCCGCCCGGCTTGCGCACGCGGCGCAGCGAGTCGGTCTCGGCCACGGCCCGCCGGCCGAAGATGCTGACCACCACGTCTGCGGCCCGCGGCTCGCCCAGCAGCCCCGACAGCTCCTGCAGGATGTGCTCCTTCTTGAGCGGCTCCAGCCGCTTGGTCTGCCGGCGCTCCAGCTTGCCGCAGCCCCGGATGTTGCACTCGTCCAGCTTGTTGGCGCGCATGTACTCGAGGATCTCGACGCCCAGCTCCTTCTTCTTCTTGCGGACCTCGCCCAGCTCCTTGGTCCGCTGGGCCAGCTGGTCGTGCAAATCCACGTACGCCTTCACCACACCGATGAAGGCCTCCTTGGCGGCGAGCTCGGCGGGGGTCGGCGCGGACATGACCCGCCCGCCCGCCGCCCGCCCCTTAAGCAATCCCCCGTGCTCGGCCCTCCGCGGGGGGCCGAGCACGGCGAAATCAAAAAGAGAGTCGAAGGCAAGAAGAAAGGACAAAAGAGTCAAGCTTTGAAAGCGCCGCCGGCTACGCTGCCCGCCGCCCGCTACCCGCCGCCCGGGGGCGTCTCACTCCAGCGTCTCAAGGGGGGTCTCACTCCAGGGGGTCACTCCAGGGGGTCACTCCAGGGGCTTGCGGTACAGGTCGCTGTCGATGGTGGACTGGGCCCAGGGGCCGATGTCGCGGCGCGGGATGGCGGGCGCGGAGCGCAGGTCGTAGTTCGCGTTGCGCAGGCTGCTGCCCTTGGTGTCCACGCCGATGTACTTCTTGGAGTCCAGGAAGTTCTGGCCCAGCAGGCTCTTCGGCGCGAACTCGCCGAAGTTGGCGGCCTCGGCGCCCGAGGGCTTGGGCAGCAGGTCCGTGGCCAGGTTCATGAGCGGCGCGCCCGGGCCGCCGCCGCCGGCGGGCATGGCGGTCGAGAAGCCCTCGATCTCGTCCTCGGCGTCGGAATCGTCCTCGGCGTCCGAGTCTTCCTCGGCGTCGGAGTCCTCCTCGGCGTCCGAGTCTTCCTCGGCGTCGGAGTCCTCGGCGTAGGGCTCGAACGAGAAGGGCTGCGGCTGGAAGCCGCCGCCCAGCGCGCGGCGCAGGTTCCAGCCGCCGCGGCCCGCCAGCATGCGGTACAGCGCGGCCAGGATGGCCAGCACCAGGGTGACCTTCAGGATCTGCGCCGTCTTCATGGCTGTACCCCTACCGCGACAAATTTTTTGCCGCCCGGTGCGCGGCCCTCGGGTTTCAGAACTCGCCGTCGTCGGTCTCGGCCTCGCCCGCCTCGGGGCAGTCCAGCGCCGGGTCGATCAGGCACACCGGGGCCGGCGGCGGCGGCGCCAGCTGCGCCTGCACCGCCGTCCACCGCGCCCCGAACTCCGTGCGGCCGAACCGCACGCCCAGGTCGAGGATGAGCCGCACGCGGTCGCCCGGGCGCAGGTCGCCCGCGTCCACGGGCGCGCCGGCGGAGTCGAAGGCCTGCACGTCTGACACCCGCACCGCGAGGGACCCGTCGGCGCGCCTGAAGGACGCGCGCAGCGACTCGTCGGACAGCGGCCGCTGCAGCCAGGCGGCCTTGTGGGCCAGGGCCGCGCCCAGGACCAGGTCCTCGACGCGCCGCACCCAGGCCCCGAACCGGCCCGGGGGCAGGTCCACCAGCAGCACGCCGCGGCGCGATCCCTGCACGCTCAGCGGCGGCGTCTGCACCCGGAACCCGCCCAGCTCGGCCGTGTACCCGGCGCCGCGCCGCGACAGCTCGGGCGCGAAGCGCTCGGGCGCGAGGCACGCGTCCAAATCGGCCTTGGCGTAGTATTGCACGCTCGGGCGGGCCGGCTCCTCGGCCGCGGGTTCGGCGGCCACGGGTTCCTCGGCCACTGGGTCGGCGGCCGCGGGTTCCTCGGCGGGTTCCTCGGCGGGTTCCTCGGCGGGTTCCTCGGCGGCAGGCTCCGGGGCCTCGGGCTCGGGGTCCTGCACGAGCGCCAGGGGGAAGTGCTGGGGCTGCTCCATCTGGGACCCGCCGGTCAGAAAATCGGGACGGAAAGAACGCCCGGGTGGCCGCCGCCGCCCGAAAAAAATGCGGCGCCCGTGCTAATGGCGGCGGCACCGCCCCGAACACGCAAGCAACCCGCGCGCAGGCCGCCCAGCAAGCGGCCCGCGCGCACGCAGCCGGCCGTGCCCGGCGCCCGGGCGGGGCTCAAGCTCCCGACGCGCCTTCCCGCGGCCAGGCCCGCGGCGCGCAAGGAGCCGGCGCGCCTGGCGGGCAAGGCGGCGACCAAGCGGCCCGTCCGCGTCCAGAACGCCCGCAACGCGCCCCGAAACGCGCCCGTTCCCGCCGCCAGGCCTGCAGCCAACGGCCGCCGGGCGGGCCCGACGCGCCAGGATCGTGGACCCCCGAAGCCGCAGGCCGCCAGCCGCAACAACGTAACACGCAACACTCGTAACACTCGCAACACCCCGGCCAAGCCCGCCAAGGCGGCGGGCGCCAAGGCGGCCAAGACTGTGGCGGACCTGCGGTTCGAGGGCGGCTGGCGCCGCGGCGAGCTGCGGCGGGACGGGTACTACCAGTTCTCGCGCGCGGCGCTGTACCGGTACGCGCGCCCGACCAACCCCACCATCGGCGTGTTCCGGCGGTCGATCGTGCTGTACGTGCTCAAGTCCGGGCGCGGCGTGTTCGTCGAGCGCCAGGCCGACGGCAGGTACGCGCTGAGCAAGACGTACTCCGCGGCCTTCGTGGCCAAGACGATCGCGGGCTCGGCCAAGTACCGCCGGGCGGGCAACAACGCCACGGCACCCGTCGACGGCGGCGTGCCGCTGTACACGATCCTGAACACCGACACCGCCAAGAACGTGCGCGGGCAGAACCACGTCGTGCCCAAGTACACGCAGTTCGACGCCGAGGGCCGGTGGGTCACGGACCCGCGCAAGCCGCGGGCGCTGACGGTGCAGGAGAAGGCCAACATGGTCCTGCCGGACCCCGACCCCATGCTGTGCCAGGGGCAGAGGCTGGACCTGCGCGACCAGGGGTCGTGCTTCGTGACCGGCATGCGCGCCCGCCTGGCCCCCGCGCTGGCCAAGCTCAAGGACCCCAGCCTGGACGCCTGCGCCACCAAGACCGCCGAGCTGCAGCCGCACCAGCGCGCCGTGTTCGAGCTGGCCCGGATCATGGCCGACCGCAAGCCGGAAGAGCTCGGCGGCCACCGCGGGCTGCTGTGCTACCATAATACCGGCAGTGGTAAGACGGTGACTTCGTTGGGGCTGATCCTGGCGTTCTGGGACTCCCCTCGCAACATCGTGCTGGCGACCACGCCTGCCAACAAGGCCGACAACAACCTGGCCAAGTACGCGATGAACCTGTTCTGCTTCTTCCCGGAGTACGTGCGCAAGGTGTTCCCCGACCCGCCCACGCCGTACCCGCCACCCCCCTGGACGCTGGGCAGCCAGGCGCTGCGGGGTTGGTGCGCCGACGCGGCGAACTGGGCGCCGCTGTCGAGCCGGGTGAAGACGTACACATTCACGACCCTGGCCAGCGAGCTGTGCCTGCCCAAGCAGAAGAGCGGCCTGGGGCTGGCGAACCCCAAGGGGCCCGCCCTGCTGCAGGGCGAGGGCGCGCAGGGGTGCCCGCGGAGCGGGGCGGGCGACAGCGCCGGCAAGGGCATGGTCGGCAGCGTGCTGATCATGGACGAGGTGCAGAGCCTGTTCACGCCGGACCCGGCTTACGCCGTGGCCGCGCGGTACCTGGTGCCCCGCCTGACCTCCGATGCGTACCGCAAGAAGATGTTCGTGTTCGCGCTGACCGCCACGCCCGGCAACCGCGTGGTCGACATGCTCGAGGTGCTCAACTTCGTGCGCCCCCTGGGCCAGCCCGAGTTCACGCGCGAGGACGTGCGCCAGAACCCGCAGAAGCTGGCGGGGCTGGTGAGCTACGTCGACATCCGGAGCGACATCACGCGGTACGGCGTCAAGACGGTGCGCAACATCTACGTGCCCATGTCGCCGCGGTACTACGCCGGCTTCCTCAAGGCCGTGGACCTGAGCCCCGCGCAGCTGGACTACGGCCGGCTGCAGAAGGCCAGCAAGGAGGCCGGGTTCCTGTCCAGGCAGCGCGCGGCCGGCAACTGCCTGGCCAAGTCGGCCCTGGGCGGGCTGTACACCGACGCGGAGCTGGCCGAGTTCTCGCGCGCGCGGCCGCCGCGGGTCGTGGCCATGGGCGCCCAGGTGCGCCTGCTGAGCGACAAGCTGCTGGCGGCGCTGGACAACGCGACCAGCATGCCCGGCAAGCAGTACCTGTGGGTGGCCGAGCTGGGCACCGCCAAGGTCGTGGCCGCGGCGCTGACCCGCATGGGCTACGCGCAGGTGCAGCCGAAGGACTTCTCGGGGGCCGGGCTGAAGCCCAGCGCCCAGCTGGCCGCGCCCGCCAAGCGGTTCATCCTGTACAAGAAGGGCCAGGCCAACGGGCAGCTGCTGGGCGAGGAGATCCTGACGGCCTTCGCGGGCCTGTACAACGACCGCGCCAACGACGACGGCTCCCGGGTCAAGATCATGCTGGCCACAGAGACGTACTACCAGGGCCTGGACATGCGCGCGCTGCAGGGCGTGCACCTGGTCGACGCGCTCTTCAACGCGACGGCCGACAAGCAGGCCGTGGGCCGCGCGCTGCGCCTGTGCGGCCACTCGGGCGCGCCGTCCAAGAAGGTGACCGTGTACCGCTACTTCTCGACCGTGCCCCCGACCTTCGATCCCGCCGCGATCGCCGCCCGCGCCCGCGGCGCCGCCAAGCGCGGGCTGGCCGGGCTGGCAGAGGCCGACAAGCGGCTGCGCGCGATGCCGGCCCCCGACGCGTTCGACGGCGTGCGGCTGCCCGAGGGCCAGGACTCGGCGCGCATCCCGCCGGGGGTGAACTCGTACGTGTACGCCGAGGCCGCCCGGCGCCAGGTGCCCGTCGAGAACTTCGAGCTGACCCTCAAGGCCTTCGCGGTCGACTGTCCGCTGTTCAAGGACGCCTACCACGCCAAGGAACCCTTCCAGTGCGGCGTCAAGCCTTCCATGCAGGCCGCCGCGGCCAGCAGGCCCGCCAACAGGCCCCCGGCCAAGCCGGCCAACAGGCCCGCGGCCAAGCCGGCCAACAGGCCCGCGGCCAAGCCGGCCAACCGCCCGGCGGCCAAGCCGGCCAACCGGCCGGCGGCCAAGCCGGCCAACCGGCCCGCGCCGCGACCCGGCACGCCAGACCGCCCCGCCAACCGGCCCTCGGGGTGGAAGGCCTTCTTCCTGGGCACGAAGCCGGCGGCCAAGCCGGCGGCCAAGCCGGCCAACCGCCCGGCGTCCAACCGCCCGGCGTTGCGGGCCAACTACCCCGTGAAGCGCGCGCCCAAGAAGCCCGCGCCCCGGCCGCCGACGCCGGCCGCCCGGGTCAACCAGCGGGGCCGGCGGGTGGTGACGGATCCCTCGATCTTCTTCGCCCCCGCCGCGCGGCCGGCAGCGCGGCCGGCTGCGCGGCCGGCGAACCGGAACAACAACCACGCGCCCTCGGCGCCGCCCCTGCCGCCCTCGATGTACGGCCTGTTCCGACCCCCCGCCCGGCCGCCCGTCCCGAAGGCCCGGCCGCCCGCCCCGAAGGCCCGTCCGCCCGCCCCGCAGGCCCAGCACTTGCGCGAGGCCCAGGCCGCCGCGAACCGCATCCTGGCGCAGCGGCGGCGCGACGCCGCGGCCGCCGCGGCCCGAGGGCGCGGCGCGGCGAAACGATAAAAACCGGCGTGTACGCCAGAAATGAGCTGGACGCCGCCGCCCGACCCGCGGCAGCCCCCGCCGCCGGGCCCCGACGCGGCGCTGGGGCGCCTGCCGCCCGGCGGGCCCAGCGAGGCGCTGTTCTCGAACTCGGCGGCCCTGGCCGCGGCGCCCCGGCTCACGCAGCCCGCGCGGCCGGTGCCGCCGGGGTTCTGCCAGTACCCGCGCCCGCCCGCCGCGCCGCCCGCCCCGCCCGAGTCGCTGCGGCCGCTGCCGGCGCTGGACCCGAGCTTCGACCCGTCGCGGTTGGGCGTGGACGAGGAGGCGTCATGCTCGCTGGGGACCACCTACCAGCTCCTGGCCGTGGGCGCGCAGAACTACTTCCTCGACGTCAACCCGCACTTCACGCACTTCCGCCAGAAGTACCTGCGCCACACCGAGTTCGCGGTCGAGTGCTTCGGCGACGACGTGCGGCTGCAGCTCGGGGGTGTGAATTCCCTGGACGTGCGCCGGCGCGGCGAGGCGCTGGGCGACGTGTCGCTGGAGATCACGCTGCCCGACCTGGGCATCCCGGGCGGGCGGTGGGCGGACGCGATAGGCTACGTGCTGTTCAGGCGGATCCGGTTCCTGATCGACGACGTCGTGGTCCACGACCACGAGCGCCTGTGGTACGACCTCGTCGACAGGCTGTTCGTGTCACACGGCCGCCGCGAGGCCCTGGACGCCATGATCGGGCGCGGCGCCGTGCTGGCCACCGACCGCGCGCACACGCTGCTGCTGCCGCTCAAGCTGGCCTGGTGCCGCGGCCAGCCCCGCAGCCGGCAGTACCTGCCCATCGGCGCGCTGGCCCGGCGCGTGCGGCTGACGCTGGAGGTGACCACCGAGCCCGCGGCGGGGTGCCTGGTGCTGCCCGACGGCGTGGCCGCGCCGGCCGACTTCGCCCTGGCCGCGCAGCTGCTGAGCGACCAGGCCTTCCTGGGCGACGACGAGAAGCGCGCGATGCTGCACTCGGCCTCGGCGATGCTGGTCGAGAACCCGCAGGACGTCGACGCGCTCACGTACAGGTTCGACGACTCGGGGTCGTTCGACGTGGGAAGCGTCTCGGTCGACCTCGCCGAGCTGAACCTGCCGGTCAAGGCGCTGGCCTTCGTGGCGTACGACGAGAACGACGCGGACCGCAACCAGTACTTCCGGTACCTGGACTGCGTGCGGTCGGCGGTCATGTACCTGGGCCCGCGCGAGCGGTTCGCGCCGCGCGCGGGCCGGTACTTTTCGCTGGCGCAGACGTACCAGCACTGCGTGTCGTGCACGCCAGACAACGTGCACGTGTACTCCTTCGCCCTCGAGCCCGGCGAGCGCCAGCCCAGCGGCGCCGTCAACTTCGCGGCGCTGGACCGCCCGGCGCTGCGCGTGGACCTGGGGCCCGCCGCCGACGGCCTGCCGGTCAAGGTCAAGGTCTTCGCCTGGTGCCTCAACTGGCTGGTCATCCAGAACGGCGCCGCGGCCATGCGCTTCGCGGGGTAGCTTGTCAGAAGCCCACGTACCTGATGAACCCGTCCGTGTGTCGGTGCGCCTTGGGATCGGCAACAATCGTGGATCAGCGCTCAGCCGAGGACCGAGGCCGTGGGGAAGGGCGTCATGTGCAGCGAGGCCAGCGCGGCGGCGGCGTGCGCGGTGCGCTCCGCCTGCCAGCCGTCCCAGGCCACCAGCACCGCGAACAGGCACAGCAGCGCCAGCAGCACCTTCTCGGGGCAGGCGAGGAAGTCGGCCAGCCAGGCCCAGCCGGCGCCGCCCCGGTCCCGGCGCGGCCGCCGGCCGCCGTCGGAGGTCCAGCCGCCGCCGCGGCGCGAGGACGACGACCACCCACCCGCGGCCTGGTCCAGCTCGCGGGCGGCCTCGCGCGGCATCAGCCGCAGCACGCCCTCCAGCCCCTCCCGCGTGTACACCCGGGCCACGAAGCGCTGGGCCTCCTGCCAGGCGATGCTGGCCGCGTCGTCCTCGAACCCGCCCGGCCCGGCCGGCCCGACGCCGAAGCCGGGCGCGCCGGGCGCGAAGCCGCCGGGGCCGCCGAAGCCGGCCCCGGGGCCGCCGAAGCCGGGGGCTTCCGGCTGCCGCCGGGGCTCGGCGGCCGCCCAGGGGTCGCGGATGCGGCCCAGGGGCGGGCCGGCCGGCCCGCCGGGCCCGGAGCCCAGGTTGTTGCCCCACGCTTCTTCCAGAGTCGCGAAAGCCATGTCCGCGTGGGGTGGGCCCCAGACAAAAAATTCCCGCCCCGCCCGGCGGCCGGCCACGTCAGCGCCCCGCCAAAATCCTCGCGCCCGCGCAGCAGGCCGGCCCGCGAACCACCATGGCCCAACAACGCCCCGAGCACTACGCGGCCGGCATCCTGCCCGTCACGTGGCACGAGGGCGAGCTGCTGTTCCTGGTGGGCCAGGACGTGCGGGACCGCTCCTGGAGCGACTTCGGCGGCAAGTGCGAGCGCGTGGACCGCGGCGACCCGCTGGCCACGGCGTGCAGGGAGTTCTACGAGGAGACCTACGGGTGCGTCGCGGACCACCGCGCGCTGCGCAGCCGCCTGTGCGCCGCCAACTGCATCGCGCTGCGGAGCCGCACGCAGAACGACCACCCCTACTGGATGTTCGTGGCGCAGATGCCGTACCAGCCCCACCTGCGCAACGCGTTCCAGAAGGCCCTGGCGTTCCTGCGGCACCGCACCGCGCCCGGCGGCGGCGGGCCGGGCCAGAAGTGGAAGAGCTTCGTGGAGAAAATAGACGTGCAGTGGGTGTCGTGGGACACGCTGCGCACCGGCGCGGGCCTGCCCCGCCGGCCGGTGTTCCAGGCCACGCTGCAGGCCCACGAGGCCACCCTTGCCCGCCTGGCCGCCGGCGAGCCCTGGGACCGCCTGTGCGCCGAGTGCACGTGAACCCGCGCCCGCGCCGCGGCTTAGGGGCGCGCGTCAGCGTGCGCCGACACTTTTCTGCGCCCCGCCGCAATGACCACGCTGGTGCTGCAACGGCCCGGCGAGGACCGGGTGCTGAGCGTGGAGCCGCCCCGGGCGGACGCAAGGGCGCCCGCCGGCATCCAGCTGGCGCCGCGGCCGGCGCCGGCGCCGGCGCCGCCCGCGCCCCGGCCGCCGCCCCCGCCGCCGCCCCGCCGGATCGTGCGCCGCCCGCCGCCGCCCGCGCCGCAGCCGCCGCCCGCGGACGAGGAGGACCTGCTGGACAGCATGGCCGAGTTCGCCAACCCAGCCAAGCGGGCCGAGTTCGATGACGAGGACGATTTCGACGACGAGGACCGGGACCCCGAGGACGACCACGACCAGGACGAGGACGACCACGACCAGGACGAGGACGACGACTTCCAGCCCCGCGAGCCCGTCGGGCCCGCCATGACGCCCGACGCCGCCGACCGCCCGAGCGACGGCTACGCGTCCCTCGAGGCCGAGAAGACCGACATCCTGCTGCGGCTCAGCCGCCTGCAGCGGCAGGCGGGCATCCGCATGCGCCAGTTCACGCCGTACTCCGACATCCGCGACATGCGGGCCGAGCTGGCCCGCATCCGCACCGAGCTGGAGCTGGAGCGCAGCATCGAGACGCAGCGCCACGTGCTGCTCAGCATCGTCGGCATGATGGAGTGGGGCAACAAGCACTACAACCCCTTCGACTTCGAGCTGAACGGCTGGTCCGCCCAGATGCACGGCGAGGTGGAGACCCGCCGGCGCTACGACGGCGTGTTCGAGGAGCTCTACTTCAAGCACCGCGACAAGATCGCCATGGCGCCCGAGATCCGGCTGATGATGATGGTCGGCGGCAGCGCGCTGACCTTCCACATGACCAAGAAGATGGCCGACGAGCTGCTGCCGGACCTGGGGGCCGTCGTGCGCGACAACCAGGACCTGCTGCAGAGCGTGCTGGGCGCGGCCTTCCAGCAGTCGGGAGACGGCGAGGCCGGCGGCAAGCTGGCGGGCATGCTGGCGGCCCTGATGAGCCAGGGCGGCCAGGCCGCGGGCCAGCCGGCGCAGCCCGCGGGCCAGCCGCCGCAGCCGCCCCAGGCGCCCGGGCCGCGCCGGGACATGCAGGGCCCGGGCGGCGGCTTCGGGGACGTGGGCGGCGCGCTGGGCGGGCTGGGCGCGCTGGGCGGGCTGGGCGGCGCGCTGGGAGGCGCGGGCGGGCTGGGCGGGCTGGGCGGGCTGATGGGCATGATGGGCCTGGGCATGGGCGGGCCCTCGGCCTCGGCGTTCCCGCCCCCGCAGGCCACGCGCGCGGACCGCACCGTGCCCGCCGGCCTGGGCGCCGGCCTGGGCGCCGGCCCGGGCGCCGGCCTGGGAGCCGGCCCGGGCGGCTTCGGCCGGCCCGCGCCGCCCGCGCCCGCCTCGGAGCGTTCCGACGCTATTTCCGACGACCTCGAGTCCGTCCCCGACGACCTGTCCCTGCCCGGCTCCCTCCGGTCGGACCGCGGGGCCAAGCGCGTGCGCGTCCCCGCAGCCGGCGGCGCGCGCAAGCGGGCGCGGGGCGGCGACGCCCGGCGCGTGATCCACATCTGATTGTTCACACCGTTGTTTACAACTGTTCACGTGTAATTCGAAATCCAAGACAGGCCGAAAAAGTCGAGAGATCTTGCCGTCCCAGGGTGGTCGGCGGCCGGGCCCGCGCCGCCGGGATCGAGGGGCCGCAGCCGGGCCCAAAAAAATCTGGCCCCACGGCACGATGACTCTGTACGCGACCGCCCGACGGGCGGCCCGCACGGCCGCGGCGGCGGCGCGCTCGGCGGCGCGCCGGCTGCCCCCATGGACGCTGCTGGTCCTGGTGCTGGTGCTGGCGGCGGCCTGGCGCTGCCTGGCGCGGCGGCGCGAGGGCCTGAGCGACGGCGACTGCTCGGGGTCGCGGCCGTACGCCGTGAACGGCATGTGCTGCAAGACCCAGGACGGCAAGAAGTGCAAGAAGCCCAAGGGCACCGCGGCGCCCGCCGGCACCGCCGCGCCCGGCGGCGGGTGCCCGTCCGACAAGCTCAGCATCAACCTGGGCGGCTCCGCGCCGCAGTGCATCACCAACGACGAGTGCTTCAACAAGTACTCGGGCAAGAACGTGCAGCACGCCGACAAGACGTGGTGGTGCGAGTGCGGCGACGGGACCTACTGGAAGGACGGCAAGTGCAACTGCAACGCGGGGTGGACCTGGGACGGGAACAACCACGTGTGCCTCGCGCCCGACGGCGTGCGCAACGACGGCGCCTGCCCCTCGGGCTTCAAGGGCCAGAACGGCGGCTCGTCGGACCTGTTCCCGTGCGACCAGAACGGCAACAACGAGTTCTCGCGCAGCGGCGGCATCCGCACGGGCAACAACGACGCCGGCACCGCGCAGACGATGCTCAAGGGCCTGTGCTGCCAGTGGACCAACAAGGACTGCCACAGCAAGGGCTTCCTGGGCTTTGTGCAGGGCATCCGCGACAAGGGCATCGAGAACACGGGCTTCTACACGGCCGACGACGGGTGCAACGTGAACGTGTACGACAAGACCGGCGCGCCCATGATGGTCACCGGCGCGGGCGCGGGCTACCTGGGCGGCATCACGCAGACCGCCCTGAGCATGGTCCCCGGCGCGGGCGTGTTCAGCCGCCTGGGCCTCAGCCTGGCCAAGCAGGGCATGTCGTAGGCCCGGCGGCTGCTGCTGGCAACCTCGATCCCGGGTGAATCCTTCCGGCTCAGTCCTTCCAGCTCTTGCCGCACTTGAGGCACCGCACGAAGATGGTCATCGGCTCGTCCGCGCTGCGGATCTGGATGGCCGTGTACGTCGTCTTGCGGGACTTGCACTTCGAACACGTGTAAGCCCCGTCGGGCGCGTCGGCGTAGCCCCCGCGCGCCTCCCGGGCCATGCGCCGGACCTCCGCCTTGCGGTACGCCTCGTACCAGTGCTCGGGCCACATCTGCTGCGGCGTCATGTTCACGAACGCCTTGGTCGTCAGCGCCCGGGCCAGCACGCGGTCGCGCAGGCCCGGCACCCGCCCCAGGTTGTACTCCAGCGACAGCGCCTTCGTCTTGTACCGGCCCGACACCAGCGGGTCGCTCCAGACCGGGTCGATGTCGTCGCGTTCGCACGTGAGCACCGTCCAGTTCCACAGCGACACCTCCAGCCGGTGCGCGTGCGCGGCGTCGCCCAGCGCGGCCAGGAACTTGGCGACCACGAACGCCCGCACGGGCGCCTCGGGCCCCTCGCCGTCGGCGGGCGGGGCGGGGCGGGGCCGCGCGGGCCGCGGGGCCGGCGCGGGCGGCTCCGGCGCGGGCGGGGGCTCCCGCCACGCGCGCACCCGCGCCCACAGGCCGGGGCAGCGGGAGTGCAGCTCGTAGAACGCCATCACGCCCGCGAACCCCTGGTGCACCAGGCCGGTCGAGCACTCGCGGATGGCCGGCAGGGACAGCGCCCACCGCGGCCGCGGCGCCGGCTCGGCCGCGCCCGGGCGATCGGTGGGCAGGTACGACACCCACCGCCCGGCCGAGTCGTCGTCCTCGCCGGGCCCGGCCGGCCCGACCCGCTCGGTGACGGAGTCCGGCCAGGCCTCGACGCCCTGGGTGCGGAGGTAGCTGACGACCTCCAGGGGGCCGGCCTGGTTCCAGCGCCTGCACAGCACGTACTGCGGGAACGCGGGGGACTCGGGCGCGCCGGGAAGCGCGTGCGGAAGCTCGGGAAACTCGGGGAACGCGGGAAGCGCGGCCATGCGCCCGGCCCGCCCGCGCGCAGCGTTAAGCCGGGCCGCGCAGAAAAAACCCCGGGCCGGGTGTCATGAGCTCCCGGGCGCCCCGCCGCGGCGCGGCCCACGCGGCAGCGAGCGCCGCCGCCAGCGCCGCCGCCAACGCCCTCCCCGCCTCGCCCTCGCCCTCGCGCCGGCTGCCGGTGTCGGGGGCCGAGGACGTGTACAGCGACCTCACGTTCGGCGACCCCCGCGGCAAGGGCAACAACAACTGCTACGCCTACGCCATCGACGCGTACTCCAACTCCGGCGGCCGCAAGCTGCAGCCCGGCAACGCGTCCATGGCGCCCGGCGGCCTGGACCTGGGCTCGTGCGCGGCGCTGCGGGCCCGCGCGCTGGCCGACCTGCGCGGCCGGGCCTACGCGGCCGACCCCGACGCGCCGTGCCGCCCCGGGCACTACAAGGTCATGGCCTTCCTGGCGCCCGGCAGCGACTACCACTGGTACAAGCAGCACACGGACGCGCTGGTCCGGGTCGGGCGCACGCGCGACGTCGCCTCGCTGGCCAAGGCCCTGGGCGTGCCGGCCGCCCGCTTGCAGGCCCCCGGCGGCGGCCGCCTGGGCAGGCTGCGGCCCGGCGACCTGGTCCTGGTGCGCGGGGCCAACCTGTGGTCGCACAAGCAGGGCTTCGCCACCGGCCCGCTGCTGCGCGACGCCTGCGACCGCGCCATCACCGACCCGCGCAAGGCGTGCCGCGACTACGGCAACGGCCTGGACTACAAGGACTTCTGCGGGGCCATGTGCGTGCGCAGCCGCTTCGCGGGGCCGCCGCGGCGGCGGGGCTGAGGGCCGCGGGAATTCACGGGGAAAATGAACGGCGCGGGGGCAGATCGGCGTCGTGGCCCAGGACGTAGCCGTCCAAGAAGTCCAGGTCTTCGCTTTCTTCGACGTGCATGCACCCCCAGCACACCGCTCGGGGCTCGGGCGCCGGGTCTCGGACGAGCCTGCCGGCCCGCGTGAGGCGCGGGGGCGTGGCCGTCACGGCCCAGTCGTTCCCGCCGCACCGCACGCACGGCCCGGCCGACCTCGAGGCCGAGTCCCACAGGCACGCCGCCATCAGGGTGTCGGCGTCGTGCAGCGCCAGCGGGCTGAGCAGCCGGTGGGGCACGCGCCGGGCCGGGAAGCCCGCCCGGTCGGCCGCGGCCTGGAGCGACTCGAACTCGCGCTGGGCCTCGCGCAGGCGGTGCGCCACCGACAGCATCCCGCGCAGCACGGGCTGGTGCGCCGCCCACAGCAGCCCGCGCCACTCCGGGGGCACGCCGCGCCACACCCAGGCCGCCACGGCCGGGTGCAGGCAGTGCAGCTCGATCCGCACCCGGCCATCCGGCTCGCCGTCCGCCAGCCACGACAGCAGCACCGGCCCGCACTCGGCGGGCACGGCCGCGCGCTCGGCGGCGGGCTCGGCGGGGGCCGCGGGCATGTCCCCGGCGCACAAAAGGCGCTCACGCGCTGGCCGCGGTGGCGGCGCCGTTGGCCGCGTTGGCGGCCATCGTCGCCACCGCGGCGGCCGCGACGGGCGCGCGGCGGAACAGGCCCAGCACGCGCTGGGCCATCGCGAACCCGCCCATCAGCGGGCCCAGCACGGGCGCCAGGCAGGCCAGCAGGCAGCAGCAGGCCAGGCAGGGCAGCAGCAGGGGGCCCAGCGCCCACAGCCACTTGACCAGCCGCAGCACGAAGCCGCCCAGCCCCTTGGCGAAGCCCGCGACGCCCTTGCCCACCTTGGCCGCGCCCTTGCCGACGGCGACCGCGCCCTTGCCAACCCCCTTGCCCGCCGCCGCCACGCCCTTGCCCGCCGACTTGCCGGCGTCGGCCACCTTGGCGCCCGCGGCCTTGAACGGCTTGCCCAGGCTGAAGGTCTCGACGGTCTCGACGGACATGTTCAATCAGCCCCCAAAAAATTCGCGGGATCCCACCAGCATGGACGGCGCGGGCCACCAGCAGCCGCAGTACCTGTCCGGCCGCACGGACCGGGTGCAGCAGCTGGCGCATGTGTCGCTGGTCGACGGGGCGTCCAACACGGTGGTGGGCCTGGACGCCGGCGCCCGGGCCGCGGGCCGGCGCAACACGGTGGTGGGCGCCGAGGCCGGCGCGCGGCTGGCGGGCAGCAACAACGCGATCGTGGGCGTGCAGGCCGGCGAGCTGGCGCGGGACCTGGGAGACAGCGTGCTGATCGGCGCGGGCGCGGGCCGGGCGGCCTGCGCGGTGGCCACCAGCGTGCTGATCGGCGCGGGCGCGGGCGGGGCGCTGCGACGGGCGTCCTTCAACACCGCCGTGGGCCACGCCGCGGCGGGCGCCATGGTCAGCGGCGCGCGCAACACGCTGGTCGGCGCGATGGCCGGGTACTACGTGCGCGACGGGGCGGACAACGTCTTCGCCGGCGACTCGGCCGGCAAGAACTTCCGCACGGGCGCGCGAAACACGTTCGTCGGCGCCCAGGCCGGCGCGATGGCGGGCAACGGCGCGCCGGCGGCCGCGGACGACAACACGGCGGTCGGGTACGGCGCGGCGGGCGGCATGGTCGGCGGGGCGCGCAACACCTTCGTGGGCGCCATGACCGGGCACTCCATGGCCGCGGGGTCGAACAACACCTTCGTGGGCGACTCGGTCGGCGCGGCGTTCGAGGCCGGCGACCGCAACACGTTCCTGGGCGCCGGCGCCGGAACGGGCGTGGTCCGGGGCGACAACAACACGATCGTCGGGTACGGCGCCGCGGCGGCCATGGACGACGGCTCGCACAACACCTTCGTCGGCACGCTGGCGGGCGGCTCGGTGGTCGCGGGGTCGAATAACACCTTCGTGGGCGACTCGGCCGGCGCGAGCTTCGCGACCGGCGACATGAACACGTTCGTGGGCGCGGCCGCCGGGAGGGGCGTGGTGCAGGGCGGCAACAACACCGTGCTCGGGTTCGGCGCGGCCGGCGCGATGGCCTCCGGCGACCGGAACACCCTCGTCGGCACCTCGGCGGGCCAGGTCATCAACGTCGGCGCAGACAACACCTTCGTCGGCGACTCCGCCGGCGCGAGCTTCGCCGCGGGGGACCGCAACACCTTCGTGGGCGCGCGGGCGGGGGCGGGGTCGGGCAGCAACAACACGATCGTCGGGTACGGCGCCGCGGGGGCCATGGTCAGCGGCTCCCGCAACACCCTGGTGGGCACCTCGGCGGGCTCTGCGATCAACGCGGCCAGCAACAACACCTTCGTCGGCGACTCGGCCGGAGCTGCCTTGACCACCGGCGACCGCAACACGTTCGTCGGGCCGCAGGCGGGGTCCGCGGCGGTCGGTGGCTCCCGCAACACACTGGTGGGCTCGGCTGCGGGCCAGGTGCTGAACGCGGCCAGCAACAACGTGTTCGTGGGCGACTCCGCCGGGGCGGCTTTCGCCACCGGCGATCGCAACACCTTCGTGGGCGCGCAGGCAGGTGCGGGATCAGGCAACAACAACACCGTGGTCGGCTACGCGGCCGCGGGGGCCATGGTCAGCGGCTTCCGCAACACGCTGGTCGGCACCTCAGCCGGGTACGCGATCAACGCGGCGAGTAACAACACCTTCGTCGGCGACTCGGCAGGTGCAGCCTTGGCCACGGGCGACCGCAACACCTTCGTGGGGGCGCAGGCCGGCTCCGGGGCGGTGCAAGGCGGTAACAACACCGCCCTCGGCTTCGCGGCCGCTGCCGCCATGGTCAACGGCTCCCGCAACACCCTCGTGGGCGCCGCGGCGGGCTCTGCGATGAACGCGGCGAGCAACAACACCTTCGTCGGAGACTCGGCAGGTGCCGTCTTGGCCACGGGCGACCGCAACACCTTCGTGGGGGCGCAGGCGGGCTCCGGGGCGGCGGGCGGGTCGCGCAACACGCTGGTGGGCGCCTCGGCGGGCTCCGCGGTGAACAACGCGGCGGCGAACAACGTGTTCGTCGGCGACTCCGCCGGCGCGGCCTTCGTCGCCGGCGACCGCAACACGTTTTTGGGCGCGCAGGCCGGGGCCGGCGCGAGCGGCGGATCGCGCAACACGCTGGTGGGCGCGGGCGCGGGCTACTTGGTGGCCGGCGGGACGTTCAACGTGTTCGTCGGCGATTCCGCAGGGGCGCTCTTCGCGTCCGGCGACAGCAACGCGTTCCTGGGGGCGCAGGCCGGCGGCGCGGCGCTGTTGGGGAGCCGCAACACCCTCGTCGGCGCGCAGGCGGGCTACGCGGCGCAGGGCAGCAACAACACGGCGGTGGGGTCCGGCGCCGGAGGCGCGATGGCCGGGTCGCGCAACACCCTGGTCGGCGCGTCCGCGGGGTGCAACGTAGCGGGGTCCAACAACGTGTTCGTGGGCGATTCCGCCGGGACGACCTTGGCGACCGGCGACAGAAACACGTTCGTGGGCGCGGGCTCGGGCTCGGGCGCGACCGCGGGCAGCAACAACACGGCCGTGGGGTGCGGCGCCGGAGGCGCGATGGCCGGGTCGCGCAACACGGCGGTGGGCGCGGCGGCGGGGGCGGCGGCCGCGGGGTCGAACAACGTGTTCGTCGGCGAGTTCGCCGGGGCAGGGGTCGCTACGGGCAGCCGCAACACGTTCCTGGGCGCGCAGGCCGGCGCGGCGGCGGCGGTGGGCAACAACAACACGGCGATCGGGTACGTCGCGGGCTCGACCATGACCGGCGGCGCCATCCGCAACACCCTGGTGGGCGCGGGCGCGGGCCAGGAGATGGCGGGGTCCCGCAACACCATGATCGGCGCCTCGGCGGGCCCGTCGGTCGCGGGGTCGAATAACGTGTTTGTCGGCGACCTGGCAGGGGCCCAATTCGTCAGCGGCGAGCGCAACACGTTCGTTGGCGCGCGGGCCGGCGGGGGCGTCGTGTCGGGCACCGACAACACGATCGTGGGCGCGGGCGCGGCGAATGCCGCGGCCCTGGACAGGACGGTGGTCGTCGGCAGCCTGGCGATCGCCTCGGGCTCGCTGGGCAACGGCGTGGTCGTGGGCTACCGGGCCCTGCCCGCCGACTCGACGGCCGACTACGCGGTGGTGGTCGGCTCGGTCACGAGCACGTTCTCGGGCACCGAGTCCGTGGTGGTCGGGGCGCGCGCCGCGGACCGGCTGACGACGGCCGCCTCGGTCCTGATGGCCAGCAACTCGGCGGCCAACGCGAACCTGGTGTCGACGCTGGTCCTGGGCGCGCGCAACTTCCTGACGGAGGTCCCGCCCGCCGACACGGCCGCCATGGCCGCCGCGCTGGGCCGCCCGGTGGACAACCCGCCGCTGCGCACCGAGCTGCGGTCGGCGGTGGTGCTGGGGTCGAACATCCAGGGCAACGTGTCCCTGCTGCCCGGCAACGCAACGCTCGCGGGCCAGAGCGTCACGACCCGGGCGGTGCTGGCGACCAACATCGTGTCCACGGCCGCCGTGAACGCGGCCTGGGTGCGCCGGCCCGAGGTCGTGCCCTTCCTGAGCCCCGCGCTGTGGAGGACCCTGAGGGGCGCGCCGCCGGGCGGCTGGGGCACCGCCACCATGTACGGCAACGGCTTCTCCCCCGGGACTTCGTGGGCGATGTGCAACCAGGCCAAGGTCGGCGCGCTGGGCGACCCCAGTCACACGCTGGGCGTGGCGGTGGCCCCGGGCATCGCCTGCCTGACCGCGCAGAGCAACCTGCCCGAGGGCACCTGGTCCCTCGTGGGTGACGACGGCACCACCAACCCGCTGGGCGTGTTCGTGCAGCTCGACTCGCAGACGGGCGGGCAGCTGAGCGCCGTGTACGAGCTCGACCTGGCGCTCACCCTGCTGTCGCAGTACAACCTCGACGTCGAGGACCTGACCCAGTACCGGTACGCCGTGAGGGTCCACCAGGACGACGGCCAGCAGTGGGAGCTGTCCGTGCTGCCCAACAAGACCAGCTCCACGATCCGCGCGATGCTGTACTTCGAAAACAACTGCACCCCTGGCATCGGCCGGCTGTCGTTCGGCTACACCTTCGGGCTTGGGGAGTACTACGTGGACGACTGGCTCGAGTTCGCCGTCCAGCCGGGCGGCGTGGTGTGGCTGCAGTTCCCGGACGCGATCGTGAACGACCTTCCCAACTCGACGGCCTGGGTGCACTGGGCCATGGGCCCCGGCGTCCTGGACCCCGTCCTGGTGCCGACGGTCCAGGTGTTTGGGGACACCCTGTACGAAGTGGCCGACGCGGCTTCGGGGTCGCCGCTCCTCGAGCTGTACGACAGCGGCTCGACCCTTCGGCTCGACCTGGCCGCCGGCACCTGGGCCTCGGCCCAGGTGCTCGTGTCTTGGAACAACGTGTCCGGCTCCTGGCTACGGATCGAGGGCACGCGGGTCGGCGGCGGCCGCACCGCGTACCAGCTGTTCTCGCCGCCGGTCGGCGAGTTCGTCACGGACGCGCTGGCGGGGAGCCTGGTCCTGACGTCGTACGCTCCCGTCCCATCCTCGACGCACGGCATCGAGGTGCCGGGCGACCCGGCGGGCCAGCCGACGGTCCAGTTCGCAGCGCCGGCGGCGGGGTCGAGCGCCGTGATCATCGACGTGTCAGGACCCATGCCATCGCCCGCCTCGACGGTCACGTACACGGTGGCGTCGGAGCGGCCGGAGGTGTCCAACGTCGTGGCCATCGGCACCGACCTGGTGCTGTCGGCGTCCGACGCGGACTCGCTGGTCGTGGGCTTCGGGGGCTCGCGCATCCTGCAGGCCGGGCGTGACATACTGCGCGTGGGGCGCGCCGGGGATGATCTGCTGTACGTGGACAGCACGTCGGCAACCGTCGGCCCGCACGCCGCGCCGTTCCTGGAGGCCCGCGCCGACACGGCGGACTCCATGCTGCGGTTCAGGGCCGGCACGCGGTTCGTGGCCAAGGCGTACTCGTACGCCGGCACCCCCGCGGGGGTCGCCGAGGCCCAGGGCCTGGCCGACTCGCCCTTCGTGCCGGGGCAGTACGACGCCGTGCACGGCGCGGTGGGGTCGGTGACGCAGCCTGGGCTGGGGCGCGTGACCGCCCCGGAGACGGCCGCGCTGGAGTGGGACCTGGTGCACGCGCTGCGGGCGGACCCCGGCTTCTCGTTCGCCGTGGAGTGCTGGGTCAAGTGCCCGCAGGACACGGACAGGATCTTCATCGGCAAGGACAACGAGCTGGGGGCGGGCTCGTGGAGATTCCGCATCAGCCCCGGCGACAACCCCGAGAAGATGCACCTGAGCTTCGAGGTCATCGGGATCCCCTGGGCCGCGATCACCTACCGGGCGGCCGTGCCCGCCGACGCCTGGTGCCACGTGGCCGCGGTGGGCCAGTGGGTGGCGGGGGTCGCCGCCATCTGGCTGTACATCAACGGGGTCGCGGTGCCCGTTACGACGTACAATGGCGTGTCGCTCGCGCCGGGGTACACCCCCTACGCCATCTTGCCCGGTGTTCCGGCGTACTCCTCGGGCGCCCTGTACTGCTGGGCGGCCGGGATGCAGGTCGCCGAGCTGGGGCTGGTGACCCGCACGACCGGCGTCATGCTGGCGGACCCCTCGGCCTACCCCGCCCGCGCCGCGCCCTTCGTGACCCCGGGCGCGCTGGGGGCCTCCATCAACGCCACGACCAAGTTCTTCTTCACCGCCACGGGCCTGCGGCCGGAGCTGGGGCCCAACGCGTTCCTGTGCGCGTTCGGCGTGCCGGCAATCAACGTCGCTCCCGTCGCGCAGTTCAGCGCGGTCGCGTACCCGGCCTCGGGCGACCTGGCGGCCCAGGGGCAGGGCCTGTGGGTGGCCAACGGCGCCTGCGCGGCCCTGGACCGCATGCCGCTGTACCTGTCGCGGGGGTCCGACGCGATGCTGGGCATCAACGACCCCGCCGGCGCCAACCTGGCGGGCGGGTACTCGGGGGCGCAGGTCGTGCTGGTCGGCAACAGCGGCGCCCTGGGCGTGGCGGCACGCGCGGCTGGCGCGTACTTCCCGGCCATGACCTGGGACTCGGCCGGCGCGGTGCACTTCCCCGGGAACGTGTACTTCGCCGCGGGGGTCAGCATTCCTGGCAACGTGAACACCTCGGCTTCGTACGTCGTCGGCAACCTTGTCGGCGTCGGCGACCCGGGCATGCGGGTCGTCAACCTCGCCGACTCGCTGGTGGCCTCCGGGTTCGTGCAGGCGGTCGACGGGATCTTTTCCGGGAACGTCGTGGCCACGAAGGGACTGCGCACGAGCGGCAGCGTCCAGGCGGTCGACGGAATCTACTCGGGAAACTTCAGCGGAATCAACGTGGTCGCCGCGGGAACGGTCAGCGGCGCCTCGGGGTCGTTCGCTGGCAACGTCGGCGCCGCAAACGTCGTGGCCACCGGGGCGGTCAGAGGCGCCTTGGGATCGTTCACTGGCAACGTCAGCGCCGCAAACGTCGTGGCCGCCGGGGCGGTCAGCGGCGCCTCCGGGTCGTTCGCGACCGTCACCGCCACCGGGGCGGTCAGCGGCGCCTCGGGGTCCTTTACCGGCAACGTCAGCGCTGCCAACGTCGTGGCCACCGGGGCGGTCAGAGGCGCCTTGGGATCGTTCACTGGCAACGTCAGCGCCGCCAACGTCGTGGCCTCCGGGGCGGTCAGCGGCGCCTCCGGGTCGTTCACGACCGTCACCGCCACCGGGGCGGTCAGCGGCGCCTCCGGGTCGTTCACGACCGTCACCGCCACCGGGGCGGTCAGCGGCGCCTCGGGGTCCTTTACCGGCAACGTCAGCGCTGCCAACGT